TAAATCTGTAAAACGTAAATCTGTAAAACGTAAATCTGTAAAACGTAAATCTGTAAAACGTAAATCTGTAAAACGTAAATCTGTAAAACGTAAATCTGTAAAACGTAAATCTGTAAAACGTAAGTCTACATCTAAAGATCGATCAAAGGTTAAAGAATGTATTAAACGTAAAAGACGTTCTCGTGTTATTAGGCGGTCACCAAAGTGTTCAATAGACAAATGTTATTCTGCTTGGAGACGTGCTACTAAATGTTAAATTGATACTGTACTTTAGATATATTGAAGGATGAAAAAATTTATTTTGTTTTTAGTTTAAACAAAATACAAGACATTTCTATTTTTTTATGTTTAGTTATTTTTTAAAAAGTAATTTCTTTATATAATATAATAAAGATGATTCCTGATAAACTATTGATTAATCTTAAAATTATTAGTAAAATACAAAAAAATGGAAGAATTGCTAGAAGTTGTGATGGTATTATTTCTTTGGAAAATGATGTGTTTTACCAATTTATAAAACGATTTGTGACAAACGATTCAAGAAAACAAGCAATTTTTGAAATAAACAGTGTGATAAATGAATGCATTGATATATTACAATATATATTGAATTCAAAATATATGAATAAGAATTTTAATCAAAGCGATGAATATATAAAAAATTGTGAAAATATTAATCTTTTATTATCAGAAATGGAAGCTGCTCGTTGCGGAATAGAAAATTTGAAATTCACATATCAAAATGATCCAAATATAGTATCACAAATTGATATTATTATTTTAAAAACGAATACCGCATTAAAAGATATGTATAATAAACTTTATTACTTTGAAAGTTTTTTACAAATACCTACATCTACACAACCAAAATTTATAAGAAATGATAATTTGTCGAATACAGAATCATTATCTTATCAATACCATACCGATCAGAATAAAGACCACGGGGACCAATGGAAGGACCAAAATAAATACCACATGGATCAATGGAAGGACCAAAGTAAATACGGAAGTGACCAGAATAAGGATGAAAGTGTCCAGAGTGATAACGAAACTGATGATAATGCAGATGAATAATTTTTATATTAATAAAATTTTATTATTATTATATAATAATAATAATAATATGTCTGTAAACGAAATTGTTAATATAACAAATCCAACTCCTATTTTACAACAAGAACGTAGTCAAATTACAACGAATCCTTTTATACCAAATGAACAACGAATATTAGAACTAGAACAATTAGATAAAAGTGCCAATCAAATTATAGAAGAATCATATAACAAAAATAAAACAAATAGTATAGCTAATTTAAATTTACGAGACATTTCTAAAAATATATCATCTAGTTTTATAGGAATTTCAGAAGATCTTTTTAATAAACCAGAAGATGTAAAATGGGTTGATTATATTTTTTTAATTTTTCAAAAAGATCAAAGATATGCATATATAGGTGTAGTTTTATTAATGATTGCATTTTATATGATGATTATTAAAATCGGTGATAATTCTTACGAAACCCCTCGATCAAATTTTGTTTTTAAAATAAATAAAAATTAATTTCAAAATTTTTTACAAATACATATTTAAATAACTTGTGTTGTCATCTTGTGATTTCAAAACGTGATCAACATAAGTTCTTGTTACAATAATTACCTGTTTATCATCGAGTGTTTCTGTCATTAAATTTTCAAAGTTGCCAATTAATGTATCGTAGTTTAGTCTATTTATAATTTTTTCTATATTTTTACGAAGTTGTCTAACTCCGCTTTCTTTTTGTGTTTTATTTACGATAATGTATTCAATAACTTCTTTATCGATAATGATGTCAATGTTGTTTTGTAATGTGACATTTGACAAAATTTCAGGGATTAATTTATCTTGGCAAATAATTAGTTTTTCATTCAAGGTTGGTGGATTAATATATATGATCTTCATTCTATCAGATACAATTTCGTCAACTTTTGTAATATCATTAAATGCCAAAACAAAAAATACTTTTGACAAGTCAATATTAAGATTACTTAGGTAATTATCTTGAAAAGCTGCATTTTGTTCTTCATCTAATAAATGTGTAAGAATTCCAAATATTTCAGCTGATTTACTTTCACTTATTTTATCAATTTCGTCCAAATAAATAATAGGATTCATATACTGTAAATTTGTAAAAATTTCAACTATCTTACCAGGTTTAGATCCAACATAAGTTTCACTATGACCTGTTAAAACGGATACGTCATTTAAACCACCAAAGTTAATTTGATTAAAAGGAAGTTCTAAAGCATCAGCAAGAGATCTTATAACCTTAGTTTTTCCGACCCCGGCGTTACCATAAAGTGCTAACACGTGTCCTCGACTATTTGGATTTGTTATTTTTTTTGCTACAAATTCTAAAATTTCTTGTTTTACATCTTCTAAACCATAAATATTTTTATCCAACTTTTGTTTAACGTTATTAAAAAAGTTTTTAATAGTTTCTTGTGTATCCGTTTTACTCACTGCTAACGTTTTGTATTTTCCATATGGAATTTTACTAACTGTTCTTAACCAATTCATGGATTTAGAATAATCACTTCCTGTTAATTTCTGAGTAGAATCATATTTATCAACAATATAAGATTTTGTATCTAAATCAATATTCATCAATAATAATTTATCACGAAGTGATTCTACTCCTGAACCTTGACATTTTTTTCTTTTATGATTTTCCAAGTCTTGTTCTATACATCGTAACTTTCTTTTTAAACTATTAGATTCAGATTCTGTATAATCTTCTTCATCAGAAAGTGACCGTTTACACTTCTTTTTTATTTTAATGATCTGAACAGGATTACTTGATTCTGATTTTGATTCTTTAAGTGTAGTTAATCGTTTTTTAGTTCGCGATTCATCTTCGTTTTTATCATTTTTCTGACTCGTATTATTTTGAATAGAACTAACAAGAATCAAGTCATTTAAGAAAACAGAAGATATCATTATCCAATAAATATCTTCTTTACACGGATGAGTTAAATTATCAGAAGTATGATCTTTAATACAAATGTAATAATCTACTGATTCTTTAATATATACAATATCTTCTCTTTTATATTCACTATTCAAGCACCAATACCCTAAATACATATTAAAAATGAAAATATAGTTATACATTTTCATTTTTTTTTAAATTCAAAACACTTTTAATGTGGTATTAACGTAGAATTAATGTGGCATTAACGTAGAATTAATGTGGTGGTTGACATAATTCATCAATTGTGAATCCATAATTAACTAACAATGTAGCAATATATGGAGCTGTTTCGGGTTTATCAAAAGACAAGTTATATGGTAAACCAGCAGCATAAGCTAATTTTTCAACTAATTCTTTTGTATCTTTTGTCTTTGATCTAGACATTAAATCTTGAAATGCATATTGTACTGTATTTTCGAATTTTTTCTTATCACCTTCGAAAACTTTATACAAGTGATCCATTGTAACTTCACTACATCCAGGATAAAGCATTGTTTTAGGTTCTAATAATTGTGCACCAGATGCTTTGTATTCGGATGAATAATCAGCAAAGGATTCAAACATACCTCTACCAGCCAAAAGATTCATACCATATACGTAAATAATAGATAATAATAGAGCCAATTGAAGATCCTTATTACTCAAATATACAATTATAGTAATCAATGCTATTTTAACAAATGTATTTTGGAAAAAATTACTCAAATATTGAGGAGGCCTAGGTGCAATTTGAGCAGCATAAAGTGCCAATGTAACTTTTACAAACGCCATAATATAAGGATTCGACATTGGATATTGAATTTGTTTTTCGATAAAATCACCGGCTTGTTTAACGTATTCCATATTTATATTATAGATAAATAAAAAAAAAATAAGATTATTTTATATTTTGTTAATAATTGCAATTTAAAAATAATAGTATATGTTTAATATATTATATAATTTTACTTTTTATTTATTATGGAAACTATACAATATAGTTTAAAAGACAATATATCAATAGATATAAGATTCGCTTTAGAATGTAGTCGTAAAAAAAAAGAAATTATAGTAGATCCAAATAGTATATTTGATAAACATTGCTTAGAATTGTATGGAGAAAAGACTTGTATTCTATTCGAATTAGAAAACAATTTATACCAGTTAAGATATTTAAATAAGAATACGGCAAAAAACATTAACAAAAATGATTTTTATATACAAATACCAACATTAGTAGAATCATCATATACAGTAGTTGTGGTTGAAAATATTAAAGACATAAATAAAAAAAATATAAATAAAAAGGAAATTGTGGCAATACATTCTCCTAGTAATACTTCGTAACATGTAACATTTAATTTAAAAACAATCTAAATTAAATGTAAATTGCGAATACATATGCCACACGATATGATCGATGAATATTTTGATATTTACAATCAAAGTATAAAACAATATGGTGAAAAAACTTGTGTATTATATGCTTGTGGTAGTTTTTACGAAGTATATAAAATAGAAAACAATACGGAGACTATTGGTAATGCAGATATTGTATCTGAAATTATTCGTTGTGATTTTTCAAACAAAAATAAATCCAAGAGATCTGAAGAAGGAAGTTCTAGGGCATTTCCTGATTTCTGCGGGTTTGGAACAGCATATTTGCCAAAATATTTACCACCTCTTTTAGAAAATGATTACACTGTTGTTATAGTAGACCAATTAGAACAAGCCAATGAAAGACGAGGTAAATTAGTTAAAAGAGGTATTGTTGCAGTTCATTCACCTTGTTTAAAAGCTTGTGATTTAGAAACTTTTAATGATACTGATTCATATTTATTAGGAGTATCTTTGGAAATCGTTTTACCAAAATCAAAAAATTTTGACAATGTTGTTATTTATTCCGTATGTTCTGTAAACAATACAACAAACACGATTGAAATTACAGAAAACATAATACAATGTAAGGAAAATGAATTTAGAAATGCTTTAGAAGATTTGGGAAAAGTGTTATCACGATATAACACTAAAACATTAAGACTATTCTATTTATCTGATTTTACTGAATCTGATATTTATTCACGAGCATTGATAAAATATTTAGACGAACAATCATCTATTAACAATTATATTTATAAGATTGATCATATACAAAAAGATTCAAAAATATATATAGATTATTGTAAAAGACAATACAAGAATGAATATTTCAAACGTATTTATAAACATATAGATTTTGGCTTGGTAGATCCATTAGAATATTTGAATTTACACGATAAAGACATTTCCAGTTTAAATTTTATGTTTGTTTTAGATTTTATAGCAAAACACGATTTAAAATATGTTAATAACTTACAATTACCCGTTATTATAAATGAAACATCAAATCTGGTACTTGAACTAAATACATTACAACAATTAAATCTATTACCAAATAGATTAGTTACAAACAATAAGATTACTAGTGTTTTTGATGTAATAAATCATACTTGTACAGCTATCGGTAGACGTCATCTTAAAAATCTATTAACTAAACCATTTAGAAATAAAGATATTATACAATTTAGATATGATTTAAGTAATCGAATACAACATTTCGATGAAAATAAACTTAAACATCTTGAAAAACTTTTATCTACGTGTATAGATTTTGATAGGTTACATAGAAAAATGGGTTTAGAGGCATTGCATCCTTATGAATTTGAAAAACTTGACTTGAGTTATACTAAAATTATGAATCTATTTGATTTTATAAAAGTTGATGATACATTAAGTAAATTGATTCCAGATAACGTTGTATTAAAATCGTTTGTAGAATATATAACAGACTATAAAAAGACATTTAATTTACAGGATATGAAACGTATTGGGTTAAATACAACAAGAGAAGATTTTGTTAGTTTTTTTAATATAGGCATCTTTTCTGATCTAGATAAAATCCAATCTGATATTCGTGTTATAGAAACTGATATTGAAAAGTTGAGAAAAAGTTTAGATGATGTTATAAATGAAAAACGAAATGGTAATAATGCACAAGCACAAATGGTAAAATTAGGTTTTACTGAAAATGAAGGATACTATTTTAGTTGTACAAAAATCAGATATCAAAAATTAGTAAAAGAGTGTAAGGATACGACTTTTAATGCAAAACAAACTAGTAATATGTGCAAATTTTTCAATGATGATTTAACAAAATTATCAAACTCGTTAATTAATACAAGAGAATTACTTTTGAAAAAGGTTAAATTACATTACATTTCAAAATTACAAGAATATTATCAAGAATACAATGTTGTCTTTACAAGTCTCTCTCGATTTATAGAAACTTTAGATGTTGCTTTCAGTAATGTAAAATGTTCTAATAAATATAATTATTGCGAACCAAATATTATAAATACGAGTGATTCTTGTTTACAATCCGAACAGATGAGACATCCAATTATAGAATTAATTAACAATGATACTGAATATGTACCCAACGATGTTGTGTTAAATAAAGATAGTCTTGGTATGCTAGTTTATGGATTAAATAGTTCTGGTAAGTCAAGTTTATTAAGATCAGTTGGTGTATGTGTTGTTTTAGCACAATGTGGATTATATGTACCTTGCAAGAGTTTTAGTTTCACACCGTTTCATACCATAATTTCTCAAGTTGATTTATCAGATAATTTATTTGCAAATAAAAGTAGTTTTACAAGTGAAATGTGTGGATTAAAAAGAATTTTAACGTGCAGTGATCCAAATACATTAGTTTTATCTGACGAATTATGTAGAGGGACAGAGGTAAATAGTAGTTGTGCTATTGTAGCAACTACATTATTACATCTAGTAGAAAATAAATCAAAATTCTTTTTTACAACTCATTTACATAATCTTACACAAATTGAAGACATATCAAATGAAAAGAAGATAAATATATGTCATTTAAAAGTAGAAACAAAAGATGATATAATAATTTTTGAAAGAACTCTTACTCCTGGATCTGGTAGTGAATTATATGGTCTAGAAGTTTGTAAATCAATTATTCAAAATTCGGATTTTATAGATCGTGCATTTAAAATTAGAAATGATGTCGTTTCAAACAAAACACGAGTTATAGATACTGGAAGAAGTAGATATAACAAAAAGAAAATCGTAGATCATTGTCAGGTTTGTGGTCATAAACCTAAACGAGGAGAAATACCACTCGATACACATCATATAAATGAACAAAAAGATTGTGATGAACGCGGGTTTGTTAACGATAAACATTTTCATAAAAATAAGTTATATAATTTGGTAAGTCTATGTAAAAAATGCCATCAAAAAATAGACACAGGAGAACTTGTTATAAAAGGATACCGATCAAGTACATCAGGAACATTTTTAGATTACACCTTAAATTAAATATAATTATTTTATTTAATAATAAATAATTATACACTGAAAAAAAGAATGGAAGAAAGAATGGAAGCTTCAAAACAAAGAATGGAAGCTTCAAAACAAAGAATGGAAGCTTTAAAACAAAGAATGAAAGCTTTCAAACAGGAAATGGAAGAGTTCAAACAGGAATACTGCGAGGATGTTGTTGTATTTTCCAGAAGTATTATTGTTACAGTTGCAGCAGAAATTTTACTTTTTGCTATCGGCGAACAACCAAACGACCAAACAAAAGTAACAGAAATGAAGAATTTCTTAAAAACTGACCCAAGCAAAATTGAAAAGTTATTAAAAAAGATCGGATTATCAAACTCTACTGAGAAATTTGCAAAAGCTTTTAATCAAGTAATCGATAAAACAACATTACAAGATTTAGATGAAGATTTAGATGACAAAGTTGCTGAAACTCATTCTTTATTTGAACGTCATGAAATTCTAAAAGTCAAATTTAAACAAGAATGGTTCATTATTAAAAATTATGAATACATCAAACATCAAAAATTAGAAACGATTTAGTAGATGAAAACGCATTTACATTATTGCACAACATTTTTTTATTCCTCGTTTTGATAAAGATATTGGATTAGATATAGAAACTTTACCCCATAATGCCGGTGTATTTATAGGTTCCCAAGTTACTATAGATGTATGAGCTTGTATGCATTTATATACAACATTATTATACGTAACTAATTGATTAACACTATATGATTTATTAGGTTGCCAGTTTGGTATCTGCGTTGGTGTTGGTGTTGGTGTTGGTGTAGGTGTAGGTGTTGGCGTTGGCGTAGGTGTTGGCGTTGGTGTTGGCGTAGGCGTTGGTGTTGTAGAAACTTTACCCCATAACGCTGGTGTATTTATAGGTTCCCAGGTTACTATGGATGTATGAGATTGTATACATTTGTATACAACATTATTATACGTAACTAATTGATTAACACTATATGATTTATTGGGTTGCCAATTTGGTATCTGCGTTGGTGTTGGCGTTGGTGTAGGTGTAGGTGTAGGTGTAGGTGTAGGTGTAGGTGTAGGTGTAGGTGTAGGTGTAGGTGTAGGTGTTGGTGTTGGCGTTGGCGTTGGCGTTGGCGTTGGCGTTGGCGTTGGCGTTGGTGTGGGTGTGGGTTGCGAATTAAATATATTTGATGCTGTATTAATGATATCCAAACTGGAAGGACTTCCTCTTTTCTGATAACTCCATACAAACAATCCATTAGATGGATTTGAATCAGTTAACATAAATGTAGAATACAACTTTATTTCATTCAAGGTAACTACGTGTCCGCCCCATGATTCTGGTGGTACCTCAGCGCCCATAAGTAATGGACCATTGTAATACGAACGATAAGCTTTAAAAGCATCAATTGGATTAAATGTATTTCCTGCATCGTATGTCATAATACATATAAAATCTAATTTATTTCCATCTGATTTTAATCCAGGTATGCTCATACCTGTATATTGACCAGAAGGTTGTGAATTAACAAAGGCACCTTGACCATAAGCTCCTACTGAAAATGCAGCCATGGATAAAAGACCAGTAGGATTTTTAGTTCGTAATGTATTTATTATGCCACCAAGTTGACTTGATTTAGCTGCTCCAGTTGCCGGTTCCCAATCTATATCAATACCATCTACACCCAAATCCGTTGCCAAGTCTACAATATTAGTTGGGTTGAATGTATCAAATTGATAGGACGCACCTCCCACACTTAACATAACAATTATTCCATTTGATTTTAAAATATTTATGGCCTGTTTAACAACTGAAAAACTAGATGAAAAATCTAAACCAGTTCCTATAAAATTCATAGAATTCTTCGTATATGTACATGCTGGATTAGCAAAAGCTAAAAAAACAAGATTGATAGGTTGTTTAATATTTGCTAAATCCATAAAATTAGCATCAGTTGCAAAAGACGAAGACCAAGATTCAAAATAAACTCCCAAAGGACGTTTTCCTTTTAATTTTTGAACAAAAGACATTTTTTTATCTAGTATTAATAAATAAAAAAAATTTTCAAATATTGTATTTAATTAATTTTTAATAGAGTTTCTATCTGTTTCGTCTATATCTTCTTTAATGAACGTATAGATTAGATGAAAATGTGTATTTTACGCATAAATTAGATTACCACTTGTGTTTTTTATACAAGTCAAATAATGTATTTTCAAATTCATCAGTAAACCCATTGTAATCACAAATTGGTCCTTTTACAAATGCATTTCTTACACGTTGTTTTAAACCATCCAAGTTATTCAAATTATTTGCAAACCAAACAGCTTTTTGAATGTATTCTTCTTGTGAATAAGTAACATAATCATCTAGACCACAATTTTTCATCAAACTTGTTGTCACGTTTTGTGAATGATAATGTCTTACATTGTCAAATAATGTCAAAATAGGAACACCCATCATCAAACTTTCACAACTGGTTGTTGTACCAGAATATGGGAAAGTATCAATAGCAATATCCATCTTATTGTAATCAGGTAAATGTTCACTGTATGTATCAGAATATGGTAAAATAATTACACGTTCTAAAACAGATTTATCCTTGAATGTATCAAAAAACTTTTGTTTCAATTTTGGTGTCAAAAATTCCTTTGTCTTAATTGCAAGTCTAGCAGTAGGTGCCCTTTGTAAAATCTTCTCCCAAACACCAATTACCATATCATTGACTTTATTAAATCTATTAAATGTACCAAATGTAACATATCCATTCTTAATACATGGTTGTTCATTTACAATCTCTGGAATATTCTCAATACCCATACTTGGAGTATACGCCAAGAAACATCGATTCATAAACACTAACCGTTCCTGATAATATTTCTGACTATATTCACTATCACAAAACTTGTCTGTAATTCTATAATCCATCGATTTAATACCACTCGAATTTGGATATCCACAATAACTAATTTGAATAGGAGCTGGTTTCAATACAAATGTATCCAACCGATTATCACCCGTATGAGCAGACATATCAAATAAAATATCAATATTATCCTTTTGAATTTTCTTTTTCAAATCTTCATTTGACATATTCTTAACAACCACCCAATTGCATTTTGGAAACATATCTTCCAATTTTACAACTTTTACAGAATAACAAGTGACATTAAATAAATCATAATTAAGATGTCTCAAAATACTATGTAAGAAATAACTAACAGGATGACAAATAAAATCACCAGAAACAAAACCTATATTCAATTTTGTCTTTGTTTTAACCAAATCTACTTTACTTTCAGCTTTTACAATCTCACCTTTAACTTTGTAATCTGGACAAGACACCTTGTAATCATCAATCACAACTGGATATATCTTATTAATAGCTTTGTGAATCCTAGCTATATACATAGGATCCTCTATCAAATGTGATATATAATTAGAATCCAACAACTTGTTTTGATATGCAAGTGATAAACGTGGTTTATATTTCAATGCCCTGTTATATCCATCAATAGCACCAACAAAATCACATTCATAACATTTAGCCAAACCCATATTCATATACATACTCGCAATCAACATATCTTTGTCAACTGAAATATGTGCATTTTTATAATTTTCAATTCCACGCATATAATGTTCAATTGCTTTTTCTGTAAGTCTTTGTTCTGTATACACAACACCGATTTGATTATTCACATCTGGATCATTTGGATCAATTTCAAATGCCAAATTAAAGAAATATAATGCAGTCTCTCTATCTTGAATTGTAAAATAAACACTGCCCAAACCATTTAAACATTTTATCTTGAATTGCTTTAAAATATTAATCTCATTTTTATCTTTTGCAAGTTTCATCTGTAAATCAATAATACCATTTGCTAATTTATAATGATACACACTACTATCCAATTTGTTAGCTCTATGATACATAAAACCAAAATTATAATGCAACTGATAATCACAAGGATCTATTACTAAAACTTGATTTAATAATGACAAATTCTCTTCAGCATTTGCATTAAACACTGTCAAGTACAAAAATATGGTTTTAAATATTTCCATAGAACGTCTATTAAAAGGCTCCAAATTCAATACTTTCTTTAAATGAGCTATAGCCATATATAACGTGTTAAGTTCAACCTGATTAAACCCATCTTTTCTATTCATATGTAATCCAACAGTTCTAATTAACAATTCTGCACTAATATAATATGTATTTATAATCTCCTTTTTATGTCTATATGATACAAATGGGTTTAATTCATCTAAAAATTTTATACAATTCTTTGACATTTGAATACATTGTAAATATTTTTCATTGTCTGTACGATTTTCTTTTACCAATATAGTTTGAGCTTCATTATAAAGTTTATCTAACTTATTAAATTCATCCAAAAAAGATTCTATAGAAGTAACTGATTCTGTAGTATTCATTTTCTTTTATTAAATCGCAAAGTTTTAAATTAATATTTTTCAACGCAAATTTAATACCGATATATATTATTCAACTAGATCACAAGATCACAAGATCACAATATTACAATATTACAAGATCACAAGATCGATTATTCAAGTTTTAACTTTAAATAACTAGCTATCTTAGGATATTGTTTAGGGTCAGTTAAATACTTGACTGGTACATCATTTGCAACTAATATAGCAGCAAATTGATCTATACCACCAAAAAAATCGACCATTTGTTCAGGTGTAACATTTTTATAAATTGGCAGAATGTCTTTTTCCTGCATAGATTCGAAATTAGTAAAGGATTCCTTTTTTGTAAGTGAGAAATAAACAACAAATACGATTAATACGATTGCTATCAAAATAATATATTTATACATTAATATATTATTTACTACATAAATTATTTATTTCAAATTAAATCACAATTACGAGCATTAGTAACATACTTAATATTATAATACAAAGAACACATGCAATCCACGAAAATACAGGTACATTTCCTAGACCCCCAAAACCAAAACTCTGCAATGTAGATGGTATTATATCACCAACAACATCAGTTATTACACCTCCTGTTATACCAGCAACTGTAGTAGTTACAGGTTTAGTAATATCATTAATAATTTGTGTTGTTTGGTTAGAAACACTAGTGTAACATTTCATAATTCCATAATTACCTTGTTTTGAAATTTCCTTGTTAATTTTAACTGATCCTCCTCTTATAGGTTGAATGGAATATTCACCATCAATATTTGGATCAGAATTTGAACTACTGATCATTATACTATCTCTTTTCGTAAACATATCTTCAGGTGTATAAGTAACAACTGTTTTCGAAGGATCTGTACTATCTTTTTTAATAGAAGTAATAGTATAATCTGTTTTATTTATTTTTTCAGATAATACAGCAGCAGTTGTAGCAATAGCACCTAGCGTCGTCCCACCTATAATCCAACCCTTGTTTTTAGAGAGAAATTTACTAAATTCACTTGAATCTTTTGGTACTGTATCAGCAACATTGTCTATCTTTTTAGCACCACCATCAATTTTACTATAAGGAGGTGGTACATCGTCTATCTTTTTAGCACCAGTATCAACAACATCGTCTATCTTTTTAGCACCAGTATCAACAAGATCGTCCATCTTTTTAGATACTTTAGCTACTTTATCGTCTATCTTTTTAGATAATTCAGTTACTTTATCGCCTATTTTACCAGCTCCTTTTTTAACACCTTCACCTAATTTACCAGCTCCTTTTTTAACACCTTCACCTAATTTACCAGCTCCTTTTTTAACACCTTCACCTAATTTACCAGCTCCTTTTTTAACACCTTCACCTACATTTGTAAGAAATCTCCCTGTACTTGCTTTAGAAAATGTTGCATGTTCTATATAATGTTCTACAATAGGAAACACGTGCATTATATATAATTACTATACAAAAAAAAATATAATACAAAAAAATATAATACAAAAAAAATATAATACAAAAAAAATATTTTATACGAAAAATAAAAGCATTGAACTACATATAATAAGGATGAGAATCACACTGATGCTAACGAGCAATTGCCAATTAAACTTTAACCAAGTTACATATTTCTTATAAGGTGTAGAAGGTTTATAATTCTTTAAATCAATTGCTTTAGAAAATTTTTTGCCATAACCACGTTTTTTTGCGGCAGCTGTGGCAATTAATAAAGCGATGTTTTGAGTTGTTCCAGAATATAGATTAATATTATCATATAAAGGATTCAAAGCAATTCGCATATTTCTTTGTAATGAATTGATTTCATTATACAGATTTTCTTCTTTAAAAACCTCTTCTGATGAAATCAAACCATTATTTTCATAATATTCTTTTTTTAGTTTATAATATTCATCTATTTCTTCATCGGTAGAAGGCATTACACTTGGTTTAATTTCCAATGGATAATCAGATCCATTTTCTAAAAATTGTTTACGGATACTAACATCAATCGTTTCCTTCATTTGTGCTAAATCCTTATTATAGTATGATTGAAACGGATTCCATAACATGTCTAAAGCTGCAAATGTTAGTTGAATAATCATAACAGCCCATCCTATAGGCCCTGCTGCTGAAGAAGCAGACGCTTTAGCACCAAGAGATGCTACTGTCTTGGATGCCGTCTGAACTATAGCTTTTTCTGCAACTTCTTGTGCAATGGATTGTGCAACATCTTTAATTACAGTCGGAGCATCTCCACCTGTACCTGCACTCATACCTGCACTTCCACCTATGCTCATAATTTCATCACCATATTTCTTTAAAGTCTTGTAACCAGTCTTTGCTGCAGACTTTAAAACCGACGTCATTACTAAATATAAATATATTTTTTTTATAAAATTTATAAAAAATATAATTAATTAATACGTAATTTTCCTACCTTTACTAGCATCATCTGCTAAACAAGCTGCTTCAGTTAAAGCACGGGTAGCACTAGCACAAGTAAGAGCTCTTCCCGCAGTAGCACCCAATAAAAACTCATAAGTCCAAGAATCTGGAGGTTGAAAACAATCACCGTTACAATAAGCTAAACATTTACTATAACAATATTTTCTATTTACCTTACAAGACCCATCAGTTATATCATAATCCAAACCTTCTTTTTCACATGTCTCTCTAAAATATTCATTACCTATTATACAAATACCATCTCGCTTAATATCCTCCTGTGACTGTGAAACTGAACTTTGCCCCATTTGTTTACTTAACGACTGTTGTTGATTACTTGTTAAATTGATGTCGTTTTCAGCGGAAGTTTTTGCATCTTTACTATCTTTATCTCTCCATTCATAATACGCTGGTGACTCATCCTTTTTGGTAGGATACACTGAACTTTTTTTACATGTTTCTTCTGTATGTTTACAATCATATGTAAATTCGTCACCTAATTCAACCCAAGAATACCCTTTTGATTCACACATCTTCTTAATAGCATATTTTGTAGCCCTTTTATGATCTAATTCATTTGCAACTCTTAAATTCATATAATGTTCTTTGTTTAAAAAAAATTTATCATACGAAAATCGTAAAAACAAGTAGAATAACAATAACAATATATAATATACCATTCTATATATAAATAAGATAAATTATATTTTTATTAAAGCAATATAAATATAACAACAATTTTCATTTTATTTTTTTTATTATTTTTTATTATTTTTTATTATTTTTTAGCAACTACTAAACTCAAACTACTACTACATAATAAAAATAGTATTAATACAACAACAGCAATAATAATAGTAGTTGAATCGGGTAATTTAGGCTTAGTTGAATCTTGTGGCGAAGGTGTTTCTTCATCATCGACTGTATCTGTTGTATCTAATGTTGTATCTAATGTTGTATCTAATGTTGTATTTGATGTTGTATTTTGTGGTAAATTAAGAACATCAGCCAATGCTGTTTTTGTAAATTGAAATTGAGTTTCTGATTGTTTCCTTGCAGCATCCGCTTGTTTTTGTGATTGTTTTGCAACTTTAGCATTACTTATACCAGTTGCAGTACAATCTTCTCCATCTATTAAATCATATAATTCACAGTCTGCTTGTAAAGACTCTATACCTGATGTAGTACAAGCGTAATCTCCTATACTCATCCCTTGTTCGCTTAACATGCCATATTTTTGACATTGTGTTTTTACGTTCGTAATTTTTGCAGATGAACAACCTGTTGTTATTCCATATTTTTCACAACCTTGTATTGTATTTAATCTTGTACAAGAAGTACTGTTACTACTACACCAATTTATACATTTATCTCCTTTTGCATTTGTATCACTAGAATTACAATATTCTCCCATTAATGTATTAAATGTTGTTGCATCAGAGTTCGCTAAAGCTATACACCTCTCATCCGTTACGATTTTATCGCCATCGCCACAAAAAGTAGTTATTTTGGTTCTACATTCTGCATTTGTAGGGGTTCTATATTTCGGATCACACGTATAATCACCTACTATTTTATGAGCACCTGGGTTTTTTATATTATTAAGACAACAACCTAATATGTCACCTTTATAACTTTTTCTCTTTATTTTACCTCTACGTCCACCTCTTCCGCCAGCCCCTGCATTAAAACACTCCTCTCCCCAATTATTCGTACACGTCCAACACTCACTACCTAGATTACTATCCCAATCAAATTCACCGTTTAGCGGATATCGAAATCCAGCATTCCATAAATCACCTGTCGTATTACCTGGAAAACCTCCACAACCTGTAGTCTGTTCTTTAGATTCATCAATCTTTATATCAACTAAATCTTCTAAAGTAAATGGCGTTGGTTTCACTGAATAAAAACCCATCAATATATAATATATAATATATAAAAAAAATGCAAATATATAAAAAAAATGTGAATATATAAAAAATTATAAAATATTATTTTTTCTGATTAATATATAAACATCATTGAATATACTCTTATTATCAAGACGATATTTTAAAGTACTTGTTTTAACACCTAAATCCCTAGACGCTTCCTTTTGAGAATTCCATTCTTGTAATATTGTTTTTTGATCGTCTTTGTGTACTTTACATATTGCTACTCGTTTACATAAAGTAGATGTTATACCAGTACCTCGTAATACATTCTCCTTAATTGTAATACCGTACCATCCGTGATAACTTGAAGTACCTTCGTAAAAATAATCTTTAAAAAAGTGCTTGTCTAAAAATTTACACAAAAGATCTATATCACCTTTTTTAGGTATATGTTTACCATTTTCACTACACCATGTTTCATATGAATCTCTTAATGTACTTCTATTTAATTTAGCAGTTGGTAGTTTTACACATTTATTCATTAAAAAGTTTTCAAAATCTGAAATAGGTTCTTTAAAATCAAACGTGTAAAATGAGCGTTTAAGATTTATACCAACTACACATCTCATGTCACAATTAAACATTTTATTAAACATTTTTTTAACAACAAATTTCCCTGTTATATATTGTTCAAAATCTTTATAATTAAACAAACTGTTTATTTTACTCCACGTTTTATATTGATATACTAATTCTCTTATTGAAACGTACTCTAAACCATCTACTATACAAGAATCATTTAAAAATCTTTTGAATACGACTTCATCTTTATCTTCGGTTTGTAATTCGGGCTGATTTACAGCTGCAATATCTGTTTGAACTGATCGTTCCAAAAGTTTTACAGGTTTACATCCATTTACATTTATATCAGATGTTGTTTTAATAGATTGTAATTCTTCTTCCAGGTTATTAAATGTATATGCATCAGTGAAATCAATACAAGATTGTATAGTTTTTATAAAGAAAGTTAATAACTCGTCATTCTGTATATAAAACCATTCTTTTTGTTTTCTAATTCTATGAGCATTTAATACAGAATGTATAACTTTTTCAGACAATACAGTATCTTTACTCTTGTATGTTTTTACAATTTCTACAGAATTTGTACTGGATCCACAATTTAAACTGATAATTCTTTTATTTGGATCGTTACTTAAACCTATTTTGTAATGACCAAGTTTGTCCTTATCACTCGCTAAATAAATATATCCTGGTGTTTTTACAAAACCTTCTGTTTCTGGTTTGTTCTCTAACCTTTTGATTGTTCGTTGCTGTTCTTGTAATTGTCTTTTATTTTGTTCCATTTCTTCTATTATGATTTCGTTGTATACATTTTCTAATTTTACATAATACTTTCTTATTGCTTTACCTCGATCTGTTTTTGCCAACATACATAAATTCTTAAATGTATCTACATTCAACATAATATCTTCTTTATTATGTCCACCTCTATTTTCATCTTTTTTTTGCTCGTCCCTACGGAAAAGCAAAGTTTTGTAATCTTCACCTTCTGTAAAGTTACTTTTAATTGTTTTCATTGCATTTCCTTTGTTGGCAAATCCAATCATCTTAAATACGTGTTCTAAATTGATTGGATAGTCATTAGTTGCGTGATAATTCATAAACATATACAAGTTTGCTACGTACCACCGTTGTTCATCATCTATAAAATTGGTGTTTAATTTGTCAACTAAACGATCCTGTACGTTTAATGAAAGTGTAGTGTTACTAGTCTTTACTAATTCACTAAAATTTATTGATTTAGGCGCTATTTGGTTCATAATGTAATATTTTTATTAATATTATAATAAAATTATTTTTAAATAATATTTTGAACGAATATTCTAAACGAAACGTATTTAAAAACAAACTGAATATAATACAAAGTAGTATATTAATATGGAAGGTAATAAAGACGACGAAGAAATTCGTTTAAAACGTTTAAGAAATCGAGTAAAGACACTTCAAAAGAAACCACAACCAGAACAAAGGACACCAGAATGGTATGCTGCTCGACATACTCGTGTAACGGCAAGTGAAGCAGCTAGTTGTTTATTTAAATCACAACGAATGTGCGAAGAATATGTAAAAGCATTTGATATCAAAACTTTCAAGTATAAAGACACTGAACCACTTAATCATTACGAAACTAAAGAAGATTACATTATAAAAAAATGCTCAGCATTTTATGGGAAAAATGTATTTAAAGATTCAGTTTATACATTATGGGGGAAAAAATATGAAGAAGTTGCTAACAGATTGTATTGTCAACTAAATAACACAACTGTTATAGAATTTGGTTTGTTACCACATCCTCGTTTAAAATGGTTAGCAGCAAGTCCTGATGGTATTACACCAGATGGAATAATGTTGGAAATAAAATGCCCGAAAAGTCGTAAAATAGATGAAACACAGGTTCCAATACACTACTGGGTCCAGACACAGATACAACTAGAGGTAACAGACCTAGATTTTTGTGATTTTTTTGAATGTGAGATTGAAGAAATAGAGTCAGAACAACAATTTATAGAATGTGAATTAGTAGGTAAACAAGCAAAAGGTATTGTTTTACAAATTGCAAACAGTGGTCCTGATCCCAAATTCATTTACCCACCAATTTCAATTGTAGAAACTGACCAATACATTAATTGGAAAAATGAAAATTTAAAAAAAGATAACACCTTAATACCCACTTACTACTTTATTACAAAATATAATAATCAAAGAGTTGCAAGAAGTAAAACGTGGTTTGCAAATATAAGAGACGACATTAAAAAAACCTGGGAAATAATTATACATCTTCAAAAAGAAAAAGAATACTTTGAAAAATATAAGGACTCAATCCATAGATTAAAAAGTAAAGCATTTTATGAAAAATATGAAACAACTAACTGCGATATCAACGATAACATTTCCACATTTGTATTAAATGGATCAGGATCAGAATTAGAATCGGATGAAGATCAGGATTTGAAAAAAGAATTATCTGAAGATAAGACAATTTGTTTAATTGATTAAAGTTATTATTAAATTATTTTTATATATATTATTATATATAGAAATTATGGAAATGAATGAATCCAAACCCAGATTTTTCATAAATCCTATAACTGGAAGAATGATAAAATCTCGTGCTAAAACATTTCGAAATCTAAAATCATTAGGATATCAAGTAGATAAACATAAATGCCTATATGATGTAAAAACGGCTAAAAAATGTTTGGAAAGAATTTTGCATTTATATCCGAATATAGTATACCCTTCATCTAATTTTATAAATATACCTAAAACTTTTAAACACGGATATATAAGAGCATTTATTAAACACAATAATAAAATAATAGGATATATTGACAAACGTGGTAAAAAGTATAAATTATATAAACCTATTCATAGCACCAGAAAATTACCTATAGTAGAAGACCCATTCGATTCATTGCATTTAATATTAGACAAAATTGATAGAATATCTGAAAAAGATCAACGTTTAGTAGAAAAACAAATAAAGAAATCAAAAATGCTTGGAAACGATGATCACATAACTATTTTATTTAACCCATTGCAAAACGATTTTATTCCTATAAAATCAAAACTATACACACAAGAAAAACAAGAAATTATAAATACAATAAATAGTCAATTAGTCCCAAAAAGATTACCACCAATAACACCCAAACTTAACATAGCTGGTATCGTAAAAGACAACGATGAAATATTAGGTATAGTTGATACCAACAATGAAATAAAACTTTTCAACACACCAATAAAAATAATCGATTTACATCCCACATCTCAAATACAAGGACCACAAGGACCACAAGGACCACAAGGACCACAAGGACCACAAGGACCACAAGGACCACAAGGTGAACTAGGTGAACGAGGTGAAACTGGACCACAAGGTGAACGAGGTGAAACTGGACCACAAGGTGAACGAGGTGAAACTGGACTACAAGGTGAACGAGGTGAACAAGGTGAAAGAGGTGAAAGAGGTGAACAAGGTGAAACTGAAAGTACTATAAGCGAACCAGAAGTAAGTGAACCAGAAGTAACTGAAACTACTGTAACTGAACCAGAAGTAACTGAACCTGAAATAACTGAACCTACTGTAACTGAACCTGAAGTAAGTGAACCTACTGTAACTGAAGAAGTAACTGAACCTACTGTAACTGAAGTAAGCGAACCTACTGTAACTGAAGTAAGCGAACCTACTGTAACTGAAGTAAGCGAACCTACTGTAACTGAAGAAGTAAGTGAACCTACTGTAAGTGAAGAAGTAAGTGAACCTACTGTAACTGAAGTAAGCGAACCTACTGTAACTGAAGAAGTAAGTGAACCTACTGTAAGTGAAGAAGTAAGTGAACCTACTGTAAGTGAAGAAGTAAGTGAACCTACTGTAACTGAAGTAAGCGAACCTACTGTAACTGAAGTAAGCGAACCTGAACCTACTGTAACTGAAGTAAGCGAACCTACTGTAACTGAAGTAAGCGAACCTGAACCTACTGTAACTGAACAACCAGAAGTGACTATAAGTGAAGAAGTAAGCGAACCTGAAGTGACTATAAGTGAAGTAAGTGATCTTGAAGTAAGCGAAGAAGTAAGCGAACCTGAAAGCGAACCTGAAAGCGAACCTGAAGTAAGCGAACCTGAAGTAAGCGAACCTGAAGTAAGCGAACCTACTGTAACTGAAGAAGTAAGTGAACCTGAAGTGACTGTAAGTCCTGAAGTAAGTGAACCTGAAGTGACTGTAAGTCCTGAAGTAAGTGAACCTGTAATTTCAAAAGACATTGTAGAAACTTTACCTAGTGTTGAAATTATAAAAACAGAAGATAAAATTGATCTAGACAAAAAAATAGATGAAGCTATTACGTTATCACCAAGTGAATCAAAAGAGATTATTAAACAAATCGAATGCTTAGACGGAGATCAATTTGATATAAATGAAAAACGATGTTTACCTTGTTCGCATTATCAATTAGTATGGGATAGTGAAACAAGACTATGTAAACAGATGTTAAAAGACCAAATATCAAAAGAAAAAGAAAAGGAAATTTTATCAAGTAACATGGTATTACAGGGTTTGGATATTGTTGTTAATGATAAAAATAATATAATTGGTTATATTGAAAAATAATTTTTTTTTAAAACATTAATTTCTATATAAACTATAATAAGAATGGATTCATCATCTATTATAGATTATATCAAAAAAACATATCCTAAAATTGTTTTTCAACCATTTAAATTCCAACAAACACGAGCTCTAGCATTCATTTTATCAAATGATAATTTAGTAATAGGATTCATTAATAAAAATGGTGTATTATGTAAATTGATTGAACCAATTGATATAAAAGAATTATCATCAAATGATTTTAGAGAGATTGTTGAAAAACTTCCTGTCGTTAAGGGATTTACAGATCAAGACAAACAAAAATTAATTAAATTGTTTGAAAAAAGAGAGGATACTATTTCTAAAAAAGAACATGAAAAAATAGTTGATGAATTGAAATCTTATATAAACAAAAAAGAAAAAGAATTGTCTGAAACAGATAAATACAAGGCACTTTTTGATAGTAAATCAAATGAGATTATTTTAATAGAAAATAAATATGAAGAAAAAATTAAAGATATTAATGATCAATACAATCAAGTTGTTTCAAAATTACAAGAATGTAGTAAACAAATAATTGATCAAAATGAAGCTATTTTAGAAGGAATTAATCAACACAAACAATCAGTTAAAGAATTTATTGCATCAAAAGATCTTAAAATTGAAGAATTAGAAAAAATACATGAACAAGACATTCAAGAAAAACGTAATCTACAAGAAAATTTAGACAATATATTAGGAAATGAAAAAAGATCATTAGAATTAATTGAAAGTAATAAAGATTTGATATCAGATTACGATATAAAATTAAAAGAAAAAGTAAATATTATAAATGATTTAGAATCATCTATAGAAAAAATACGTGCCGAATTAGACGATTCTAAAAAAGAACTTGACAAATCTGACTTACAAAATAAATTATTGCAAGGTTACAAATCAAGGTGTAGTGAAAAAATCATAAAAGAAAAATCAGATATTATTGATGCTATACAAAAATACAATGACATGTGGTTATCGTGGGTAGAAAAATCACGATTTGATATACAAGAACAAAAAAGAAAATTGATAGAAGATTTTAAAAAAGCAAAGGATAATTTACAAAATACATTAGAATCTCAAATCCAAGAATCCAATATGTCCAGCAAAGAAGTTCAACTTTTAAAACAAAATATAAAAGATATAGAAATGTCTTTGAATAAAACTATAAATGAACAATTAATAGAATTATCTAAAAAAGAAGATGCACTTAAAGAAAAAGAACAAGAAATTTCAAGTTTCTTATCTGAAAAATCACAATTAGAATCTACTCTAAAAGAAAAAGAAAAGTCATTCCAGGAAAAAGAAAAGTCATTTGAAGAAAAAGAAAAGTCATTCCAGGAAAAAGAAAAGTCATTCCAGGAAAAAGAAAAGTTCTTCGAAGAAAAAGAAAAGTCATTTGAAGAACAAGAAAAGTCATTTCAAGAAACAGAATCAAAATTAAATAACAAAATTTACAATTACGAATCAAACATTATTCCTAAATTAAAAAGTGATCTAGGTGAATTAAATATTTTGTTGGAAAAAAACAGAAATACACCAATCGAATCTAAAATAGATTACGATGATTGTTATAGTATAGTTTCTAATTTTGTGTCATTGAATAACATTTTTTATAGAAAACAAGAAATTATTAGAAAATTGGATGATATAATATCTAATAACTTGAGTTATTTCAGAAATTTAAATGAATCTACTAAAACATTAGTAAAGAGTGATTTTGAAAAAGTTAAAACGGAGATAAACAATCATATAAAATTTTTAAATTTACAAGATTATATAGATAGTCCAAATTTTGAATATTTGAAATCCAAGGCAACACGATCTAGAGTTCCAGATACATATTGTAACGATTTGAAAAATTTACTAGAATATTGGGAGGTTAATAAACTGTTATATAGAAATCAAGATGTACAGTTAACAAATATATATGAAAATTTATCAGGAGCGATTAGAACTTATATAAGAATAAAACCATTGATAAATAAAGAACGAGCAAAAAGTTCTATAGAAATCAGAACAATTGAAAAGAAAAAAATAAAAGGATTAACAATAGACTGTTCAAGTGTTCCTAATACAAAATATAAAGAATCACTTTATTTTGGTGAATTTTATGGTATATTCGAAGAAGATTTCACAAATTTAGATGTCTATACAGGTCAAAGAGGTACTGTAATCCAAGATCCAAAATCATTAATTGTAAATATAAATGATATAATAGAATCATCTGATACAATAAGTCCTGGTTTATATACTGCATTTAGACAAGTAGAACAAGGATATTCTATTGTTTTATTTGGATATGGCGTAAGTGGATCTGGTAAAACATTTTCATTAATCGGTTCAAAAGGTAATCCAGGTATTTTACATTATGGTTTAGCCAATTTAGAAAACGTTACTAATATTAGGTTAAAATATGCATTTGAACAATATTATGACAAGATCAATTTCAATAATAGAAAAGTATCAGGATTAATTCATAATTTGATTAATAAAATATCACAGTTTAAAGATGTTTCCGTAGATGAAACAAATGTATTTGAAAAGCGAATACCAAATTATATAGATCTAAAATCATTAAAAATAGAAGATATATATTCTCTAACAGATATAATAGAAAAATACCGTATAGAAAAAAAACGTATAAAATCAACACCAAACAACCCCGTATCAAGTAGATCAGCATTGTATCTTGTATTTGAAATCACTTTTAATAATGGTACACGAGGTTTTATAACAATAGTAGATATGGCTGGTAGAGAATCACCTGTTGATATTTTTAACACATTTATAGATACAAATAAAACATCATTGGCAAGTGTTATGGCACCACCACCAGTTGGCGGAGTTGTTAATATAGAAAAAAATATAAAAGAAGAATATAAATCAATATATACTCCAGAAACCATATTAAATATTTTAAATGAAGGATTTTATATAAATGAAAATATAAATCACTTGGTTTACTATTTCAATATGAAAAACGGTGTAAAAATACCAACACCTAAACAAAAGTTAGACGAACGTTACAATGTTATATATAATCTTAAAAACTACTTTGTACAACCACAAGATGAAGAGAAAATGATCGATAATATAAACAATTCCTTACAAATACCAATACTGAAATTTTTAGATAACCTACCATCTAAAAAGTCCGATACACCTGATTCAGTATGGAAACCCACCAAATTTATTACATTATGTTGCATAAGACAAGAAGCAGACTATTGTGACCAAACTATGGAAACAGTAGAATTTGCAAATAATATAAAAAGTACGTAAATATAAAAAAGTATGTTATTAACATTTTATTATTAACATTTAATTTGTATTGTATTATTAATGTTATCTGAAATTACTAGACAACAAAATATTTAGACATATTATTTATGTTAATTGTTAGTTACATATAAAAAAGTTATTTTCACGTTTTTATAATTGTTTTAGTAATAAGCATAATAGTCCATAGAACATAATATAAACGAAATGGTATTTGGAATAGTGTAAAGTTTATAATAAAATGAAATTTATTCAATGAATTTTTATTTTGATGAAAACGATTGAAATTTACGTTGAAGAAAATGATAAAAACTATGATTTAGTTATAGGTCAAAACCAGAATGAAAATGATAAAATTATAAAAACAAGTTCACCAAATGATATATGGTTTCATTTAGATAAATTGAGTGGGCCACATTTTGTTTTTAAAACACAAACTGATGAAATTCCAAAAAAATATTTAAATCAAATTGCTGTTTTATTCAGAGAATATAAAAACGGATTACCTAATCGTTATATAGTTATATATACCTGTATAAAAAATGTCAAATTAACTAATACACCTGGTTTAGTTATACCTTGTAAAACAAAATCCATAAAATGTTGATGTAAACAGATGTAAATATCATAAAAAATTGATTTTTTTTCGTATTTCTTGGAAATTACACTATTTTCTTGGAAATTACCAATGTCCTGTAACATTTGTATTGAACCTTTTAATCGCTCTAATCGTATTATGATCGCCTGTATTCGCTGTGGCTTTGAAAGTTGCAGAGAATGCAATGAAACTTATTTGATGTCGTCTAAAGAACTATCTCATTGTATGAACTGTAAATCTGATTGGGATTACAGAACTTTATATAGTTTATTTACACACGCATTTCAAAAAAAATACAAAAAACATATTGAAAATATTTTATTTGATCGTGAACGCGCAATGTTACCATCTACTCAACCTTTTGTTGAAGAAAAAAAGATGAAACGATTAATCAATAACGAAATTAAACAGATATCTAGAGAAATCGATTACTTAATGGATAATCCTGAATACAATCAAAATTACAATGAAAATTACGATGAAAACGAGGATGAAACCACCGGTTACAACAACTGGAAGTTCAATAATAAAAACGATTATGATAACTGGAAGTTTAATAATCGAAAACAAGATGAAATAACGATGAAAATTGCTAATTTAACAATAAAAAAATGGGAATTAGAAGGAAAGCTAAAGTCATTAAACATCGAAACACAAAATTTTATTAAAAAATGCACTGTTCAAAATTGCCCTGGATTCTTAAATTCCGAATGGAAATGTGGTATGTGTAACAATGAAACTTGCAAACATTGCCACGATGTATTACAAAATAATACAAATGAGAACCATAAATGCAATCCTGAAAATGTCGAAACAGTAAAATTACTTTCAAGAGATTCCAGAGGTTGTCCTAAATGTGCAACGCCTATTTTTAAAATCGATGGATGTGACCAAATCTTTTGTACATTATGTCATACAGCTTTTAGTTGGAATACAGGAAAGATTGAATCTGGAGTTATTCACAATCCACATTTTATGGAATTACAAGAAAAACAAGAAAGAAATTTATTAGAAATTCGCTGTGGAAGAGAAATTGATCGCAACATTCTTATCTACTTGTATAAGTTAAGATTAAATCCACAAGACAACCTAATATATTTAATAGCCGCAGCCACATCGAATATAAGACAAACAGATCTCCCCAAATATGCCAATGGAACAATCAATGATAACTTTGACTTGCGTTTCAAATTTTTAGAATCAACCATTTCCGAAGAATCATTCAAATTATCTTTACACAAACGTCACAAAGAAAACTCTAAAAAGCAAGAAATAGCACATATACTTAATATGTACACAAACTGCGTAACCGAAATTATTTACAGATTTATTTTTGAATTACAACAAAACTACAATCTAAACTACCGTGTACATTTTAAAAGCATTGAAAAGAAATACTTGTATGAAATCTACAATCTTATGGAGTATACAAATGAAATTCTAATAGAATTATCAAAAATTTACAAATCACGTTTATTAAAAATCGATGAACTTGGAAACTTTTTTTAATTAACTTAAAAAAATTAACTTAAAATATCACCTCGTGTTTTATTAAATATATATTTTTTATTAAATATATCTTTTTTATTAAATATATCTTTTATTAAACGTATACAAATTCAAGATTTAATACACCATTTTCTATAGTAGCTATATTATAAGATATGGCAAAAACATATAATTTCATTGATGGATTATTATTAGATAGTTTTAATGCCAATGTTATGTCATTAAACATTGACATATTTATTGATCCTGTTGGTTGATTATCTTCTGGTCGTAAACAAAATGGCATTACATAAATATACTTCATAGGTATAACAGAATGTACATTATCTGGAAATATAGTTCTATAATAAAATTCTGGTAATTTATCAAATCTATATTTCCCATCTAATAACAAAGAAGCTTCTTGTATAAGAGGGCTTTCATCAGACGGATTGGAATAAGAAAAATAATTATTTGTATTTAAATTATTTGTATCAACTGCAAAGAACACAATTTCTTTACAAGGATAATTGAATTTCAAATCACTGTTGTAATTATTTGTTAAAGATTGGATAATTTCATCACCATTATACTGAACTTGTTCTATTAAAAATTGGTGTTTTTGAAACTGAAATTGTTTCAAAATAACATCATCCAAAAATATATATTCAGCATACAATTCAGATCTTATAATATCAACTTCATTAGGTGGTGTTAATCCATCATAATTAATACATTCAGAAAATGGACGTAATTTAAAAACAACTTTAATCTCTTGATCATATATACTTAATAAAGGTAAGGCCATATTATATTTTTTTGTAAACCAAAAATTTAAAGGAATTACTAAATTTACTCCTTTTGAAGCATTTTGGAAGTTAGATGCATATGTATCGGATTTTAATATCATAAAGTTTTTACCCAAATTATTCTTATTATTAGTCAATTCATCCCACGCATTTAAAAATTGAGGATACAATCTATCTACTACCACACCACCTATTTGTAATTCGATTGGACCATCAAAAATACCATATCCTAATGTATCACTCCAACAAGCATATTTACCATCTACCTTTTCTAATATTGGCAAACTTATATGTAAATGTAACTTTGATAATAAATGTCCACGTTTTGGAATTACACAAGTTGACTTTTGGTTAAAATTGACACTTGTATTAAAATTTAATTTAGCTGTATCCGTAGCAAAATTAACATATCTATAATAGTTATATTTAAATATATTTATCTGCGGATCTTGCGTTAAATACGCATCTTGTATACCAAGAGCCTGTAACTGAAAAATACTCGGTGACATCTATATTAATATCATCTAATAAAAAAAAAGCGGAATAAAAACAACATTAAATAAAAACAACATTTAATTTGATATAACATTAAAAAAAATTGATTTTAAAATTTAATGTACTATCATCAATAAATGATCTCTAATCTATTCATTGCATCTACTTTTTTTGCATTAATGTCTGTTGTTGGTGCCAGTATATGGGCAAAATTATATTTACATTAACATCAATTTACGAATTTCATTGGGGTGTAAGTGTGACATCACTTGTATTATCTATATTGTTTTATTCTATTCATACTTTTAATTTCATTTTAGATTATGTTAGAATTATTGGAAACAAATATTATTCATCTTCCAACTATTACAACCGCTTCCGTCGGTGCTCTTTATATGATTTTTTGGATTAGTGCATCAATTAGTCTATCTTACACTGTAACAGAATGTAATTATTACGAACTTAGTTGCATAGGAGAAATTATTTCTATGGTTTTTGGTTACTTGAATTTTTTTATTTGGACAATAATTTTCTACATCGGATGGTGATTCATCACCATTGGGCCTCTCGATATCAAAATTCAACGGATCATAATCAAATTAACCTTGAGACCATAGAAGGACAATCCGAACAACCTGAAGTTCCAGTTAAAGATGAACCTGAAGTTCCATTAGATGTTGAAGAAGTAGGTCAATTAGATGGAGGCCCAGGAACTTATCCAGAAACAGATGAATTTGAACCACAATCTGAAGTTGAAGTTGAAGCTGAAGTTCAATCTGATTCTGATACGATTACACAAAACAATTAAATAAGTTTACTTAAAAATAATTATATATTATTATATATAATTATGGTATCAAGACTTTGTGCTAAGAGATTAAATAAAGAAATTTCAATGTATAAAAAAGAGAATTTTAGTTTTCCAAATTTAATTTTAAGATATGACGATGATGATATTCTAACTTGGTATTTTATAGTTCACGATTTACAAGACACTGCATTTCAAGGTGGTGTTTATTTTGGTAAAATTATGTTACATCACGAATATCCATTAAAACCACCCAATTTCATTTTTATAACACCAAATGGACGCTTTGAAACAGATAAAAAAATTTGTACAACATTTTCTGCTTATCACGAGGATACATACACAAGCACTTGGAATATTTTAACTATGATGGAAGGGATGATTTCATTTATGACAGATATCAATCCTGAAAAAGGAATTGGATATATTAATACTACAGATATCGAAAAGAATGCTTTAGCAAACGATTCTTTATCTTGGAATAAAAATAATGAATTATTTAAAACTATTTTTTATGACATAGATGAAATTTTACAAAAATAGTTCGTACTATTTTTTATGACATAGATGAAATTTTACAAAAATAATTCGTTTATTATTCTTCTTCTTGTTCTCGAATAGATCGAAGACCAAAATTTGGTTCATTTAATTTCTTTTTTAATTCAATTCTTAAAGAATCCTTGTTAATTGCATTTTTATTTGCAAATTGATTAGTTGGATTAATTGGACAAAATGGGTTTTTAGCATACCCTTCATTACCTAAACGTAATTCTGTAACTTTATTTATAATTGGTTCCAATTCAGTAGCATACCAATTTGTTACTGTATCTGTATCTAAACAACCAAAAAAATCGATACAATCCGTTTTTAAATATTTATTTTTTACAGGTGTATTAGATGACAAAACAGGAGTTGAATCAGACGACGAATCAGTCGATGAACAAGAAGAGCAAGATGAACTGTAATCGTAATATCTGATGTCTGTGATGTCTCTGATGTCTCTAATTCTTTTTTTATTTGAATTTTTAATAGGAATATTTTTAATAGGTATTGTTTGTGTTCCAAAGTGTAATGTGTCTACATTTTGTGTCATTGTTTCTACATCTTTTTTTTCTGAAAAAACACAAATTGGTATAAATGTCATTTCATATAATACTTTTTTTTCTAGGTTACTAGAATTCCAAACCCATCCCTTTTCTAAAATTTCTGTTTCACAAAACACTTCGCAAGATTTCTCGGATACAATATATCTAATATCAACAACATTATCAGGATATTTTTTTCTATATTCTTGTTTTAACCATTCATAACACTTTATAAATCCATAATCAACATCTGATTCGTTAGTATAAATATAATGCGTATTTTCTATAAAATCCTTTATATATATTAATTGTTCACTCATTATATAAAATAAATATAAAATAAATTTACATATTATACCTAAATAAATTTACACATTATATCTAAATAAATTTACACATTATACCTAAATTTATCAAAAGTTCAAAATTACATTACACTTGTAAATTCATAAAATATCGATTGTAAGTACATTCTAAAAAAATTAACATTCTAAAAAAAATTGAAATTATATAATAAATACAAAATAATTACTTTGGTTGTAAATGTCTTTTAATAGATACATTCTTCAATTTACAAAAAACGCTTCTAATAATCAAACTCATTTGTCATTTAATGGTGGCAAATATAATGTTCCTGATAATAATCTTGATGAATTTTATAAACGTTATTATAATGTAATTTCTGATAAAGATAATGAAGAAAGAGATTCTCTTTATCTTATTGAAAAGGTATATAATTCAACTTTTGCATTCTTCATTGATTTAGATGTACCAAAACGCTCTAGTTATAAACTTTCTGATGATGATGTAATAGACATTATTAGTGCGAGTTGTACATCTATAAAAGAAATGTTTATGGAAAATGACAAATTGATTGAATTTATTGTTTCCAAGAGAATTACTGCAAAAGGTTTTAATTACCATATTAATTTTTATAACTTGATTGTTAATAACGCAATTGCAAAAAATTTAATAACAAACATTTTGAAAAACCAAGATTTATTAAGTGAAGATTTGAAAAGTGCAATTGATGTTTCTGTATATAGAACAGGTTTACGTTTACTTGGTTCTAAGAAAGTTGAAAAAACAATTAAAAATATGGATAATGAAAAAGACGAAAATGGTGTTGATGTAGTTTATAAAATTTATGATATAGAAACTAAAAGATTTATTGAGTTAGAAGATACATCTTTTGAAAATTTTTCGAAAACTATCGTAAAAAGAAAATCCGATATAAAAATTAGTGAATTAAAAAATAAATCCGTTGTAACAGAAACAGATAAACGAATTCCAGTAAAAGGTATTAACAATGACAAATTGCAAAATGAAGTAAAACAAATTTTGTTGGATTTAAAAAGCCAAAACAAATGTTTAGAAAATTTTGATGTAACTATTCAAAGAATTTATGCAAAACAAAACAAATTAGGCATTTTTTGTTATTATGTGTCCATAAATGGAAAACATTGCCCTTTTAAACAACGTGAACACGAAAGAAACGTTAGTCCAATTTATTTTGAATTTAGTATTAATGGTATTTATATGAAATGTTATGATGAAGAATGTACAAGAAGAGTTTTCCCTGATTCAGGATTTCAATTACCAGAAGATTTTCAAGACAAATATCCAGAATTATATTTAAGTATGACTACGAAATATTGGCGTTCTGAAATAGAAATTACAGATGAAATAAGACAATATCTAGAAGTTAGTTTATCTGGATCACATTATTCTATTGCCAAAGCAGTTTTTCAAATATACAAAAATAGATTTCGTGTAGATGATATAAGAAATACAGAATGGTATGAATTTGATGGTATTAGATGGAAAAAGAGTTATTTAATGAATATTTTAATTTCAGAAGAACTTCCCAAATATTACAGAAGTATTAAAATAAGTGACACATCATTACAAACTAAAAATTTACAAGATTATTTGGTAAATAACGAAAAAGTTGATGCTAATATGCGTAATCAAATGGTTGACAATATTATCTCTAAATTAGAAAACGTTGCTTTTAAAGGTAATATTATATCACAAGTTATTTATTTATTTAAAACATATGATAATGATTTTTACACAAATTTAGATTCAACTCCAAATCTTTTAGGATTTAAAAATGGCGTGTATGATTTTAAAGAACAAACTTTCAGACAAGGTATACAAAATGATTATATAACATTCTCAACTGGATATGATTTCCTTGAATATGACGAATCTTGTCCTCATACACAAGATATTTATAAATTCCTAGGACAAATTATTCCAAACAAACGTGTACTAGACTATACCTTAAAAGTATTAGGAAAAGCTCTTGTTGGTGTTCCTGATGAACGTTTTTATATCTGGACTGGGTTATCAGGTGCTAATGGTAAATCTACATTAGTAAATTTTTTGGAAAATACATTAGGCGATTATATGGTAGGCGTAGATGTCTCACTATTAACAAACAAAAGAGGAGGTTCTAGTAACGCATCACCAGATGTAGTCAGATTACGTGGAAAAAGAATTTTTACATTCCAAGAACCAGAACACGATGATAAACTTAGAACTGGTATTTTAAAACAATATACTGGCGGAGATACTATTATTGCCAGAGAATTATTTAAAGCACCTATTTCATTCAAATTACAAGGAACAATGATTATGTGTTGTAATGATCTTCCTGCAGTAACTAGTTGTGACGGGGGAACTTGGAGAAGAATACGTGTGGTGGAGTTTAAGTCAAGATTTTGTGACAATCCAGTTAAACAAAACGAATTTAAAATAGACCCATCTATTAAATACAAGATTAAATATTGGAGACCATATTTTATGAGTATACTTATTCATTGGTACAAACGATTCTTAGAAGAAGGAATGAATGAACCAGACGAAGTCAAGAAAGCTACAGACAAATACAAAGTTGAAAATGACAAGTTTAATGAATTCTTTGATCAAGTATTGGAAGAATCATCAAGTGATTTTGAACCTAACAAAACAATTTATAGCCACTTTTCCAATTGGTGGTCAAGTAATTATCCAAATTCACGTATCCCAGATATTAAAGATTTACGTCGTGCAATGAAAATTAAATTTGGTAATGAAAAAGAAGCGATTATAAATGGTTGTATGAACTATGGTTTCAATATTAAAATTAAACAAACATTTGATGAAGATTTTGACAACCACACAGAAGATTTGTAAGTTATATAACCAATAAATTTATTACAAATATCAATAAATTTATTACAAATATCAATAAATTTATTATAATACCAATAAAAGTTGTATGCTTATTATTTTTTTATACCGTATAGTTAATGAACAACAATAAATTCTCACATAAAAATTTTATTAACGTTGACGATATTGATTTTGATAATACACATTCAGAAAGTGAAGATACAGACGATATAAAAGATATAAAAGATACAGAAAAAGATACAGAAAAAGATACAGACGATATAAAAGATAATACAATAAATAAAAAAGATACTTTTATTTGGGAAGCGATTCATCCAAAATGGGAGAAAAAGGTTTTATCTAAAAATTTTGTTATAAAAAATTGTTTAGCAGATGGCAATTGTCAATTTAGATCTATAGAAACTGCTTTAACAAATGCAGGTATTAAAACAAATCACGAACGTTTAAGAAAATCAATATGCAAGTACATTAACAATTTAGACAACAATGATTTTTTTAACATAATACAAAATTACAGATTAGAAAAACAAACTGGAGAATTCGAAGGAGATTGGGACCCATTTTCAATAAAAAATAAAAGGGATTTTACTAAAGAACTTAGAAAACCAGGATTCAATTTCCAAGGTGATAATATCACCTTATCATTAATATCTAAATGTCTTGAAATAGATATAATAATATTAGATAGTGATTTAAATGTCACTGATCTTAGTAATCCAGATCATCTATTTCCTAAAATAATAATCATATTTTACGATAAACAAAATAAACATTATAGAACAATCGGTCTTAAATGTAAAAAAAAGATTAATACAATTTTTAAAAGAATAGATTTACCAGATGAATTAACAAGATTGATAGACAAAAATACATTTTTCCTACATCATATACAAAACGTTTGTCTTACAGAAATGAAATGTAAAAAACTAGAATTAAATAAAATTATCAAAAATATAGAGGAAAAGTTTGATACTAAAATATCATCAAATGATAAAAAATCTATCATGAAAATTATTAGAACTATCTTGGATAACGAAAATTACTTTAATAAAATCAAAAGTAACTAAATTATTTTTAATTAGTGTATTGGCGATGAATAAAATCCAAATCACGTTTGGCTTTACGAGATGTTTCTGGATATCTTCGTTTATTATATATAACTAATACATTCAATCTTTTAATTATTTCAGAATACGTCGCTTTACCCTTACTTAATAAATTTTTAAGTATGGATCGTCTCTTCTTTTCAGGTAAATCTATATGATATTTTCCAAGAGCACCTTTATGCATTATCGGAATTCTTACTTTTGATTTTGATCTTGTACGTCTTTTGGTACTACGTCTTTTAACTGCAGTTCGCCTTTTGGTGGTACTTCGCCTTTTAACTGTACTTCGCCTTTTAGCGGTACTTCGCCTTTTAGCGGTACTTCGCCTTTTGGTGGTACTTCGTCGTTTTTTAGATTTAGCTATAGATTTCTTTTTTGAATATTTCATCTTTTTTATTTATTTGTTATATTGTATATTAATAATTTTTTTTTTTATTATTGTGTTATTAATAATGAAAGATATTACAATTTGGCATTTTATAATTTTAGTAGCAATTCTTTTTGTGATTCAATATTTGTTTGTTAAACGTGAAAATTATGAATCTGTACAAGGCGGAGATAAAAAAACAGATAATAAATTATGTGGAGAGACATCTATAGATCAAGGGTTTTTATATTACATATTTAATTCTCCTAAAACTCCTGCTAGATAAATAACTGAAATAATTATATATTTAATTATAATACGACTATGACTACTAAAAAAGACTTTGAAATTTTTTTATACAAAAACAAACTTAATTCAAAAACATTAATTGATATTTTACCACAATTATCATCAAAAACAATATCGAATTTATATAATGATTTAGAACAGTTATATAAATCTAAAAATACAGATAAAAATACAGATAAACTTTATATTTTTACAGATGGAGGTAGCTCTCGTAATGGCAAACCAGAATGTAAAGCTGCATATTCTGTTCTATTTACTGAAGAAACAGAATCTATTATGTATAAATTTAATACTACAAGAATGATAGTAAAGGAACCATCAAATAACAAAGCTGAATTATCTGCCATAAAATATGTGTATAAAACTATATATGAAAACATTGATGTGTTTGAAAACAAAAACGTTGTTATATGTACTGATAGTATGTATTCTATTAATTGTATTACGAAATGGTCATCTAATTGGATTAAAAACGATTGGAAAAATTCAAAAGGAGAACGCGTAAAAAACCAAGATATTATTAAAACAATTCTAGATTATAAAAAAACAATACGAGAATCAGGAAAAAACGTAGAAATTGAATTCAAACACGTATTTTCACATATACAAGAACCAGTTGATAAGAATTCACAAGCATACTTTTTATGGTATGGAAATAACTATGTTGATAAAAACATTGGAAAAATATTAAGTATACCTTAATAAATATCAAGTGTCTCTTAAAATTAAAGTACGAATTTAAAAATAAAATTTATAATATAATTATGTTACGATAAATCATTTGCTTCGCATCCTAAAAGTAAATTTTGGAGTAAAAAGAATAAAAAATTACCAAAAGACGTTTATAAATCGTCTTCTAATAAATATATTTTCGATTGCGAATGCGGACATGAATTTGTAACATCTTTAAATAAAATTTCTTGTAATAGATGGTGTGGTTATTGTTCAAATCCACCTAAAAAATTATGCAATAATGAAAATTGTAAAGAATGTTTTAATAAATCATTTGCTTCGCATCCTAAAAGTAAATTTTGGAGTAGGAAAAACGAGTTGATTCCAAGACAAGTTTTTAAAAATAGTCATAAATCTTTTGTATTTAATTGTAATATATGTGTACACGAATTCGAAATAAAATTAGAAAATATTTCATTAAAAAATACTTGGTGTAGTTATTGTGTAAATCAAAAATTATGTGAAAAAGAAGAATGTAATGAATGTTATGAAAAATCTTTTGCTTCTCATATAAAAAGTAAATTTTGGAGTAATAAAAATGAATTACAACCTAAAGAAGTATTTAAACAATCTAATAAAAAATATATATTTGATTGTACTATCTGTAAACATGAATTTCAATGTAATATTGATAGTATTTATAAAGGTGTATGGTGTATATTTTGCGCGAATCAAAAATTATGTGGAAATGATTATTGTACGGAATGTTTTAATAAATCATTTGCTTCACATCATAAAAGTAAATTTTGGTCAACAAAAAATGAATTACAACCTAAAGAAGTATTTAGATCAACAAATAAAAAATTTTGGTTTAATTGTGATAGATGTAAAAATGAATTTGAAAGTAGTTTAAATCATGTTTCAAATGGAAGATGGTGTTCTTATTGTGCTTTTAAAACTGAATTAAAATTATTCGAATGGTTAAAAGAAAAATATTTGAATGTTCAAAAACAAGTTACATTTGATTGGAGCCGAAAAAAAAGATACGATTTTGTTTTAGAAAATTTTAAATTAATAATTGAATTAGATGGACCACAGCATTTTAAGCAAATTAGTAACTGGCAAACTCCTGAAGAAAATCAAATAAATGATTCTCTTAAAAATAAATTAGCAAATGATAACGGATATAGAATGATAAGAATATGTCAAGAAATAGTATTAAATGATCTTGAAGATTGGGGTTACCAGTTAATTAATGCTATAAAAAATAATGAAACTATAATTAGAATTGGTAACATTTATGATTAGTTAAAAAATGAATTTTTATTTATTTCAAAATAATAAAAATGAATCAACAAAAACTTTCAATTAATATAATCGGAATGGGTTTTGTAGGTTCTGCGTGCGGATTCCTCTGTGAAAAAAACAATGTAGAATTTAATGTATGTGATACTCAATTAAAAACTGGAAATTTCAATTATTTTAATAATATACAAGAATTGGTTTGTTTTAGTGAAACTAAATCTGATATTAATTTCTATTTTATTTGCGTTCCTACACCAAGTGATTCAGAAGGAAAGTGTGATATATCTATTGTTGAAAATGTTATTAAACAATTATCATTGGTTGTTAAAAAAAGATCAATTGTTATTATAAAATCAACTATTAAACCTGGTACTACTAGGAATCTTTATAATAAATACAATAATGAAAAATTAGACATAGTATTTTGTCCAGAATTTTTAAGAGAAGTTTCTTATAAAGAAGATATTTATTCTGCAAAATTTGTATTGTTTGGCATTGACGAAAATCAAAAGAATTTAATAAATGATTTAAAAGATCTCTTTACTAATTATCTTTATAAACACAAATATACAACAAATGATAAAAATCTAGAATCACCTTTCGAATTTTATTTTAAAACATTTGAAGAATGTGAATTATTTAAATATACTTTAAATACCTTTTTTGCTACAAAAATTACATTTTTTAATGAAATATATGAACTTTGTAATACAATTGGTGTTGATTATCAAAATTTAAAAAGTTTATTTAAACTGGATAAAAGAATTGGTGATTACGGTACAGTAGTTCCAGGAATGGATGGCTTTGGATATACAAGAAGCTGTCTTCCTAAAGAAATAAGGGCTTTAATTAAATTACAAGAAGAATTAGGACTCTCCAATGATCTTGCATCTTGTGTTGACAAAAGAAACGATTATTTTAGAAGTAAATAAAATACATAAACGTTTTATGTTAATTTAAACATAACATTATTAATTATATAATGAAAATTGATTATATAATGAAAGCTGAATATATAATGAAAGTTGAATCGTATACTATACGTGATAGTATATTAACATTACATTTTAACAAGGATTTTAAGCAAATCCGTTATGTAAAAATGGAATCTGATAATCTACTACATTCTGATAAAACATCAGATTCGTTAGATTGTGACGAAATGGAAATATCATATTCGAAAAGGAGAAATTGTTTCAATGTATGTCTTTCAAACAATTCAGATCAAGTTATTATTTTAATAACGCAATTTGACAAACGACAAACTTGTTATGGATATCATATTAAACGACAAAATACATTAGAAAATACAAGTAACGTAAGTAACGTAAGTAACGTAAGTAACGTAAGTAACGTAAGTAACGTAAGTAACGTAAGTAACGTAAGTAACGTAAAAAATACAGATCAAGATTTGTTGGCAAAAGGAATGATTTCTTTATTATCAGGTAATTTTAAAGTTGATAAGGGTGACCAAAGTAAGGATGACAATATATTTTCTATAAAAAATCAAAATATTTTTGCAAAAATTAAAAAGAAAAGTGCAAAAGATGGAGTTGCAACGTTTATGTAAAAGAATTAGCAATATGAATTCGAGTGTTGAGAGAGCTTATGTTAAAGATATTTCAACAATTATAGATGATATCTTTTTTGAGTATGATATTTTTTACAAAGATACAAATCAAAATGTTTCAAAAGAAATACTTTTACATAAATTTTTAAATATATTTGGAAACTCTGATGAAATCAAAATGTGTATAGGTATTTCACAAAATGGAAATAAATGTTGTAAACGTGCCCAAAACAAATCTGATTATTGTAAAACACATAAATATTTAGAATTTCGTCAAAAAACCAACGATAATTTTACATTACAAAATGACAATTTATTCTTAATAGAAGAATCTGTTAAAAATGCAGATAATATAAATATAAAAAATATGAAAAAACAATTAATCGATGGAACAATTTATTATACAGATTCATCATTCGTGTATGACATTGATAGTCTTGAAAGAGTTGGTTACGTAGATAATGAAAAATGTATTTTAACCGATGATCCTTTTATATTATGTATGTAAAGGTATGTAAAGGTATATAAAGGTATTTAAAGAATAAGGTATTTAAATGATAATGTTATTAATGTTATTATTATTATTATCGATATGTTATGGACATATTTCTATGACGTATCCTCCATCAAGAAGAAATCAGTTAAGTGAATATTATGCTAATATAGGTTTAGTTAATTATAATTTACGTTCACCTTTGAATGTATCACCGGATTTTTTTAGTTTTCCTTGTAAAGGATTTCCAAAAGGACCTGTTGTGGCGACATTTGAAAAGAATGAAATTACAATAACACTAGAAGGTACAGCTACACACGGTGGTGGTCATTGTCAGTTTGGAATATCATATGATGATAATAATTTTGTTGTTTTAAAAACAGTTTTAAACGAGTGTTTGTTGAATACAATGTCTTATTCTTACGAAATACCTACATACGCAAGAGGCGATAATATAACTGTGTTTTGGACTTGGATTAATAGAATAGGTAATAGAGAATATTATATGGAATGCGCTGATGTAAATGTAAAGACAAACGGTAAGATGACCAATATTCCAGGTAAAGAATTATTAATTGTAAATTTACCAGGATATCCTACAGTTCCAGAATGGGAAGTGGGTGCACCTAGTTCACTTGATGGAAGAGATCTATTTTATTCCAGAAAGAATATTAATGTCAATTATGACAAACATAATTCTGATAAACATATACATAACATTAGTGAAAATCGTCGTTTTATCAGTAAAGATCAAAACCAAGATAAAGTAAACGAAAAAAGTCAAGATAAAGTAAATGAAAAATGTAGTTGTACTACAGGTGAAATGAAATGTGATGGGAATGGTTTTATTACTTGTACAAATAACAATTGGATATATCGAAATTGTTCACCAGGTACGAGTTGTAGATCATTAGAAAATAGTATAGTTTGTGATTTTGAATAAATTGAACCTTTTAATAATTTTGTATTTTTATCTTGGATAATTTTAATTAAAAATGACAGTTTATATATTCCAATAATTGTTTATATTTTTCTTCAATTGATAATTTTTTAGATTTTGTAGTTGTCCAATCTTTTCCTGATTCTTTTTGTTTTGGATGTAATTTGGTACAACAAAATGCATCACCTTTTAAAATGGTTGCTTTTATATAATAACAATATTTAGGGATATCTTCTGCTTTAATTTTACAATATTCTGGTAAATTTGAACCTTTTGTATAAACTCTTTGTTTTGGAATATATTCTTCAATTGGTTCTTTAATTTCTTTTTCTTTATTTGACTGTTGTTTTGTAATAACAATTTTCTCTTTTTGAATTTCGTGCTTTTCTCTTTTTGTAATTATGTCTTTACATTTATCAATTTTAGGAATTTGAACATTATTTTTAAGATTGTATTCTGATACTCTTTTACAAGTGTTAATAAATTCATCTTCTGTTAAACTTCCTTTCATATAATTACATTGTCCACAACACGTTACACAATTTTCTATAATATAACCAATTTCATTATTTTTTCTATCAATACCATTTTTATGAGTTTCAGAATTTTCTTTATCGCAATAATAACATTTATCATTTAGAAATTTTATAAATTGATCTTTTGTTAAAGCAAAGTCAAAATCCTTTTTCATAGCTCTTCTTAAATATTCTTTATAAGGTACTGATTTTGAATCACTCCATACTTCTTTATCTAAACTTCCGTTTCCACCAAAATGTTTTGAAATATGTTGACATCTTTTTATAAATGTTTCTGGATCTAAACTTCCTTTAATAAAATTACAATTTTTACAACAACTAACTACATTCTTTTTTTCATAACTTCCCACACTATCCATTCTATCTATCCCATTTAGTGTTTTATCTGAAATATAATCACAATAAAAACAATTTGATGTCATCATTTTATAACACATTTCATCAGTTAAATCTTCATTCCATAGAATACCTTTCTTTTGAGCTTGCTGTTTTATACCTCCGAATCTTTGCACAAAATTTTGCGTTCTCCATTCTTTCAAATGCTGTTTATTATTTTCACACCACCTTCTCATATTTTCAGAATTGTGTTTCAAATATTCATCTTCATTTTCTGCTCTTTTCTTTTCACGATGTTTTATATAATATTTTTTTTCATTTTGTCTTTTATTTCTTTTTTCGATTACATCAGGTCTTTTTTTTTGTTTAGCATCCTTTTCACGACACTTTAAACATCTTTTAACAATACCACCAGATTTCCCAATAAATTCTGATGATATTCTGTAACATTTACAATTTGTGCATTTTTGTTTAACTTCATTTTCCATATTAATAATCTTAAAATTATTAAAATAGATATTATTTTCAATTTTTATTAGGAGGACTGGCAAAAGTATACCAGCCATTAATTTGAATATGCTAATCCACCCCGGATTTAGCTTACCCTTTAGCTTTCACTAAAGGCCGGACTATATCTTAAGATATCATTGATACTGATTAGGTATCTCAATCCCAACTACATTTAGTCTCTGAACCTTCACCATAGTCTTATCATAGCGACTTTAGGTGCTTGGCTGCGGATTTTCCAATCCTAAACTTTATTACCATTGGGCAAAGCCCAACTCTTACGAGTTGTGCAATGGCGACGTAAGTCGCGTACGGCTATTAACCGTGTTCCTTTTAAATGTTTCCAAATAAAAGTGGTAGTTTAGGCTCTAAGGAGGTCCCCGTCAATTTGAAGTTGTTGCAAAAAAAGTTTGACCTTTTTTCACTAGCCAGTTATATGGAAATCATTGCAAATTGATCCCTTGCTAATTTACACTGTTTTTCATAATAAGTAATAGCAAAACTTATTATGCAGCTGACTGTTTGGCACAGGTTAATGTAAAAAATACATTCTTTAATGCCAGCCATAATTCTGAGAACGTTGTAGTTAACAGCAAAGACTTTCAAACTACCACCACCAGCTTGAACGGTAAGTTGAAGAGTGGCATTGTCAATTCTAGACATGTTAACAGTTCCAGATGGTTGATGTTGTTCTGGGTTAAGAGCAAACGAGTATACATAAACACCATCAGAAGGAATAGAAGTATGGTGTTGATATGGTTGAACCAAGTTGAAGTATGCTCCAGCTCTTTCAGAGAAACGATCTTGTCCGTTAAGTTGCAATTTAGCAGTACTAACATCCTTGTATGCAGTTGGGGCAGCAGTAGCTCCAGAATCTTGAACAACCCAGATAAGTTCCTTACAAGGATGGTTCAAAGCAAGCTTACTCTTGTAAGCACCACCAGATACAGTTTCAGCACCAGTGAATTGCAATTGCTCAATGAGGTATTCGTGTTGAACTTGAGCAAATTGACGACGTTCGTCAGTATCAAGATAGATATAATCAACATACAAACTAGCTTCAAGAGCTGGAGCAGTTGCAGTACCAGCATCAGCACTTGTATACAAATTCTTATCGAATGCTGCAAAAGTAATGTTGAATTTAACTTCGTGATATTGCAATGCAATCAATGGCAAAGCAAGACCTGGATTTCTACAGAACCAGAATTGCAATGGCACATACATAGTATATTCTGAAGTGCTACCATCAGTTGTCATATTAGTAGTGTTACCAACCATCTTTTTGTAACCATCTTCCTTTTCAGATGTTTGAGTAAGATCATTCCAGATATTTAACCAAGCACCATAATGCTTATCGATTGTTTGACCACCAATTTCAATTGAAACTTCTTCAATCAAATTGTGTCCAAGATATGGGTGCCAATGTGTATCACCATCTAATGCACCAACTGTAGCTTGCAAGTAGACCTTGTGAATAAGATCACCATTTCTTGAAACAGTACATGAAACTTTTCTACCAAATCCAACAGTTCCATTAAATGTTTGTTCGATTGATTCAATAGCAAAGTTTGTATGTCTACGATATACAACTTTAAAAACGTTTACACCCTACCTTTCGGTATATTTATCAGGAGCTTACGCTACCTGGGGACTAGACTATATCTTAAGCAAATTCATATGAATTCACCCATTACCATTTAGTCGTTGAACTGAGGCCATATTATTGATAACTTAGGCTTTGGCTGCAGATTGCCCATTTCAATCTAAACTATGTTTAAATTTCATCTTAAAAGTTATTACCGAAAGATTTTTAATCCTTGTGACTGACGCCACTACCCAAGTTCTATTCTTGGCCATTAATTTTTTTCAAAATTAACTTGGTATTTTAAGCTTTAGGGGTTTCCCGCAATTTGATAATGTCGCAAATCTAATTAGATTCACTAGTAGCTGAATTATTAGTCAATTGATATGACTAATATAGGAATTACAACAGATTTTTCTATAACATATCCTAATAGTTATAGCTGACTACTTTTCTACTCAATTTTTTAAGTAATTTGAGGATTACCTGTACATTTCCTCTACCTAGTCTTTCAACTAGGATTAGACTATATCTTAAGCAAATTCATACGAATTCACCCACTACCATTTAGTCGTTGAACTGAGGCCAATTTACAAATTAACATTTATAAATATTTAGATAAATTTAGATAAATATACCCTTAGGCTTTGGCTGCTGATTGCCCAATCCATTTAGATTTTCACTACAGTTCTAAATCATTTAATTTAAAACAGGTAATTTCATAGAAATTACTACCCAAGTTTAATCTTGGCCAAATAAAAGTTTCCTCTTATTCTTAGTACTAAAGGCTCTAAGGGGTTTTCAGCAATTTGATAGTGTCGCAAAAAAAGTTTGACCTTTTTTCACTAGTAGCTGTACATAATTAATCGAAATGGGTGATGGCGGTGATTAATTAAGGAGTACTAACTGTATTTATTATAACATATCCTTTTAGTTATAACAGGCTACTTTTCTACCCTACAGGTTTTTTAAGGTAAATATCTTGAGCGCCATAAGCGACTAATTGCATAAGTCCACCACCCATATTTTGTTTTTATAATATTCAAAAATAAAAAAAATTTCCGTAATTAACTTATTAATTATACATTTAATTGCAATTACACACGTGTTTCATCACATTCTTATATATACATATTCGCATTCTTATATATATTGAACATAACATACAATACATATAATACAAAATTAAAGAATTCTACGAATCTAATAGCTAGTTTTCTAGCTTGTTATTCTTAGTGCAGGAACTGGTGTTATCCTTAGTGCCGGTATTGCTTCTGATTCTGGTGCTAGTGTTGTCCTTAGTGCCGGTATTGATGGTTGTTCTGGTGCTAATGTTGTAACAGATTTTGTCTGTGTAAAATAAAATCCAGCTCCAGCTAACCCAGATAATAAAATACAACATATACAACTAACGATGATAATAATCTCTATATCCATATATAATAATATAATATTTTTTTACAAATTTATGTATCTCGAAATTTCCACTTTACCGCTGTCTGTCGTAGCATCTCAAAAAAATATATGTAATATTTTTTCCCTAGATTTTTCTATATATAAATTTAAATTATTTACCATGTAACTTTCCAAGTAGACCAATTATCAGCATTTTCTCCTCTTACTCCAACACCCATATCTTGGAAACTCTTTAACCTTCCCCAATTTTTGTTAATCAAATTAACTTCTTTATCTTTTGTAACGATATCAGCTACATCAACACAAATACTACCATCAGAATTACATAAACCTTTTCCAGGTGCTGTTCGTAGTTGATTCGAAAATTCTGTTACTCCTCTGATAAAATTTTTGTCATTGTCATTAAAATGTGTCCAACTTCCATTGTTATTCGCAATATTCAATCCCTTCTTATCCCAAGCAGCATCAAGCTCATTACCTACGTGTAGAGATGTTATTACTGCAGTTTGAGGTACTCTTATCCTTCCGCCCACAGCCTGTAATCTTAAGCTTCCGTCATCATTTCTTATAGTAAATGTTTTTTTCCCACCATCATCTTCTCTTGTATCACCATTTTTAAATAAAACTCCTTTACTACCTATTTTCATTTCTGTATAACTTGCTTGATCAGGATTATTGGCATAAACATGTTTAAAACTTGCACTATCATTTCCGAGTACTTTAAAACATCCAGTATTAGCTTTATTACAAATGTTATCTGTATAAACAGCATTAGTTGCTGTAAAATTTTTAGAATTTACATTCTCACTTGCTGATAAATTAGTTCCGATGAAATTTGGACTATGGGTGTCATTCGCGAAATATGTCACTCCTCTGATCCAATTTTCGCTCTTCCCTTGTGCATTAAAATGCGTCCAACTTCCATTATCATTTTTGATATGCAATCCTTTATTCCAATTTGCATCCAAATCTCCACCTATCCATATACGTCCATTTGTTGAAAAATTCTTAGCGTTAACATTTTCAGTTGCTGTAAAATTCTTAGCGTTTACATTTTCAGTTGCTGTAAAATTCTTAGCGTTTACATCTCCAGTTGCTATAATATCTCCAGTTGCTGTTATTTTCGCAGTTGCTAAAGTTTTATTATCTGGTACGTTACACGTAGTTGCTGTACTACCATCAGCGCACCAAACTGTTCTATTCTCAAGTGCAGTTTTTACAGCATTGGCATCTCCAAGATTACCAGGATCTCCCTTTATTCTAGCTTTATAAGTGGCATTTGATGTTAACAAATTAGCTATGTCAGTTTTAAATGCATCTCTTCCTACTATATCAGCTCCTATTAGCGATTTTGTAGTGGCATTATTTACAATACTGCCACCTACACTTGAAGCTAACGTGGGATTAACTGCTATTTTACTGGATAATCCAGTTAGAAAATCATTGTTAGTAGATAAATTAGTTGATATAGTATCCATATCACTACTTTGAAATGCGACACTTCCAGGATCTCCTTTTTCTCCTTTTGGTCCTAGCGGTCCTTGTGGTCCTTGTAGCCCTATAGGTCCAGTGTCACCTTTCTCACCTTTTAGCCCTTGTGGTCCTTGTAAACCAGTATCACCTTTTGGTCCTTGTGGTCCAAGTGGTCCAATTGGCCCTCTTTCTCCTTGTGGTCCTTCTGGTCCTTCTGGTCCTTGTGGACCTTCTATTCCTGATTGTCCTTGACCCATTTTTTTATATATAATACTTTTATAAAAAAAATATACAGAATTACTAAATTATAAAAATAACTAAATTCTAAGAATACACTATTACTAAATTCTAAGAATACACGATTACTAAATTATAAAAATAACTAAATTATAAAAAATCAAGATTACAAGTCTTTTCTAAATAGCCAATCAAAAAAACCACGTTTTATACTCTGTTTCATTAGTAAAGAACTAGATTTATTAATTTTTTCCCACGAAGATTCGCAATCATTGTTCGTCAATGGATTTTTCACTATATCTTTTTTCATAGTTTCATTTTTAATATACATATTCTCTCTACAATTTATAATATCTTTTATTTTATCTTTATCTACACAATCTACTATCGCGTCTAATTCGGTATCTTGTAAATATCGTTTTACGTCGCTTATGTCACAACGATCATTGTAATTTATACACAAGATTTTATACAAAATATCTTTGAAACCATCTTTTAAAACCATTCTTCTATTGATCTTTTTATTAAATATTTCCTGAATATTATCCAAACTATAAAAACGTTCTAAATCACAAATACTCTTTATATTCGAAAATGGTAACAAATTAAACATCAATTCGTATATACATATTCCTAAACTCCAAACATCTGTTCGTTTATCATATAAGAACTTGTAACGTTTTTTTTTCATCAAATTTATTTTATCCACCACGTAACTTGTAATATTTTCCATTTCATTCATATTCTGTATTATTTCCGGAGACATATAATATGGTGTACCACATAATTTGTAATATTTTCTATGCAAAATATTCGTTTTATCAAATCGAGGTTCGTTAGATAAATCATAACAAGCAAAACCAAAATCTGAAATTTTAAAATCAATTTTATTACCATCATCTTTTATTAAAATATTATGTAATTTTATATCACGGTGTATAATATTTTTACTATGGATATAATCCAAACCATCAACTGTTTGTTTTAAAAACTCGTAGAAAAAAGAATTAGTAAACCCACCACATTCATTTTTATATTTGTCACCTCCGTTTCCTTTTAAGAAATCATACACGTCACCACCATTACAATATTCCATCCTTAAATAATATATTCCATCGCGTTTTGTATATCCATAAAATTTAATAATATTTGGATGTTCCATATTAGATAAAATTTCAATCTCACTGTCTATTAATTCTTCTAAACGTTTGAAATAATACTCTTGTTCTGTGTTTATTAATTCATCACCGTTAGTATATGGTGTTATATTTACATCAATGTTTTTCTTATCTTTATTAACACGTCTAATTGTACTACCTGAACTTTTTGAAATATAACTTTTCACTAAATTGTTTATGTTTATTTCCTTTATTATAAACATTTCATCCTCATCTGTTATTAAAGGACTCTCATATTTGCATAAATACACATTTGAAAAAGACCCCTTGCCTATATGACGAATTACTTCATAATCTTCAATAAAACTCATTCTAATATTACATATGAAAATAAATTCAAAATACATCTTTATTTGTGTAATAATCTGTATTTTAATTATCTACACGTTCCGTTTATTTTATATATTGTATATATTTTACACATTCTGTCTATTTATTTTATTGTATAATATTATAAACAAAGCACGATAATGAGTTTAAATCCGATATACTATTACGATTACCTATTTGAGTTTTACACAAATGATATAACAGATCTTGATAAATTTAATACAATTTACGATCAATGTACATTGGAAGATCCAACTGGAAATAGAAAGGCGATAATTTATAACAAATCTTTAGAAATTTTACAAATCTTATCAAGAACACCCGGGATTCATATATGTTCATCATTTGTTAATTATAACAATAAACGATACAAAGTAACTGTTCACAATATGTCTTGGTCCGGAAACACATAAATTTATTTACCTTATATTTACACAATTTATTTATTCTTTTTATTTTGTACATTTTGATTATTTTATTTTATTGTACAATGATATAAACAATATAAACAAAATGAGTTTGAATACACCATTTGATTACGATTACATATTTGAGTTTTACACAAATGATATAACGGACCTTGATAAATTTAATACAATTTACGATCAATGTACATTGGAAGATCCATCTGGAAATAGAAAGGCGATAATTTATGACAAATGTTTACAAATCTCACAAATTTTATCAATCACACCTGGAATTCATATTTTCGCATCATTTGTTAATTATAACAATAAACAATACAAAGTAATCGTTCACAATATGGGTTGGGGTGGTGCCACGTATATACCAACTTAATACAACATATATATTAACTTATTAAATCCAAAATTTGTCATTGTCAATTTCTTGTTTTTCACAAAAGTAACTGGAACAAGAATTATATCCCATATCTATTAATGATTGTACATCACTTTTGGATAAATTAAAATTTAATGCATTTGTTATCTGATATGCATTTATACCAATGGTATGTTCAGTATATTTGTCAAACGAAGATGCTTGTTTTTCTTTGTTTATTAAAAAACAATTTATAATATTAAGGAGATAACTATCAAATGAATCAATCAAATTATCTTTACACATTTCTCTTTTTGATAATAATTTACAACCAAGTGTAGTACTTAAATTATTTTCATATATTTCTATCGGATAATTATTTATAATAGATCCATCAACATAATACGTATTATTATAATACTGTGAAGAAAAAACAAGAGGAATACATGTAGACATCCTAATTGCTTTTAAAACTTTTAAATTAGGTGTATTTACATAATCAAAAATAACCATACTATAAGTATTTATATCAGCTGCTACAACGCGGAAATTTATTCGCGTTTTTATCCATAATTCTCTCATAGTTGTATCTTTGGAAAAACCCTTTTTTACCAACAATTCAGTTAACCAATCAATTATTTTATTTCCATTGTCCAACCCATATTTTGATATAAAATTACTTATTTTAAATTTTTGTAAATTTAGAAAATCTACATCTATAACTTCTTTATATAACTCATCATAAGTATAACCTATCGTATATAGCAAACCAAATAAACTACCGATTGACACACCACATAATTCTTTTATATCAAATATTACTTTATCACTCCTTAATAATTCCTCAAAATACTTTACAACACCAATATACGCAATACCCTTCATTCCACCACCACTAAATAACAACGTATCTATTCGTTTCTTCATACTATAATATAGATTTATATTACACTAATATAAATTATTCATATAATAAACAATTTAACAATATAATACTCCATTTATATTAATTATTTTATATATATTATAATTATAATATATATATGGATAATAAAATTGTAGTTTTTACTAAACCTGGCTGCCCTTACTGCAAAAATGCTAAAGAATTTTTAGATAATTTTAATTTACCATTCACTGAAATTACACTTAATCCTTCAGATATACATTACGAACATAAAAGAGATAGACTATTTAATTATTACCAACACAGAAGTTACCCTATTATTGTTATAAATAACAGACTCGTTGGCGGTTACACTGATTTATTAAGGGCATATGATACACTTAAATTACATAAGATTTGTCAAGATATAGGATTATATTTACCTTTTGATTTTTGATTCCCATAAACAATTATTTACAAATCGTCTTTTAATATTTGTTTTATACAATATTTCTTTTGTGAAAAATCATCGTCATTCATATAAATAGTCAAGTAATAGTCTAATATATCAACATCGTTTTGTTTATACGTATACATAAAATAATGTAAAAAATAATTTACACATATTGGATTATTAAAATAAAAACAAAATTTACGAAATTCATTAGTTGTATCAAATACTACAAGGTCATTTTCATCTGTTATACAAGCAAATACAATTTCATTTTTATGCAAAATAATATCCTTTTTATTTTTGTTAAATTTAACTAAATCATTATACAAACCACGATTTGTACGTGATACAAACGTCATCGTATATTCCTTTTCATCTTGAATAATCTTGTATTCAGTATAAATATGTTCGTTTATAGTTTCACAAAAAATTTTCTCAACACTATCTTGAATAGGATTAAATAATACACCACTTATATACGTTTTTAATTTGTACACATTAAAACATAACCAAATAACATTTAATAAGATAAATCTTCTATACACATATATTAATGAAAATATTAAACTAAAAATACACACATAAAACATCTTATTTAAAAACTATATTATTATAATTTTAAATGGATTTCTTTCAATTTTTACAAAAGTCAAAACAATCAACTAACTCCAACTCCGAAAGCGATACCAAAAACGATAACGACACCAAAAACGACACCAAGGAAAACGTGTATAAAAAATCATCAAAGAAACATATCAACAAAAATGAAATTACAAATGAAATTACAAATGAAATTACAAATGAAATTACAAATGAAATTACAAATGAAATTACAAATGGAATTAATGAAATTACAAATGAAATTACAAATGAAATTACAAATGGAATTAATGAAATTACAAATGAAATTACAAATGGAATTAATGAAACTGGTCATGTATTATATAAAAATGTTAAAAAAGGAAATATGGTTAGAATTATATATAACGAAAACAGTATTTTAAATTTGTACAAAGGATATATTGGCGAGATAAGAGATTATAAGAAGGAACAGGATTTTGCTATTGTATTTCTGCACGGAATAAATAGTCAGACATTTATCAAATGTCCATTGCAACATTTTATCCTATTATAATAGGTCATCATATGTGATTAGTGTAGTGTTGGTAATTAAATTTTTAAGAGTTTCATTTACCTTTCGCATTTGTTCTAACTTTGATGTTTTCTTTTCTGATTGTATTTGATTTTTTCTTATAGAATATGTAAATTTATTAACAGAGTATAGAGATTTCTTTACACTAGGATTTTTATTTAATAAAGTTATAAATACACAATCTTTAAATGATTCACTATTTGCTATATATCCATTTGACAAATAAATAAACCATACATCATATGTGGACTTTAATTTTAATTTTTTAAACATTGTATTGAAAATTAATAAACCACGTTTAATAGTATTTGTTCCACATTGATTTTCCGGATCGTTTTTTAGATCGTATTCGTATCTTGTGATTTTATTTACATTATAATCTTTTTCATATACTTTTACATTCAAATCAATAGATCTTTCTACAAAATCAATGTCGTATGTATCATCAAAATCTAAATAATAATATATATCCAAAGGTTTTTTGTTATCATCTAAAGGGTTTTTCTTATCATTAGAGTTCATTGTAAGATCTACTCTGTTTTAACCATAATTTTTCAACTTTTTATAATTTTAACAAAATTTTTTTATTTGTATATATAAGATGACAAATAAAAAGGGAAGATCGCCAAATAAAAAGGGAAGATCACCAAATAAAAAGGGAAGATCGCCAAATAAAAAGGGAAGATCACCAAATAAAAAGATTGATTACACAAAATATCATTCTACATCAGGATTATCAACTAAATCGTGGGGGCCAAATGGTTGGTACTTTTTATTTTCTTGTATAATGGGTGGATATCCTATTAAAATAGACAAAAACAATCGCGATCACGTGCGTATAAAAAGGCATTTTAAGAATATGTTATTAAGTTTAGGTTATACTATGCCTTGTATTTACTGTAGAGAATCATTTAAAAAATTTTGTAAAGAACTTCCCATAGAATCATCTTTGTCAGGTAGAATTGAATTAATGCGTTGGTTATATGATGTTAGAAATAAAGTCAATCAAAAGTTGATAGCACAGGAAAAAAAATGTTATAACGATGAAAAAAAAAGATTAAAAAAAATATACTATTCTGGATTAAAAACAAATGAATCACAGGAAAACTATTACGATTCCTTAAAACAATTTAAAGAAAAAACTTTTGTTACAAAACAATCACCTAGTTTTCAAGAAGTGTTAGATACATACGAAAGTATTAGAGCTGTTTGTTCTAATAAATCAAAAACTTGCGCCCTAAAAGTCGAAGCAAATTAGTTTTAATGGTACTTTTTACTCATATTAACTGGAAAATACTTTTTCATTTATTATAATATTGTATTTAAATCTTTTTAATTAAATAATTAAAAAGATGTATCTTCATTTTCATCTTCATTTTTAGTAAGGTTTTTATACACCAATTTCAAAGAATCTTCTCATTTGAGCTGGACTTTGTTCAAAACTGCTTTGATTCCAAGGTCCAACACTTTCTTTTGGGATAGGTGGAAGCGATCGAATATCGTGATATGGAATCTTGTTAGATTGCATAACTGTATTAATACCAACGTGATATCCGCTAATTAAAAAGTTTTGTTCTTTTAAAAGTTTAGTAACTGGGTTTTCCTTGGAAAATTCGTTTTCTGCCTTATAATCAGGTAATAAATCACTTGGTTTAATTTCATCACCCTTAGCAACAATAGCATCTACTCGTTCTTGTTCTTCATCTTTTTTTACAGGTGCTTGTTCTATTGGAGCAATGTCACCTTGAGAAACATTTTCAAGATTTTCTGGAATTAAATAATTTTCCATGGATTCGTTTTTTGTTTTAGTATAAGTTATAATTATATAAAAGGCAAGAAGAATTAAGGCAATCTTGATCATATCATTTGATTGAATAAACTTTAAAATATTAGCAATCATTGTTTTTTTAATATAGTATAATAAAATAAATTTAAATTTTACAATTAAAAAAAATTTCCGAGTACAATTTAAAAATAAATGTAAATTTTACAATTTAAAAATTCCAGAGTGTAATTTAAAAACATAAATAAATTACTTTTAAATGCTTGAATACGATGAAAATGAAAATTACACATCATCATCTGATTATGATGACATAGACAATTTTTTAGACAATTATTCAGATGATTTATATTTGTTATACGAAGACATAAAATCTAAATCGGAACCTCATTCCCCATTTTTTCTATGTAAAATGCGTTTTCACCACATAACAACTTTTTTAATTGACATTCTATTTAAACCAGAATCAGACTCAAAATTAAATGATGAAAAAAATCCCTTTAGTTTAATAAACGATTTCAATAATTTTTACCAAGATGAAATATCTTATTCATTTAACATTATATCTGCTTATATTAAGAAACATTTTAAATATACTATACCTATAGAATATTGGATATTTTTTTGTTATCATCTTTCAGACATTGGTGAAATCCAAAAAGTGCGATAAGAACATTTTTATAATAAACAATTTCAATAATTTTTACCAAAATGAAATATCTTATTCATTTAACTGGATATTTTTTGTTATCAAAATCATTGGCGAAATTCAAAAAGTGCGATAAGAACATTTTTTTAATATAATATTCTAGAGTAATGATATTATCTATTGATATAGGAATTCGAAATTTATCTTTATGCTGTATTGATTACGTTACACAATCAGATTTTTCTAGTTACCAAATAAAACTATGGGATGTATATAACACACTTGAAATGGAACAACATATATGCGAGTCATTAAAAAAAGACAATAAACGATGTGGTAAACTTTGTAATTATAAATATATTTCCGACAACCAAACAATTTATACGTGTAAAACACATTTTCCAAAAAATGTAGAAATTAAAAAACAAAATCACTATAAAGAAAAATTGGTAAATGATTATTTATTACAAGATATTGCCAGAATAGTTCTTACAAAATTACAATCAATATACGACGATAATATAGAAATTTTTTCAAAAATACGAGGAATAGTTATAGAATTACAACCAAAAGTGAATCAGAAAATGAAATTTATATCACATATTATCTATGGAAAGTTAGTAGAATTATATTACAACACATCTACTACAATTCGTTTTGTACGAGCTGCTCAAAAATTAAAAGCATACAATGGTCCTATTTTACAATGTAATCTTAAAAGTTCTTATGCAAAAAGAAAATGGTTAAGTATTCAATATACAAATTGGTTTTTAGAAAATCGTTTTTGTGAAAATGAAAAATTAAAATGGCACGATCATTTTAATAATCATAAAAAACGAGACGATATGGGAGATACTCTGCTTATGTCAATTAATGCTATATACGGTGTACCTAAATCAAGTGATAAAAATGGAAGATGTATTAAGTAGTTGGGTTAAGTAGTTGGGTTTAGTTATATATTTTAATTATCTTGTTATTTATTTTGTTATATGTTATTTTTAAATTTGTTTACAATTTTTGAAACATTTTTCACACAATAATTTAATCCAGATTTATATAACGTTAGGGGTTTGTATGTATAATAATATACAACTTTGTTTTTATTAAAACTTACGCGTTTATTTTTTGAATTAGATAAATTATCTTTTTCACTGGTTTTTTTTTGAAATTTTTCCAAGCATTCGTTTTTAACTTGTGTTATGACAATATATTCTCTCATTGACAATATATTCTATATTTTATTAGAGTATTTTATATTTAGGTTTCTAACACGTTTAAAAAACGAAAAAAAATTGAACGTATATATATATGTTGATTAATGAATTTGAAAAATTATCTCTTAAAAAGTTTAAAATAAAAAGTATTATGCCGGATGCTACTATACTATGTTTAGGTAAGAGGCGGAGTGGAAAATGTATTGCACGTGGTACAAAAGTGTTAATGTACGATGGAACAATTAAAAATGTCGAAGATATTCGAGTAGGAGAACAAGTTATGGGTGATGACAGTACACCTAGAAATGTTTTAGAAACACATTCTGGGACTGATACAATGTATAAAGTAGAAAATAAACGGGGGGAAAGTTATACAGTAAATAGTCATCATATTTTAAGTTTAAAATGGTCTGGTAAAAAAATTATACTTGAGAGACTTGACAAAATGTCTTTTCAAGTAAGATATTTTGATAAAAATAAAATTAAATTAATACATAAAGATTTTTCTTATCGAGATAGAGATAAAGAGTTAGTTTTTGCGGAAGCAAAACGTTATTATGATAACATAGTAGATGATTTGTATGTAGATATTCCTATAAAAGAATACTTGGGATTATCTAAAAAATACCAAGAAAATTTATTGGGATATCAAGCATCGGCATTAACATTTCCAGAACAAACAACATCTTTACCAATCGATCCTTATATGATTGGTTATTGGTTAGGAGATGGTACCATGAGAGAAGCAGTAATAACATGTCAAGATTCAACTGTTTTACATTATTTTGCTCAAAATCTTCCACAGATCGGTTGTTATTTGAATTATAGAAAATCAAACAAATTTCATTACGGAATAAATGGTATAAAACAACCTGGTTGTAAGAATATGACTAATTATTTTTTAAATACGATTAGAGACTTGTGTCTAACAAAAGAAAAACATATTCCTCATATCTATAAATGTAATACTAGAGAGGCTAGATTACGTTTACTGGCTGGATTTATAGATGCAGATGGTCATTTAGGTAATAGAAATGATTTTGAAATAAAAATAAAACATGAGAAATTACTTGACGATATTATTTATTTATGTAGAAGTTTAGGGTTTACTACTTATAAACACGTTAAACAAACATCCTGGATACATAACGGAGTTAAAAAATTTGTAAAAGCATTTAGAATAAATATTAATGGTCAAGGTATACATGAAATACCTACTTTAATTAAGAGGAAACAGGCACAACCAAGAAAAGAACGAGTTGATGCATTAGTTAGTCGAATAAAGGTAACTGAGTTACCAGAAGACCGTTATGTAGGTATTGAATTAGATGGAAATAATCGTTATGTATTAGGAAATTTTATTGTCACACATAATAGTTGGCTTGTTAGAGATATATTTTATCATCACAAGAATATACCCTCTGGTATTGTTTTTTCTGGTACGGAAGAAGCATCACCTTTTTTTGGAGATTTTATACCTGATAGTTTTATACATTCAGAATATAATCCTGAACTAATAGATAGTATTATGATTCGTCAAAAGAAAAAAATAAGAGAAACAAAAGCAAAAGGTATATCTGAAACTGGAAAACATCCTAGTAATAATTTATTTATAGTATTAGATGATATGTTACACGATGCACAAAACTGGAAAAAAGAAAAAACAATTAAAAGTATTTTCTTCAATGGTAGACATTATAATTTTCTTTTTATATTAACTATGCAATATCCTTTAGGTATTACTCCCGAATTAAGAAGTAATATTGATTATGTATTTATATTTAATGAACCCAGTGTAAAAAATAGAAAAAAAATATACGACGACTACGCTGGAATGTTACCTTCATTTGATCATTTTTGCAATATCCTGGATGCATGTACTCAAAATCACGAATGTCTGGTCATAAAAACATCAGGAAACAGTAGTGATTTAAGAGATCAAGTATTTTGGTATAAAGCAGAATATCACAACAACTTTAGAACAGGACATCCTAAATTTTGGAATTTCCATAGCAAAAATTACAATGACAACTACGAAGAAGACGATGATAAAGATCAAGAACACTTGGACAAATTAAAACGTAAATTTGCAAAAACTAAAAAATTAAAAGTTATCGTATCAAGACAAGGGGATATAGTAGGTTATAAGTCCGATGGTTAAAAATAAACCCGTTTAAAATACCATTTTTTAATTATTTAATTAAGTTTCTATTATTTGATTAAATCTATATTTAAAGACAAAATATATACAAATTATAAATGAACCTTTTTAAAACACCGATTGATATTAAAACACTTATACAAACTAGTACAATAGAAATATATGATAAAACTAAATTAGTAGAAAAATTACAAGAACATTTCTCAGATGATGAACAACGATTATATGTATGCAATTTGTTTTTATTCTTAAATTATCATCCAATCAATGATTTCATTATCAATTTGGAAAATGTATGGAAATTTATAGGATTTTCTAACAAAGCCAATGCGAAGAGATTATTGAAACATAATTTTACAGAGGAAAATGACTATAAAATAATTTTCATCCGAACGGATGAAAATAAAACTTTGCTCATCCGAATGGATGAGCAAAAAAAAGATAATAGAGGTGGTCACAATGAAGAAACGATTATGTTAAATATAAATACATTTAAAAAGTTATGTTTAAAAGCAAACACAGATAAAGCAGACAAAATTCATGACTATTATATAAGATTAGAGATGATATATAACGAATTAATGAAAGAAGAATTAGATGAACAAAAAAATAAAATAGAAGAAAAAGAAAAATTATTGATTCAAAAAGAAACTCAATTACAAGAAACTACTAAATTACTTAATGAATTAGAACTCAAACCAGAAACTGAAGGTTTTTCTAGTAGAATACCAGGTGAAATTTATTGTATACGAGATAAAACAAAGCCTGGACATATGAAAATAGGAATAGCAGATAAAACTATAACAAGAGTGGATCAATTAAATGTAGGTTCTAGTACGCATTCTTTAGAAATGTATGCTAAATTTGAAACATTCGATAGGAATTTTACAGAAAAATTAATACATCATTCTTTACACCCATTTAGAATTAGAAATCGAAAAGAGTGGTTTTATTTCGGAAACGATATCGAATTAGCTTATGCAATCAATACAATTAAAAAATCATTAGAATACACTAAACAATTTGACATTAAAAATAATGTTCATTTTAAAGAATTAACAGTAAACATAAACGTTAATACAGAATTAATTGACCCAAACGTTATCGATAATATACAAACAAATGAAGAAAACAAAGTAAAAGAACATATTGAAAAAATACGAAAAACTAATAAAAATAATATACAACAGAGTAGTGCTCGGACAGGTAATTTTAAGGGAGCGTGTTGGGTTAAGGATAAAAATATGTGGAAATCTCAGATACAGAATAATCAAAAAAATTTCCATCTTGGATATTTTACTGATGAAATAGATGCTGCCAAAATATATAATGATTATGCTTTATATCTAAACGAAAACGAAAATACAAACTTTTTGTTAAACGATATACCTGGGTATAAAACAGTAGCAAGAAATATACCAGAGGAAAACAAACGAGAAATTACAGAAAAAAAAACTTCCAAGTATATAGGTGTAAGTTATGATTCTAAACGAAAAATTTATGTCACTAGTATTAAATTAGCTGGTAAAACTTATAATTTAGGAAATAATAATCAAGAAGTCGAATGTGCAAAATTATATAATCAACAGGCTCTCTTCTTTAATAACACATTGAATACAAAATATATATTAAACGATATCTCTAATTATGTAACTATGCCAAACGATATTCGTTCAGAATTACTTAAAAAAAAAGAAGATAAAAAATCCAGTAAATACATTGGTGTAAGTTTGAATAAATCGAACAAATGGAATAGTTATTATATGCTGAATAGAAAAAGAATTAATATTGGAACTTTTAATACAGAATTAGAAGCTTGTCAAGCATATAATAATACAGTTATTGACTTAAACAAGAATGGATGCAACTATGAACTCAATATTGTAGACTAACTATGTCTTTTTAATATTTTTTAATTAATTAAAAAATATTGTTATAATATAAGAGAACATGAAATCTAAACCTGGAGCAATTTTTGTAAGTATTGCAAGTTATAGAGATGATGTATGTAGTACTACATTAGATTCATTATATACTATGGCTGATAAACCAGATAGAGTATATGTAGGAATATGTCAACAAAATAAAAATGAAGAAGATGACGGTATAGATTGTGTAACAAAAGGTTACCAAGATCATCCTAGAGTAAGAATAATAAGAATTCCACATTTTGAAGCAAAAGGTCCTACTCACGCAAGATATTTATGTAGTACATTATGGAGTGGAGAGGAATATTTTTTACAAATAGATAGTCATAGTAAATTCGTAAAGGGTTGGGATACATTGTGTATAGGTATGTTATCGGATATTAAAAATAAAGGATTATCAAAAAAACCTGTCTTGAGTCATTATCCAAAAGAAATAAGCACATATGACCAATATAACGATAATATAAAAAACAATGTTACAAGAATATGCAAATCATTTTTTAACAATAGAGGAATGATTTCATTTATGGGCGCTGAAGAAATAAATAGTAATAATACACCATATATGACACCATACGTTGCCGGAGGTATGTTATTTTGCGAATCTTATTTTTTAAAAGAATTACCATTTGACCCTAATTTGCCATTTTTATTTGTCGGAGAAGAAATATTACACAGCATACGATTTTACACACACGGGTGGGACATTTTCACACCAACTGAAAATATCGTATTTCACGAATACACAAGAAAAGATAAACCTAAAATATGGACAGATAATCCATACTATTCAGATGTTCCAGCATTTGATAAAGTAAAGTATTATTTGAAATTAATAGATAACGATAAAGATGACGTAGTAAATTATTTACAATTTAATTTAGATAAATATGGTTTAGGAAAAATAAGAACATTAGAAGATTACTATAATTTTGCAGGAATAGATATAGTAAATAAAAAAGTATATAAAAATTTTTGCAGAGAAAATAATATTGCAACAGAAGACGATATCTTAATGAGTAACCAAATTAATCACGAAACTAACCATAACAAAAAATTCATTCAAAATAAAATTATACCATCATTACAATATATATCAATATTAATATTAGGATTATTGCTTTTACTTTACGTTATTCGCAATATTAACATTAATACCACGTTTATGCAAAAGTTTTTCAAACCGTATTAGTTTTTTTTGTAATATGAAAAGATCTAACCAAGAACTACCATATTTATAATCTTCATTTATTGATTTCTTTATACACGCTTTATACTTTTCAATTTTCATAAAGGTCTTTTTATCCAAATTAGATATCTGATGACCATATTTATTGAGGATACTTAGATCAATATCACTTATTATTACCCCTTTCATTATATATAATATGAAAGGAATATAAATAATTCAATTTTGTGCTACACTTTTTATATTAAACTTTTTTATTGTATACTTTTTTATTGTATACTTTTAAATTGTATACTTTTAATATGAATATACAATATGTGGAATTAGATTGTGCAAATCCATTTCGGAATATAAATAAGGATACTATTTCTTCAAATACTATAATAATACCAGATTTGTCAAATTATGCACAATCAGATACACTAGCTTTAAACGATTGGTTATTTTCTGATTATTTTGATAATTTGTTTTTGAATTTCATATTTTACGCACAGTGGGATTACTGTTTTCTACATTATGACAACATAGAAGAATATTTTTTAAGAATTAACTTATCCAATTTAAAATTCATAATATCCAATAATACAGTAAATCAAATAAAATCTTGTATAAAAAATAAAAAAATTATAATACTTCCTATAAGATTAGATCTATTAGAAATCCAATTAGATTATAACATTTCTTATCCAGATCATCAAGAAGAAAAGTCGATTCACAATGCACATTCTAATTTACTTATAATAGATTCACAGAATGAAATAATAGAATTTTTTGAACCACACGGTATAATACTTCAACATACATATTCAAACATTATAAATTTACAAGAATCTATAGAAAATTTCCTTAAATACACATTCGATATAGATTATACTTTTGTAAATATTGCAAACATTTGCCCTATAGGATTACAAGCATATCAATCTTATATTAATCCAAATGCTGGACATTGTCTTGTATGGAGTGCATATCTTATAACTGTAAGACTAATGAACGCACATTATAAAGAAATTAGCTATGACAAAACTACATCACAGACTCTTAATGAAATATTAATAAATCATTTTTCAAATAACGCAGATCAAATCATAAGACAATTTTTTTCATACATTGAATCTTGTATAAATATAACATCACGTCCTTACAGTAGCACTAGAGATTCCACATATAATTTACTAAATTACATACAGGACACTCGCACCATAGAAGATCGTTTACGTCATTTAATAAGAACGTATTTTGTAAATGCCTTTTTTTACCATAGAGATTTTAAAATAATATTTAGAGAAATCACATCTTATAAAAACTTACCAAATTTTGATACAATTTTCGTAGAAGAAATGTCAAAATCATATGATCTCTTATATCATAATCAACCTCAAACAATTATCGAACCTATCGAACCTCAAACAACTACCGAACCTAAAACAACTATTGAACCTATAAATAATTATAAAAATCTTGATAAAGAATGGTTTAAAATACGAGAATCCCAATCACAATCAGATACAATGTAAACTGTCAATCTGTCTATAGCACACCAGAATTTTTCAAATAATTCCAAGTTTTCCCACCTATTTTAATTCTTCTTTTAGTCGATGGATTAATCATCCATTCATCCTTGGGTTCAACCAATTCATTTTCTTCCAATTCATTTTCTTCTAATTCAGTTCTACACATTGGACATAAACGGTTATTTGTTTCAATATGTTTTTCTAAACAATTTTTGTGAAAAAGATGTTTACAATTTTTTAATCGAAACAAATTACCTTGGACTCTTTGGTTTTCAGTTGGTTCAATTGTATTTTCAGTTGGTTCAATTGTGTCATAGCATATACAACAGTCGTATTCAGTATTCATAAAATCATTAAATGAGATTTGTGTATCATCTGATTTAAAATTTTCTGTAAAATCAATGTAATTATAATAGTTTTGTAATGTAAGTGATAATCTTTCATAATCAACTAAAAATCTCTCGATTTCAAAACATCTTGTATTATAATAAGCACATGGATATATAACAGATAAATTTCTTAAATCACTAAAAATTTCATCTATATTCGTAAGCATATATGTATATATGAAATTAATAAACATTTCATCCCTTTCGTTTTGTAGATATCTTATTAAACAAGATATCCAACTCTGATACAAAACATAAACTGTATAACTCGAGTCATCTCTATCACCTGGTTCATACATATAAGGATTATTATCTAAAAAAGAATGAAATGTTAATAATATGGTTTCAATACCCATACTGGATGTCCACTTTTCAAATATATTATCACCCCAAGTATTTAAAATAGTGGCACAACATTTACCATTTTCATACATATTAGGATGAATTCTAACACCATCATAATTTACAAACGTAACTGCTGGTGGTGAATGAGGGTAATTATCAGGTATTGTAAAATCCAATCTTATAAACTTATGTCTATATACGCTATCGTGTGGAGCTTTAATTATAGCATAGAGTTTATTTATATTTGTCTCGTCATATCGAATTAAGTAATCGTTTTCTAATAATTCTTTTTGTGATTGTTGTAAATATAGTCTTTGAATTTCTTTTAAAAATCTTTTATTTGCAGTCATTAATTTAAATAAAATAATTAATATTACGATTAATAATCAAAAGTTTTTATTAAAATTTCATTTTTTTTAGCTATTTTAATTATTTCTTGTAGTAAGTTTACCTTTTTGATACATGTCATACAATTTTTCTTTAATAAGATTTTCTTTATCCTTTTGTTCCTTTTCCTTTTGAGTCTTTTGATCGTTTTTGACATTCTTTTTTCTTGGATCAGGTATATATATAATATTATCTTTTAATTGAACACTCCAAGATATATTGTTTGATGTATTTACCAACATAATATAATCAGGATAAGATACCTTCATTAAAAGTCCACCTGTTCTAAATTGTTTAGTTTCAACATTATAATACCGAATCCACGTTTTAAAAACAGGTAATTGTTGTAATATCTGTTTTTCCTTCATTGTTTTTAATGGTATATAATCAACTAGTCTTTTTAATATATCATCTCTTGTAAAATTATCTTGTTTACTACCACTAACAGGTTTTCTATAATCTGTGTTTACAATACTAGTAAACATTTTATCATCTTTTCTTTTACGAATTGGGATTGATGAAGTTACATCTTCTGTATCAGAATAATATTCATCATAATCATCAATGTAATCACTTGTTGCAGTCGTCGCAGTTGTATCTTGTTTTTCTATAATAAATTTTCGAGTAAATTTTCGAGACTTCATCTGTTATTATTGTTATTATTGTTATTATTGTTATTATTAATATAAATTAATTGTTTATCAATTTTTATTTATTATATACTATTAGTAAATGTTATTATATAATTTAATTTATGATTTAATATCCGATTTAATTTACAACAAACCAAATGTAACAGAAATCATACCAGGATTGTGGTTAGGAAATCACCAATCTGCTATAGATATAGACTTTCTTAAAAAAAATAACATAAATTTTATATTAAATTGTACACCAAATACACCATTCTTTAATGAAATACATTCAGAAAAATCATTGTTACATTTACAAGATATTGATACATATAGAATACCAGTTAACGATAGTCTTTTAGAGAGAGATTTTATACTAATGGAAAAATATTTAAAGATAATTTTACCAATATTGGTTAAAAAATATACACGTGATAAAAAACGTATTTTAATTCATTGTCAAGCTGGAAAACAAAGAAGTGCAATTGTTGTAGCTGCTTTATTAAAATATTTACTTGATAAAAATTACATCAGTATAGATAGTATACCAAAGAATATATCAAAAGAACAACAATATAAATTAATTTACGATTATCTTTTGTCAAAACGACCCCAAGTTTTTACATATGGATTAAGAATTAATTTTGATTCAACATATAAACGTTTTTTTAATTTTTAATTGTAAATTTTTATTCTTACTATTTGTAATGCAAAACGTAGTAGAACGTTATAAAAAATTACAAGATTGGAAACAAACTTATGAACAACTTCACCAATTAAAATATCAAGATATTTATAAAACTCCACAATCATTTTTTAAAAAAAAACAGATATCTAGAGGTACAGAAGGAGTTGTTTACAAAACACGATTTGATTATAAAATTAAATTAAAAAAAACAAAATCAAGGGGACTTGAGTGCACATTAGGGTATAACGATTATTTTATAATTAAAGCTTTGTATCTAAAAAGAATAAAGGATAGAAAAAGTATAGATAAAAGTGTATTATATACGCAACCAGATAAAATCAAACAGATATTTTACAGCAAACATTCTTTTAATAAACCTAGTTTAGTAGAACTAATATCTCTTCAATTAACTAACCAACTAGTTTTACAAAAAATATGCCCACATTATATTTTAAACTATGATTGGGATTATGATAAAAATGTTATAAGACAATATAACGAATACGCAACATCGGATAATTTTTATAATTGGGCCGAACAGAATCATAGCGACGAATTGTGGTTGAACGCATTGTTTCAAATTATGGTAAGTGTTTTAGCAATAAAAAGATATTTTAATATGATACATACAGATTTACATTTAAAGAATATTTTAATACATAAAGTCAATCCTGGTGGATATTGGACATATATAATAAACGATCGAAAATACTATTTACCCAACCTTGGATACATTTTTCTATTATCCGACTTTGGATACGCCTGGATTCCTCAAAAATTAGGAGTACCTTCACATTACAAAAATATAATGCAACATACTACAGTAAATGGCAGAAACATATACGATATTATTATATTAATTAAATCATTGAAAAACATTGGCACTGTCCCAAAAAGTATTATTGACATATTAGAACAAACATTTCCTAAAACCGAATTTATAATATTCACAAAAGAGTATTATGAAAAAATAGTAAATGAACTTGATAAAAAACAAACTATCACAATACATAAATCACCAAATGTTGAGCAAAAGTCAAGTGTTAAACAAATGCATAAATATATAATAGAAAACTACAACACCTTGACGCAAAAAAAACCAAATTTATCAAAAAAAATTAAAACGATGTTTTATAATACATATCAAACAAAACCTAAAAAACAAAAACATATAGAATCTTATTCTCTGGACAAATCATTCGGATCATCAAAATTACATAAACAATTTCGTAATTTAGTAAAAAAAGAAACACTTAATTAAAATTCCAATCTGTACAATCATTACAATTCGTCTCTATTGTACAATTAGGCATATCATTTTCAAATTTTGGAACTATATTTTTTACAATATATTCTATTCTATGATTAAATATAGATTCACTATGACCTAATTTTGTCTTTGAATCATACAAACACGTATAACCAGTATGACACATTGTATTAATATTATATCCAAATAAAGAACATGTTCTACCACAATTTCCCATAAAAATTGGATCAGCTGTGTGGCCAAAATGATAAAAATTGTTATTCTGTTTATTATATGCTAATTTCATATAATGCAAATCACCTGGTGTTTCAAAACTTGCACCTGTTTTATTATATATAAGAGCAGCTATACTCGCTAACATCCCCCCTAAAGAATGTCCTGTAAAATAAACTTTTGACTTGTTAAAATCGATTTCCGTTTTCACTCTATCAATAATTTTACCAATTTCATTTATATAATTATTTTCGTCTCTTAAACTTGTTTTATAACAATCACTACAACAACTAAATTTTGTATTATTAGTATTATTACACATATTACAATCCTCGAACAAACTATTTTGTTTATAAAAACAACATGAAAAAAACAAATTATCATTGTATTTATCATTTTCAGAACTTGATAACATACACATATTTTTGTCGTCTAACGAATTACCTTGAGAATTATCTAGCGAATTACCTTGCAAATTATTATTCGTCCAATACGTACTCGTGCCTTTAAAAGCAATTACCGTATTTGTTTTTTCATTGTTCGTAAATAAATATGCCCTTACAGTATCATTTGATATACTTACATCAATAACATTGTTTAATGTAGTATTTAACCAATTTTTATTATTTATCTCATAATATACATTACGAGACATTTTTGCAAGATCAGATATAGTATTATAATCCATATTTATAAAATTTGCTATTGTACCTGTTACAAAATACAATAGCTTATACATTTATTAATTAAATATTAAAATTATATTAATTAATAAACTTATAGGTAATCATTATTTACAAAAGAGTAACTGTCTCATTTAAACTATAACTCGTAATTAATACTTCAATTGATGAAGTTTCTGTTACGGTTGCAACTTCTGTTATAGTAGGAGTTTCAGGACAAGCTTCAGTTGGAGTTTCCGTTGGAGTTTCAGTTGGAGTTTCAGTTGGAGTTTCTATTGTAATATCTCTACTATTAACTGGGTCAGTTTCTTCAGGACAAGGTGTAGTTTCCGTTGGAGTAGGAGTTTCAGTAGGGATTTCTATTGTAATATCTCTACTATTAACTGGGTCAGTTTCTTCAGGACAAGGTGTAGTTTCCGTTGGAGTAGGAGTTTCAGTAGGGATTTCTATTGTAATATCTCTGTCGTTAGTTGGTTCAGTTTCTTCAGGACAAGGTGGAGTTTCAACTGGAGTAGGAGTTTCAATTGGAGTTTCAGTAGGGATTTCTATTGTAATATCTCTGTCATTAGTTGGTACACTACAAGATTCTGTAACAAATACTATATCTGTAATTGTAGCTGTGTCTGTAACTGTGTCTGTAACTGTGTCTGTAACTGTGTCTGTAACTGTGTCTGTAACTGTGTCTGTAACTGTGTCTGTAACTGTAGCTGTGTCTGTAATTGTAGCTGTGTCTGTAACTGTATTTATAATATTTTTTGTTGTAGTGATGATAGTATTAAAACAAGTTGGTGTTGGTAAAGTTATGTTTCTAGTTTTTGGAACATTGTGCTTACAATTTTTATCACATGCATTCACTAAGGAGAATGTTAAAATACTCAAAATTTTCCACATTTATTAATATAAATTAAATGTTAATTTTAAATACTTTTTTTCAGTTTTTTATTATTGTATATATATTGTCTAATTTGCGATTAATGTAATTATTATCAATTAGTTGTTTGTTTATATCTAAACCTATTTTCTTACAAAATTCAAAGCGATTACCACCAATATAACAAATACTCCATCCATCAGATGCGGCGTTGAGTATAAATAAATATTTTGTTAAAAAATTTATTAATATATTGTGTTTGTTCATTATACATTTACTATTAAAAAAAATACAATATTCTACCGTCAACGCATTTAAAAACAAATATTATATATACAGATATATATGATTATATGAGGAAAAAAAAAGATTCACATGGCGTCCCAACTTTTTCTAAAAAGTATAATGGTACAAAACAGAAATCAAAAAGTCATCATTCTATAATGCATAAACACGAAAGTAAATTGTTAGAATTTAAAAAACAAAATGATCAAATCAAGAATATAGATAGTAAAATTAGGAATATTGAGGGTTTGTTAAAAAAACAAAACATTACAAAAAAAAGAAGCAATGAAAACATTGAAGATGATATAGCTTCCTTGAGATTAAACAAATATAAACTAGAAGATTTAAAAAAAGAAAGGGATAAAATTATTTCAGGTAAGGAAGAGATGGATTATTTACTAGAATCTTCTTCTATTATAATGGAGTACATTGAACTTGAAGAACGAGAACATTATTTTTTAAATATCAAGGATTTAACACCTGAACAAAACATCGAATTAAATGATCTATACACTAAAAAAAACGAGTTGGTTGATTTGTATTTGCATAAATTTGAACCAGGTTATACGAATCAAAAAAGAGAATTTAAACAAGATTCAGTTCAATGTTCAGAATGTAAAACCACACTTGTTACAGAACATAGTTTTTTAGTATGTCCTTCTTGTGGAAAATGTGCACATACTGTAGAACAAGCCACTGATCTATCATACAAAGAACTCCAAGATTTTGATTATAGACCACAATTTACCTATGACAAGATGACACATTTAGAAGATTGGCTAAGACGTTTTCAAGCAAAGGAGAATCGTGGTATCCCACAAGAGATTTTAGACAAAGTGTTATTAGAAGCAAACAAAGAAAGAATTCAGGATTTGAATACACTTACAGAGGATAAAATTAAAAAGTATCTTAAAAAGCTCAATCTTAACGATTATTACGATAATGTAATTGGTATTATTAATCGTCTCAATGGAAGACCACCATTTACATTAACATCAGAAATAGAAGAAAAGATAAAGATTATGTTTCAACAAATCCAAGATCCATATGAAAATTTCAAACCAAAAGGTAGAAAGAATTTCTTATCATATAGTTATACACTTCATAAATTTTTCCAAATAATTGGATTACACGAATTTGCAAAATATTTCCCTTTACTAAAAAGCACTGATAAACTACGTCAACAAGACGATATTTTTAAGAAAATAGTTGGTTATATGTCACAAAATGACACAACGACAAAATGGGTATTTTATCCGAGTATCTAATTTAATTACTTTTTTATTTTTCGTTCAATATTTGATTTAAAAATAAAACACTATCTTATCATAATATTACAATATGGATCAAATTATTAAAACAGAATGTATAGATTTTAAGGCTCTTGTATCAAAAAATTCAAATATTTCATTAAATGTACAAACTAAGATGATTAAAGAACTTGATAAAACATTTACAGAAGAAGAAAGTCGATGGTACATTGCTAATTTTTATGTTTACATGAATTACCACCCAATAAACGACTTTCCAATAAACCTTGAAAATGTACTGAAAATGATGGGATTTGCGCATAAAAAAAATGCAAAAAGAACACTTGAAAATAATTTTGTTAAAGATGAAGATTACAAAATCACCTTGCTCCCTTCGGAGCACGGTCAATTTGCCACGGAAATAATTATGTTAAATATAGACACTTTTAAAAATTTATGTATGATGATAAAAACAGATAAGGGGAAAGCGATTAGAAAATATTATGTAAAATTAGAAAATATTTATAATAAAATTATAAAACAAGAAATAGAAGATAAACAATCACAATTAGAAGAAAAACAAAGTCAATTAGAAGAAACGGAATCACAATTGGCAACTACACAACGAGAACTAACAAAAGAAAAATCTTTAAGAAATAAAATGTTAAACAGAAGGTGTTTTGATGTTGAAGATGGTAATTATATTTATATTTTTCAAGATAACTTAAATGACCCTAATTCTATATTAAAAATTGGACAAACTAAAAATTTAATATTAAGAGAACAATATTATAGTAATATCAATAAATCTGGTGGTATAGTTTTTTACAAAAAATGTATAGATTGCAGTTTAATTGAAAAATTGTGTCATCATATGCTTGATAAATTTAGAGAAAACAAAATGCAAGAATGGTTTAATGTAAGTCTAGATTTTGCAAAACAAACCGTGTCAGCTATCATAGCATTTTCAGATTCTAAAAATATAGAATCTTTAATCCCAGCTATGAATACAATTATAAATACAACCGACAATAAAACTAAAATAACAAATGAAAATACAACTGCAGAAATGAAAACAAATAACACTACGAATAACACAAATCATAACATAGATAAATCAAATGATTACACAAATCATAACATAGATAAATCAAATGATTTTCAGGGATTTTTAGATACCTTTTGTGAGACAGATCCTAATTTTTTTACAGCAAAAGAAGAATTAACTCGAGCTTTTAGAATATATAGTAAACGTACTGTTGAAAAAAGTATAAAAGAAAATTTAAATACTTTTTTGCAAAATAAATTTAGATCAGGAGTAGAATTTTATGAAAATATCAGAAGAAATGTTTGGAGAGGATTCCGATTACGCCCTTTAACTTTTTCTGTAAATAATCCAGATGATATCCAAGATTATGAACAATTCATTTTGGATAAATGTCAGGTAAATTACCTAAATAGAATTTCATACGTTGATTTCTTTGAAGCATTCGTATTATATAAAAAAGAAACGGATCCAAATTACATTTTAACTAATCCTATTAAACAACAAATCCAAACTTATTTAACTGACAAATTTACAAATGGTCGTGTTCATTTAAGCGACCATTCTAAAGCAAAACATTTATTTGGGGTTTTGGGTTTAAGTTTACAAAACACATCTGGATTAAAACAATCTAAAAGAACTTGCAAAAACGTATTACAACTTAATTCTGAAACTAACGAATGTATCAATACATGGGAGTCTTTAACAATTGCCGCAAAAGAATCTGGTATACCAAGAAGTACATTGGCAACCCTTATTAAATTTCAAACAATCAAAGACAATTGTACTTTCAAATACATTTAACCAAATTACAACCAAATTACAACCAAATTACAACCAAATAAATCTAATAAACAATCTATTAAATTTTTCTTTTTGATTTTCATTTAATTTTCTTTGTTTGATTTCTTTTATTAAAAATTTTATCTTTGCATCTGTTTTAAAGTGTGGCGATGTTGTATTTTGCAATTGAGTAATTGTTCTAGAAAATTCATTTAATAAAAAAGTAATAGATTTATTTTTATATATAGATAAAGACATTATTTATATATAGTAAATAAATTTATTATATACAAAATACTCTTTTAAACTCGGCATCAAATCAAATTATATCTTTAACTAAATTATTGTTTTTATTAATTTAGTTTTTTGGAATTGACACAACATATAGTCTTTTCATTAGTATATTATTTGATCTTCATCAGTAACTTTCTTTTTAAATTTTTTAAGAACTTTACTGAAAGGATTTTTCTTTGTTTTTGTACTACTAATACTTTCAACTATACTTTGCGTTTCATCTAAAATTGAACTTTCATATTTTTTATCATCTCGAAAATTGATTGATATATCATCTGAAAATCTTACCTCTTCTTCTTTTTGAATAAATTCATTTGATTCTTTTATATTTTCTACCGTAGTTTCCACGTTTTCCATAATTTTATCCACCACGTTACTGTCTTTTAACGAATTAGTATCTTCTTTTAACAAATCAATATTTGTATCTATATTTACATCTATTACATCTTCTTTTGATAAATTGACTTTGGTATCGTCTTTTAACAAATCGACCTTGACATCGTCTTTTATCAAATTGACCTTGACATCGTCTTTTATCAAATTGACTTTGGTATCATCTTTTAACAAATTGACTTTGGTATCGTGTTTTGATAAATTGACTTTGGTATCGTCTTTTGTTAAATTGACTTTGGTATCGTCTTTTAATAAATTGACGTTGACATAGTCTTTTAATAAACCGACGTTGATATCATCTTTTAATAGATCGACAATTTCACTATTATTTACTATATTTTCGTCGTTGAGTGTTTCGTTTGGAATTTCATTAACGCTCAATGCGTCTGATTTTATTATTTGGATTTCTGCTTGATTAGGTGAGTCACTCTTTGTAAGAGTTTCTGCTTTAGAGTTTTTTTTTATAGACACTAAAGATTGATTATTTTCAAGTATTCTTATTGGGTGTTCATTAAAAATCTTATTTAAAGGATCAATATTTAATTTTTCAAGTATTTTTACTGGGTCATTAAAATTTACGGTATCATTTACGGTATCATTTAATATTTTTTTAGTAAAATCTTTTATAGAATCCTTTATAGACAAAGAATTTAAAAGAGTATTGGTTAAATTTCCTGTAGATATACTAGTCCCTTCATCAGATTGACGATCTAACAATGCATTTGATTCATTTGCAGTTTCACTTTTATTTTTGTTATTATTTATTTTGTTTGCAGTTTCACTTTTGCTTTTTGAATCATTTATTTTAGTCGTTATATCAGTTGATTGAAAACTTATATCTGATTTATTTACAGCATTATCTCTATCTCTTTTATTGCTAGATCGTCCGCGTCCCTAATGATGACGTCTTCGATGTCCGTGGTGGTGGTGGTGGTTATTTTTTAATTCAAAGTAAAGACTTTTATTTTCTGTAGCACGTAAGACATCACGTAATCTATCAGATTCTTGTGTTCGTAAAACTTCTTTAATATTAGATTCAGATGTTTGTATTTTGTCTTTTAGATCACTGTATTCGAATGCCATTTGTTTAGACAAATCGGCCTTGTTTTTTAATGCTTCCATTTGGACAGCTGCTACGTTTTCAGCTGCTTGTTTAGCAAGAATTGCGTATTGATTTGTGTTGGATAAAATTGTTTCAGATTTTCCTTGATATACATCTTTTGTAATACTTGCAAAGTTTGACCAATTATGATCATTATTACTTTTCAAATATGCAATCAATTCATTTGTATTTTTTTGAGCTTCCATACGCCCTGAAGATATAGCATCATTTACAGAAGTTTGACTTCTATATATATTTTGATCTATATCAGAATTAATTTTATAAATCTCCTGATCGAGTCTAGCTGCTGTACGTTCTGTAGCCAAAAGATTATCTGCAGCACCTGATTTTACATAATCATTTGTCACAGCGCTTGTACGGAAAACAGAGTCTTTGACATCACCAGTACCTGTTTTTATATAATCATTTGTTATAGCACTTGTGCGGTATAGAGAATCGCGAACACTAGAACCTTGATCCTTAATACCATCGCTTAATAAATTGAAATTGCGATTTTGACGATTTTCATTAGCGTATTGTGCACGTTCTTGTGAATCAAGAATGTTTTGAGTTTGTTGTTGTTGGGATTTTAATCCCTCAACATTTTGATTACTTTGTGTTTGGAATAAATCCTTATCTACACCATCTATCTTTCCAGATAAAAATTGCGTTTGTTCATAAGTAGCTTTTAATTGAGTTGGGTCCATTTATAACTATTGTTATAATATGTATAAAGAAAATAATTTTTCGTAAATTTCGCGCAAAATAAATATATTATTTAAAAACAATATTCTATATATATAACATTTGTCGAACATTTTGTATTTTTGATATTTTCAATGTTTATCGTGCAAAATTAAACGATAAATACGCGTATCATTATTTATTTTTTTTTATTTGTGTATATTAACTATTATAAACAAGTAAGATGGATAATGAAAATTATATTTCACCAAACAAGATTACTAAACAATATGACATAACTTCTGGTACTCTAAGAAGATGGGCTGAAGCAGGAAAAATCAGATGCTTAAGACCAAATGGTGGAAAAAGAATTTATAATATAGAAGATATTAAAAAGATTTTCAATAAAGAAAATAACAAAGATGAAAACGCAACTAAAAATGAAAACGATGAAGAAAATAAAAATGGAAATGATATTCAAAATATTTTAGGCAAATTAAAAGAAAACATTCAAAACAATGATAACATTGATTCATTTGATTTTATCACAAATGAGCTTAGTGTCATAACTGAATTGATTAATCACATTAAGGAAAACAAAAACTAAATTAACAAATTTAAATTAATATAATAATTACATTAATTTAAGATTAAGGTAAAATGATGAAACAATATTCTTTTTTACAACTAGTTATTGTACATTTATTTAGACCTGCATAAAATTATAAATATATGGCATTGTCTCTGTTCTACAAACTACACATTTTGTTTTACCAGATATACAATACAATCTTGTCCAACACATTGAGTGCACAGAATTGTTACATTCGTTTTTACAACAAATAGTCATATCGTATCTGTAGTCTATATTTTCAAAACATATAGGGCAATTTTCATTTCTTCCGATATTAACAATTGTATTTTCTTGTTCAATCCAGTATTGTGTGATAATTTTATTATATGTATATATATCCCATTTATCTAAATCGATTTCATCAAATTTGTTAGATCCTAACCAAAAAATATGTTTACAAATTCTATTTCGCATAGTATAATCAGGACAAGTACATGTACAATTTACTACTTCTTCTTCTACCCAAACTTGAATTGTATAAATTTTATCAGTAGAACCTAATATTGTGAAATTTATTCCATATATATACACATCTTGAATTAAACTAACATCCATTAATAATATTCTTTCTGTTAAACTTCGTAACTTTCTTTTGTTATCTTCACAAATTGCAACTGCGAGGTCATTGTCACACATTAAATTATTTTAACATAAAAAATAATTTAGTTTTTTACTTGTTTACACTACTTTTTAATTTCACTACTTTTTAATTATTATGTCTAAATCATTTATAGTATTATTAATAATACTGTGTATATTACTAACTTCATCTATTAACTTTCTAATTTCATCTTCTAACGCCAATTGATGTTTAATTAATTCGTTTTCAAAATAAATAGAATCAAGTTTTTTATCCATCGAAATTATCAATTTACAATTGTCTTCTGTAAAAACTTGAAACAAATCAGACAATGTTATCAATTTACTTTCCATTGACTTATTTATAGTACTATACGAATTTAAAATTTCATACAACTCCTTTTCTTTATCTTTTTTATAACTAGTAATTTCATTTTTAATTTCGGTACTAGATAATGACAAATTAGAAATAATATTTTGTAGATTTGTCATTACATCATCTCTATATTTATCAAATGTATTATTGAATAAAACAATCGTATTTTCTACCAATTCTTTTTTAACAATATCTGTTTCTTCAAACCTTTTTAATAAACTATTATTTAATTCTAAAAACTTTTCTTCTAAATATTCGTGTAACTGTTTGTAAACTAAAGATTCACGAGATTTACAATCACAACAACCTTCTACAAACTTTGAATTCATATTCGTTGTAATAATGTCAATTTTATTCTGCAAACTTAATAAAGAATTTAATAAATCTGCATTACTAACTTTTTTAAACATTTGTTTATACTAAAGTTATTTTATTACATAAATTAACGTATAATCGATTTAAAATTATTTGCGTTAAATAGATTATAATAATTTATTAGTTAGGTATAATAATGTCACAAGGAAAAACAATCGACTTTTTATTTGAAGATCCAGAAATCCCTAGTCAAAAATACGCGTTGATTAGTATCGTAGGGCCACATATGAAACAAAAATGTAACGTTTGGGGTCTAAAAATTAGGGGTGTAGCTGATACAATTGATGCGGCAAAAAATTTATGTAAGCGTTTACTTAGAATTGATAACAATTACGATATTTATACTGTAGAAGTAGGAAAATTCTTTCCTCTAAACGTTGATCCATTACAAATCGATAATATTGAATATCAAAACGACCAACTTAATACATTAATTAAAAGTTATTTAGAAAACAAGAATAATGCCAATGAATTATGGCATAAACGTAAAATTGAAATGATTGAAGAAGCTATTAACGAAGGAAAGAATCAAAGTGAATTTGCTAATAAACCAGAACATCCTATTGCTGTTTTACAAAGAATTCGTAATTATGAAGATGCAATTATCGAAGCAGAAAAATCTTTGCAATCATTGAGAAATGATTTAGAAAAAGCACAAGATAAATTTAATAATTACACACAAGACGAAAGGGAATTAGCTTTAAAAGAAATTGATTCGGCTAAAGTTGTAGCAAAAGAAGAACCAAAGTCATTTTCAGTAGAAGAAATTCGTGGAGAGATTGAAAAGGAAATTAATAACATTAATATAGAAGAAACTTCACCTATTGAAGAAACATTAAATAGAATGAAATTATTAGAAGAGGAATTAGTAGAATTGCAATCTTTGAAAAATTCTTTATCATCTTCATCTAAAATATATGATAAAATACAAAAAACAATTTCCAATGTAGAAAACGAATTAAAAACATTAAAAGTAAAATTAAATGATTCTAATTCAGTTAACAATTACATCAATAACAATTATCAAAATTCACAATATAACTTTGATTAAAAATAAATATCAATGTAATCTAATATCAATGTAATCTAATATCAATGTAATCTAATATTACATATACTTTCATTATGAACTATCATTTCTCGAATTTTAAATAAATTTAATTTTAGAAAAATGTCTTTCCATTCTTTGTCATTAATTTTATTATAATTACGTAAATATAATATGGAACAGATAGGTACTCTATCGTATTCGGATATGGAATATGTTTCAAATATTTCGTTTTCACTTAAATCAAACCTTACACTTTTCATCATATTATTTATATTATTATATATTTATTTTTAAATATATATTATTAATTGTAAGAATTACGTTTATATCATTTGACTTTTTAGTATTCGTTTTATTCCTTTATATCATTTTACTTGTGTCAATTGCATATGGGTTACTTTGCAATTGTGTTTCTAATAATTCTGGTTGTAAACGGTTTATTTTGTCAACGTTTTCGTTATCATCTCTGTATTTAACAATCATACCAACTTGTTCTTTTCCCGTTGCAACTACATAATTATGAGCAGTATTATCTCGTACATTTTCCTGTTCTTTCATTAACATATTACCAGTTAATTTAATATCACCATATGATGTTTTGCCAGATGAAACTTGAAAGTTTTGAGGACCACTTGCTCTAGAACCCATTAATGATTCTTGTTTAGCATCTCTTATAACTGCATTACTAAATCTATCTCTTGATTCTGATTCACTTGCAAACTTTGGATTTGATATATAATTTTTACCAAGATCAGTTAGAATTTCTTTTCCTGTTGTTTTAGCATCATATTTATTTACAACATAACCCATACCACTATTTTTGTGAGCAAGTCCTTTGTATTTATTATCAACAAAAGTTTCTTTATTAGTTGTTTTTGCTGTAACACTTGACATACCTACATAATATGGAGAGTTTGAACTAACTGTAACAACATTATTAACATTACCTATATTATCAGTTTTTATTGTAGATTCTTTCAAGGTTGTCTTTGCATTGTCTTGCAATCGTAATTTTACACCACCAGTTTTTATTGTAGCATTTAACAAATGTGTTCGTTCACTTGTACTTGCTCTTTCAGATTCTGGTATATTAAGAGCAGATCTTCCATAATCAGAATCAGAATGAGTTTTTAATGTAGTACCACTCATATTTCTTAAATAATCATTTTCAAAGTTATGTCTCTTTGGATTCTGGAAATATGCTGATAATTCATCGCTGTTATCAACATTTGTCAAACGTGTTTTACTTTCAACTAGAGATGAATTAAATTGACCACCATAATATTCTGCATTGTAATCTTGTCTAGATGATGATTTCATATTTTGCGAATAATCTTCTCTAATTTTTGGAGCTACATATTCACCTGGGCCTGCAAAACGATGTTCATTTTCAAAAAATGTATCAGGTCTATTTTTTGATACTTTACCACTTATACCTCTTTCTTCACCCATCTTTCCTGACAAAATACGACTTTTATAAGTTTCCTTGGGTTTATTACCTGGACGTAATTCGTTAACATCTTTGTAGACTGGTCTTATGTTATTTTCAAATGTACCAGCTATTGGTGCAGCTATTCTTTCTGGTTCTACAGGTCTTTCATTTTGTCTATATAAAGATGGTATATATCTATCAGTCTCTACTTGAGTTGTAAAAACAGGATTACCATATATATTCTGAGGTTTTGTATCATACAAACTAGCAATTTCCTTTTTATTTTTATATGTAGATGTATTTCCCGTACGACTATCTAGTAAACTTTCATTTGCAAAATTTTCCATATTTTGTTTAACATTACTTCCAAAAAATGGAACCATATTAGAGTGAGTAGTTTCATATTGTTTTCCAGTCAATAAATTTATTCCTTCATTAGGAGGCTTTTTTGTTAATTCATACCCCACATTCACATTGTCATTAGCATATCCAAAACTCTTAAACATTGGACGTTCTTCTACGTGACCACTCGTTTGTTTGTTTTCTAATACATTTACTAATCTATTTATGTCATTCAATTCTCCCATTTTTGCAGATGATAAAGTTTCCATAGTTTTATTAAATGCATCCTTATTACCAACAACACTATACGTATTGAAGAATGGAGGAATATAACCTGTTTCCGACGCTAGCTCTGCATTTTTATAATTTTGTAAAGATTTATTCAAAATCTCAGCATTTGCCTCGTCAACAACATTTGATGTGTAAATATTATCTCCATTTGGTTTATCAATCTTATTAGTTGTAGATCTTATATTATCTATAGCACGAGGATTTCTCCCATTTTTATTAAAAAAGTACCCAGCCAAAGTTGTTAAACCAACTAATGTTAAATCAATCATATTATATTACAATTTATAAAGAAATAAAGTTTAACAAAATAAACTTTATTAAAAAACAACATTTTACAAATAATATTTACAAACAATATTTACAAACAATATTTACAAACAATATTTACAAACAACACATTTTATACCCATTGAAGTAATTTTTTAATTACCATTTTATCCAAACTATAAATTTTTTGTTGAACATCTGAAAACGTTATAGGTTTGTTAGTAACCTTATATTGTGCATGCAATTGCTTCAAAGTTCTATAATACATATTATCTTCATCCACTTTTACTGTATGTTTAATATGTGATTCAACATATAATTTATATACCGTCTTTATCAATTTTAACAAAGAAGCCTTGATAAAAGTAAACATAAAGTTATTTTCTGTATAAAATTGTTCTAATAAAGTTAAAGACTCCTGTTTGTTCAAAAGTTCCAAGTATCTCATTCTTAGTTGAGGTACATTTCCTCTAATTGATTTTACCATTTTATATGTTTCAAAATCATATTTAAATAATTCCCATTGTTGTTTTTCCAAATTATACACCTTTACCAAAATACCTCTTTTAAATTTACAATCGTAATTATTAACATCCGATGACATCTTCCTAAATTCATACAAATCCAACATTTTAGGACGTTTAATACCATACACTTTCTTGAATACATTATTGTAATCTTCAATATGTGAATTATTATCAATTCTTGAAACATATACTAACATATTTACATTATGTCTAACAACAATTCTATTTTCACGGTGTAACAAAACAAACACATAAGTATAATTTTTTTCAAGAGTATCCAAATATTCCGTATCAAAAATCTGCCAAAATAAACAATCAAAATTTTTACTACTTGACCAATAACTATCATTTGCATCAATACATCTAGTTGTAGCTGTACGCCATTTTCCACCATAATAATACAATCTAACAATTGTACCATCTTCACAATATTCAACTCTACAATTATCATTTTTATTAACCATATCAATAACATCTTCAAAAGAACCTACATCAGTAAATCTTCTTTGACACATAGCAATTACATTACCAGTCTCTTTTTCGAAAATCAAACCATTAGTTTGCAATTTAATCTCATCAATATTATATTTTTCAATAATATTTTTAAACTTACTGTCGTCTTGTTCCATAATTACGTCTTGTTCCATAATTACGTCTTGAACAATTTCGTCTTGTTCCATAATTACGTCTTGGGCATTTTTTGTATTTTTTTTTGTATTTTTTACACTGTCATTTGTATTAGCAAGTAAAAACACTTCTTTACCATCTAGTGTTTTTTCCTTTACACAAATACCAAATGATTCACATAATTCTTTAACAGTAACAAAATCACATTCTTTTACAAATTGACAAATATCAGATACATTAATAATAGACATCTTTAAAAATTATTATAATTTATATAATTTACAATATAAATTCAATTTTTTATTAATCTTTAAGATATTTTAATAAATTTATCAATTGTATTACCAAGTGTGACTGTCGTTTTTTCTATTTGAGATAACCGATTTTTTGCATCTTCTATACGTTTATCATCTAAATTATTATATGATATTTGTTGTGTTTCAGTAAATACATTCTGATTAACACGTTTAACATTCATAATATCAACTTCTTCTATATAATCTTTAGATACAAACATAGGATATTGTATCATTTTATAAATCTTGTTTTCTTTAAGACTATTTCTAAATTCATCAATTGATAAAACTCCTCCAAACATTTTTAATGTACATCTTGGTGGGGCTGGTTCTAATTGAGCATCTAATAATAACGTACCAGTTAGTTTTTTATATAAAAATTTTATCAAATAATCTTTTGTACAACTTATATTACATTCTTTTTTATAAGCAATCATACACGAAAAACTACAAAAAATACCTTTTACTTTAAATTTGTTAATAGAATCATTATATCTTTCTGGTAAACCAATAGGAACTGTATCAAATGGATGACAACACCACCAACAACACACATCAGTATTATGTAACCAGTCTTTATTTTCAACAAATGATTGTAATATTTCAAAATAACCTTTTTTCCTATTATCTATTTGATTTTGTTCTTCATTATTTGAATTATTGTTATTTTCAAATTCATCAAACATATTTATAACATTGTTATCTTTGTGAACCATTTCTAATTTGTTAAATAAAAGTATATCTTGATTCTCACGATTTTCTATACATTTTTCATATAAATCTGTTAAATCATTTTCATTATTCAAAATATCACTTAAAAGATTATCTTCCTTTTCAACTAAATTCTGATACTCCTTTTGTATTTCATATAAGTTTTCTATATTCTCATTTTTTAATTTTTCAAAAACCATATTAATAGCATTGCATTTTTCTTTGCGTGATTCTGTATTTACATCTTCTGTATTTACATCTTCTGTATTTACATCTTCTGTATTTACATCTACGTCGTCCTCTGAATTATTTTCAATACTGTTTTCATCGTCTTTTACATCTAAATGTAAAATATAATTATTATTATCTTGTAAAACAGTCGTCAAAGGAATTTTTTTTCTTATAGATGAACTAAAATATTTAACTGCTGCTTTTCTACCACGCTTTTTCTTTTGTTTAACTTCCTCAACTACAACTTCCTTCTTTTTTCTACCACGTTTCTTTTTTTCTTCTGGTTGTTTAGGCAAATCAACCATTTGTGAAGTATCTTTTCTAGGTCTACCTTTTTTTCTTTTAACAACCTGATCAGATGAATTTATATTTGTTAGTGTATTATCCGTATTATTATTATTATTTGTATTATTATCTTCATGTTGTGTTTTAACTTCACTCATTTAATTAATTCTGATATTCTATACTTTTTCAATTTTTGTTAATTCAATAAATTTAATTTCTAAATAAATTACAATAATGAGTAATCTAGTAGATTTACAAACAATTAACGATATAGATGAATGTCCAAGTATATTAGATGTATTAGGATTTTTAAAATTTCCAAACATTAAACCACTATCTTTATCAGAAGACAATATATCTTCACAAATAGATCAAGAATTAGGTTCTTTATCTTCACAGCAACAAGATACAACAATTACAGATTTATCTTCGACAGCTGAACCACCTACCCCAGATACATCAACATTTACATTATCCGACGAATCTAAAAAACCAGAACTACAAGATGAAACAACAGTCCCTAGCACCTTCTCATTAATAGGTAGAGGGTACAAATCCAAATCTTCCAAAAGATCAACTAAAAAAAGATCACCATCTAAAAAAAGTTCAACTAAACGGAGATCAACTAAACGGAGATCAACTAAAAAAGGGTCAACTAAAAGGAGACCAACTAAAAAAAGTTCAACTAAACGGAGACCAAGTTCAACTAAAAAAGGGTCAACTAAACGGAGACCAAGTTCAACTAAAAAAGGGTCATCTAAACGGAGATCAACTAAAAAAGGGTCAAGTAAAAAAAGATCAACTAAACGGAGATCAACTAAACGGAGATCAACTAAAAAAGGGTCATCTAAACGGAGTTCAACTAAACGGAGATCAACTAAAAAAGGGTCATCTAAACGGAGATCAACTAAACGGAGTTCAACTAAACGGAGTTCAACTAAAAAAGGGTCAACTAAACGGAGATCAACTAAAAGACCTTCTAAACGTTAGTTATTCAATCAACGCATACACTTTTTAATTCTATATTAAAACCGTATTTGTCATTGCTTTTCCACACGTTTCTAAATTCTACTTTTATGTTATTATATACACAACCAATTCGCGGTAGATAAAATCTACGATCATTTTCTACATTTATAAGGTATTTACCATTGTAATTTGGTAAATAACATCTTATAGTAAAAACGGACTCGTCTTCGTTAAAAAAATCGTGTATAGTTTTATCAAACATTTCACTAAAATCTCTTTTTATCTTATTTTGCAATGTTGTATTTATATGTCGAAACATATGTAATAAATTAATGTTATTTGTCTTATCAAATTCAAACACCAGGAATTTTTTATCCAAGTATTTTACTTTTACAGAATACAAAGATAATCCTATATTAGGGGTAAAATAATAATTACAATTACTCGCATTCTTTTGAGTTTTCTTAAAAATTTTCAAAATATCATCACTAATCATTTTATTTAACAGTTCATTTGTTAATATAACAGTCATTTACTAATAGTTAATATTATTAATTATAATATCAACCATACTTTTACTGCGATCCGATTGTATATATTATATATTATTATGTATATTATATAATACTATGAGTACACTGGTCACAAACGGTTCATTTATTACTAATAAATTATCTGACATAATGCTAACACTAACACCTATTAAACCTTTTAAACGTAATTTGGCAATATTTTTATCAGGTAGAGTTTTAGAGTACGAAATAAACAAAAAATGGATGGAATTATTTAAAACACATTTTGAAAATGATTTTAATATAGATTACTTTTGTTCAATCAATGCAGAATTAGATGATTATCATAAGGAATTCTTAAAAGTATATGATATACAAGATGGTCATTATCATTTTGAAAAATACCAATTAGAAGAAAATATGAAAAATAAAAATCTTAATCCAAATATGTTTTCCATGTTTTACAACATTAAAAAATCACTAGCATTAATTGAAAATAGTTCAAAAAATTATGATGTAATTCTTAGATATAGAACAGAAATTTGTTATAAAAATCCATTCAAAATACCAGATGTTATACAACCAAATACAATTTATATTCCAAATGGTTATGATTGGTGCGGTGGTATAAATGACCAAATGGCATATGGTGATCTAGAATCAATGAAAACTTACGGTAAAGTATATGACAATATAATGGATTATAACAAAAATTATAATGTAAAAATACATCCAGAAACTTTACTAAAATTTCACCTAAATAAGAGCAAAGTAAATATCGTACGTTTTCCATTCGATTATGAGTTAGTTAGAAAACATAATCAAATACAACAAAGGCGATGGAAAATATAGATAAAGAAGACCTGGTCGAGCAAGAAAGAAACAAAATACCACATGAAAAAAAATGATTTTTAGTGAAAAATAAAAATATATTATAATGAAACTAATTGCACATAGAGGAAACACCAATGGTCCTGTAAAACATAAAGAAAATACAATTGATTATATTTTAGAAGCAATTAATGCCGGATTTGATTGTGAAATTGACATTTGGAAAATTGATAACCAGTTATATTTAGGTCACGATAACCCTGATCATTTAATAAATTATTCTTTTTTACAAAAGTACAACGACAAATTATGGGTGCATTGTAAAAATGTACAAGCTTTATCATTTTTAAAAGATAAATTTAATTGTTTTTATCATAATTATGACACATATACACTTACAAGTCGGGGATATATTTGGGGGAATATTAATAGTGACATAGATGAAAATATCATTGATGTTATGCCTGAATTAAGTACTAAACAAAATCGAGGTAAGGTTTGTATGGGAATTTGTTCTGATTATATTATTCAAACAAAAAATTCTATTGTATGATGAAAGTTTAATTAAAAATTTAATTTTAATTAAATCTAATATAAAATATATGACTGTAAAAGTACTAATATTTGATTGTGATGGTGTTTTATATGATTCTTGTGATATACATTACGAGGCGTTAAATCAAAGTTTAAAAGAATATGATTATGATCCAATTTCTGAAATTGATCATAGAGAAGTTTATAACGGATTGAGTACCAGAATCAAATTGCAAAAAATGAGTTGGATAAATCCATTATTACATGATAAAATTTATACTAGAAAACAAGAAATTACAAAAATATTATTTAACCAAATAAAAATTGACCAAAATCTTGTATCAATGTTACAAAAGATAAAAGCTTTAGGTTATAAAATACATTGTGCATCTAATTGTATTTCTGAAACCCTACATCTTATTTTAAAACAATTAGGTATTATTGATTTGTTTGATAGTGTTATGTCAAATCAAGATGTTACTAATCCGAAACCAAGTCCTGAAATTTATTTGAAATCTTTAATTAAAGAAAATGTTAGTCCAGATGAAGTTGTTATTTTCGAAGATTCGTTAACAGGTATTACATCTGCCATAAAATCTCATTGTAATGTATGTCATATTAAAAATAGTGATGATTTAACATTTGAAAAAATAATTCAAAGTATCAATTATTTCCAAGATAAAACTATAACATTAAAAAAAACCCCATTCAAAAATGATATTACCGTTGTTATACCTATGGCTGGTAATGGATCAAGGTTTTCCACAGCTGGATATACAAAACCAAAACCATTAATTAATGTAATTGATAGACCAATGATAGCTAAAGTAATACATAATATTGGCATAGATGCTAATTATATATTTATTGTTAAAAAAGATCACGTGATAACATATAACGTTGATTCTATTTTAAGATCAATAGTTCCTCATTGTCGTATTATTGAAATTTCAGAAACAACAGAAGGCGCTGCTTGTACCGTTTTATTATGCAAAGAGTTTATAAATGACTCACCCTTATTAATATCAAATTGCGATCAATATATAGAATGGGAAAATGATGCATTCACTGATTTGTTTTCTACATTTTTAATAAGAGACACGCATTTAGATGCCGTTATATCTAGTTTTACTGCAAATCATCCAAAATGGTCGTATGCCAAAGTAAATGATAAAAATTATGTAACTGAAGTTGCTGAAAAAACAGTTATTTCAAATAATGCTACAACTGGAATGTATCTATGGAGACACGGTACTGATTTTGTTAAATACGCTGAACAAATGATTTCTAAAAATATCCGAACAAATAACGAGTTTTATGTTTGTCCAGTATTTAACGAAGCTATCCTTGATAATAAATTAATAGGAATCTCACCGTGTAAAAAAATGCATAGTTTAGGCGTCCCTGAAGATCTTGAAATTTTTATAAAAAATATTATGTAAAATAATGCTAAACCATTCTTTATCATAAAATTCATCAAGAACTATTTTTCTTAAATCTTGATGAATTTTTAATTTACAGTTAAGTCATAAACGTCCAATATTTGCTTAGAATGTTAATGTTAAAATAAACCTGTATCTGGATAAGTTCCTGGTCAACCATCTAATTGACGTGTTTCTTGGACATCGAATTATGGAATGTCTACTTTATAATTTAGTCTGACATAGAATTCGTCAAAAACGCCTTTAATTAACACATATGATTTATTAACATTATGTATAAAAATATCTTGATCTGATTCTGAAACATTATTACAAAGATATGTTTTAAAATCTATTATAAGTTGTTTTGAATTTTCATAAGTCAAAAAATCATTATGTTCCGGTAACATCTTTTTTAACATATTACCTCCAAATAATAACCCCAGATAAAATTGATATGCTGATTCAAGAGAATATTTTCTACAATGATTTAAAAGTTCATCAAGAGTTTGTGTTGTGTCTATTTCTAACATACCAATATCTTTATACAACTTGGAATATAATTCAGTATCTTTTAATTGTAAAACAGTTTGTATTTCTTGTATACAAATTTTATTAAAGTTAACATACATTTCTCCTGCTAATTTATTCGTTCTAATCATTGACACAAATGGATGTCTATCAACTTGCGTATGAGAATCTTTTGTTTCAGCGTACAATCTATTTGTAAAAGACATCGACATATTATAATATTTTTATAAAATTAAATTTTAAAAATAGACTTACTTGATTTCATAATTACGTTTTATAATTTATAATTTTATTATTGATCTCTAGTATCTTTTCTACACACTGGACAAGTTACTCTTTCATTACACAACCAATGTTTAATACAATCTTTGTGGAAAATGTGATTGCATCCTAATCTAATTATAATGTTATCAGTTTTGTATTCATCCATACATATATTACATTCTTTTCCAATGTATTTCTCTTTATTATTTTCATTTATAGTTTCTGTAAATAATTTATTAAATTTATCTTCATCCAATGTAACTTTTACATCTTCCATATCATTTACATCAATATCTTGAAATAACACTCCAAATAAAGTAGATAAAATATCATTGTTCGACACATTTTGAATATTATTAGACATACCATTTTGAAGATTATTCGTGATATTCGATATATTATTTTGAATATTCGATATCATTTCATTTGTTAATGTATTATTTATCCTTGTTTCATCATTCATTTCTAAATATCTTCTTATACTATACATACGATTCACTATCTGTTGATTTAAATTTATTACTTCATTATAATCATCAAATCTCGATGATGTAAGAGGTCTCTGATTTATTGCATCCACCCACTCTTCATAAAGGTCATTGAAATCCATATATTAATTATGTTTTACTATTTTAAATTAATTTTTTTTTACTATCTTAATTCAAAACTATTTTAAATTAATTTTTTTTACTATCTTAAATTATTTTTTTAAATTTATCTTAATTAGTTATGTACCTTCGTAAAACAGAAGTAAGTTTTATATCTTGATCTAATTCTCCTGATAATGCTTTTTTAACAATAGATTCATTATATTGAGATATATATTGTTTTACAATAGCTTCATCCTCCAATTCCTTTTTAAGCAAGTCATCATAAATCTTCTTATTCAATGTATTTTCTTGTTGTGAAAAAGTACCACTTGCTGGTGGAATTTCTCTGTCTTTTCTATCAATGTTTTTTATTGGGTTTTTAAGAATCTTGTCGGTCTTGTTAATCTTGTCTTTTGGAATAATGATTTTACTATTTGGATTTTTAGACATTTTATAAGAATGTTTATAATCACTATAACCTGACCCCCAATAACCATTTTGATACAAATTATCACCAACTATCATTAATCCATTAAATGAACTAACTAATGCAAATGTATCAGATGTGTTATAACCATAAAATCCGTCTGTTGTTTTATGTACTAAACTTTTTTTACTAATATCATTTTCTTCACCTTTAGTATATTCAAACATCTTATTAAATTCATCCAATTTAAATTTTCTTTCTTCAAATTGATTGTATACTTTTACATCAATGTTATCATAATCCTCTTTACGCTGCAATCTTTCATAATTTTGATCTTGTTCTTCTAAATCAGTTTGTTTAACTGAATCACTTTGTTTAAATGATTTATTAAAATCATCTAAATCACTTTGTTCCTTAAATGTTTTATCTAATTTAACTTGTTTTCGGTTTTTAGAATTTTGGTTTTTAGAATTTTGGTTTTTATCATCCAATCTTCTAATCTTAGAAACACTTTCTCTTTTATCTTTAATATACCTATAAGATTCGTTTAATATTTTAAAATATTTCTCATATTTTTCTTTTTTCTTAGGATCAGTGTACTTGTCTGGATGATATTTTTTAACCTTTTCTCTAAAAGATTTTACAATATGAGAACTAGAATCTTCTCGTGTCACATCTAAAATGAAATAAGGATCATATGTTTTTCCATCAATTTCAATAACATCCATTATAATATAAAATTTATAATATAATGTTTTTAATAAAAATAAACGACATAAAATATATATGACAAAATTAACTAAGGAGTTTACAATACTCTTTAGCATACCACGCATTTAGACCAGTATATTCACATAATACGTGGAATAAAACACCAACTATAAATAAAGTTTGTATTTCTTTATATCCAAACAAATCAGGTATATATACATCAAGTTGTTTAAAAATATAAACCAACACAACCAATCCAATACCAACAACACTCGCTTCTAATAAGACTACATTTAATGTTTTAGATGACATTTATATTATAGATAAATAAAATAATAATAATATAAATAACTTTTTTTTACAAAGAAATTAATTTTTCAACAATGTACTTTTGGAAATTATCTTTAAAATTATCAGAAAAAGAAAAATGTTCAACACCTACTGATTTTCTTGTTACGATAATATCTTTAGAAAGACCTTCGTTAATTTTATCCTCATTACAGTTACATACACTTTGTTTAACTAATTTATGAAACAAATATTTTTTAATGACATTTCCAGTCAATAAGTTTTTATAATCACATTCAACTTTCTTATCAAGTTTTTGGTTTATATCAGATAACATATTTTCAATAGACATATTATCAATAGATTCAGCCATAGATAGGAAATCTTCAAAATTAACACATTTATAAAGTAAACTAATAGTATTACGTTTACAATCCATTTGTCTCCAAATAAGATAATTTAATACTTCATAATCTGTTTTAAATTCCACAAATTGACCAAAAAAATTAACATCTAAATCAATATTATGTTTTATTAAACATTTAGTAAAAAACACAGATACATAACTTGTAATTGAAGTTAACATCTTATTAATATTGCCATCGTATATATAATTACCTTGATCATTATAATTATAAACTAAATTGATTTCATTTTGGAAAGTATAAATTAAATGTGGGTCGTATTTTGCATATAGCATTTTACCAGCCTCAAACATCATATCTTGCAATTCATTTAATTGTTTTGTTTTTTTCTCAAATGTTTTTAGATCATTAATATACTTCATTAAAGATTTACATTTCAAAGAAATTACAAATGGTTGAAATCCGTGACACTTTCGATTGTTATAAGTAGTTACCAGTTTTCTCATTCTTAAATCCAAATTGCTATCAACATCATTTTTAATAGTGATTTTATAAAACATTTCTCTTAAATTATTTATTAAACTATTTGTATTTTCTTTATAAAACATTTTTACAATACATTAATAATTTTATTTTTTCATTTTTTTATAATTCGTATAATATATACAATGTTGAAAAAAATATCTAATAAAAAATCTACAAAACTAACAACAAGAATCAATCGTCGTTCTAACAAAACAAAAAACAAGCGTTCGGTACAAAAGCGACGTTCGGTACAAAAGCGACGTTCGGTACAAAAGCGACGTTCGGTACAAAAGCGACGTTCAGTGCAAAAACAGCGTTCGGTACAAAAGCGACGTTCAGTGCAAAAGCGACGTTCAGTGCAAAAACAGCGTTCAGTGCAAAAGCGACGTTCAGTACAAACTAAGCGGTCAGTGAACTTGTCAACGAAGAAAAAAACGTGTATGAAAAATAAAGTTGGTTTAGTTATGAAAGAATTCAAAGATAAAACATTACGATCGTCATCTGGACAATTAGTAACAAATCCCAAACAAGGAATTGCAATTGCGTTATCAGTAGCGAGGAAAACGTGTAAAATTTAATTTTACATTATTCTTAAAAACATATTAAAGATATTATTTCTACAATTTTAATTAAATCAAAAAATAATTAATATTGTCTATTAATAATGACAAGATATTGTACGTATATTTTCAAAAAGGGTGCAAAAAAAGGTCAAAATTGCAAAGAAGAGTGCCATTTAAAGACCAATTTTTGTAAAAAACATTATACAAATACAAATCTTGAACCAGATACCCAACAAGAATCGCAATCTAATATAAAAGAGAAATACCCTAATATAATTAGTATTAGTAAATTAGTTAATAAAAAAATTCAAGAAGAAACTATAAGAGATAAAATCTTTGAGTTACCTACTAATGAGATTAATAAATCTATTATATTTAAACATTATAACAATATGAAACGGACAGATCCTAATAGTACAGAGTATTATAAAAATCAAATATTCGTAGATTTGAGTTTATCATACCCTTGGTCAAAATATTATAATATAAATGACAATATAAAAAATCAAACAATCAATAGTTTTTTAACACGAATTCAAAGTAATCTAGATAAAGAAATATATGGAATGAGTAGTGTTAAAAACGAAATTATAAATATAGTCTGTAAATTTATTACAAACCCTTCAAGTAATAGAAATAATATAGCATTATGTGGTGCGGCTGGCGTTGGTAAAAGTAAGTTTATAAAAGTTTTATCAGATACATTAGGATTACCTATGAAAACAATATCTTTAGGAGGAGTTAAAGATTCATCTTTTTTTTTAGGTCACGGTTATGTATATGTAGAAAGTGGTCCAGGAAAAATACTTCAAAATGTCATAGATTCTAATATAAGCAATCCTATATTATATTTTGATGAATTGGATAAAGTAAGTGAAACAGACAATGGGAAAGATATTTTCTCATTCTTGTGTTATTTAACAGATCCTACACAAAATAAAAAATTTACAGATCACTACTTTTACGGAATGCAATTTGATCTATCTAAAGTATTCTACGTTTTCACCTTTAATGATATAAATAAAATAGATAAAATATTATTAGATCGCTTAAATATTATACAAGTAGCAACTCCTTGTGACGAAGATATAGTGTATATATTAGAAAACCATTGTATACCAGAAATCATTCAAAATATAGGTATTCAAAAAAATATAATTTTTAATAAATCTTGTATAAAAACAATAATAGATTACTGTAAACAATCTATAGACAATACTGTAACAAGTGGTGTTAGAGAATATTATAGAGTTATAGAAAAAATTTTACTAGAACTTAATAAAAGTATATTACTTAATATAGATCAATACCTCGCCGATCAAGATATCATCGTCGATGATAATCTTTTTGAAAAGTTGTTTTCTAAAATAAATGACCAATTCATCACGATCAATAATAAACACAAATATGAACATATGTATATGTAATTTAATTTACTCTTTTAGTATACCAGTATACCCATTTACTCATTGTATATTATTTATTATACCCATTTACCCATTACCTAATGATTTATAATGATTTATAATGATTTTCAAATTTATCTAATGATTTATAATGATTTTCAAATTTATCTAATGATTTATAATGATTTTCAAATTTATCTAATGATTTATAATGATTTTCAAATTTATCTAATGATTTATAATGATACCTATTCACCCATTACCTATTCACCCATTAATTATACCCATTTTATTATTGGTATATTTCTCGCTTTCAAATAATCATTACATAATACAAAATGATTATTTCCAACAAATGGTTTTCTGGATAAAGGTGATGGATGTGAATGTTCTAATATTAAATTGTTTTCACTGTTAATAAACTCTTTATATGATTTTGCATGCGCTCCCCATAACATAAATACAACATTGGAAGAATTCATTCCAATATATTTTATCAAATCTGTTGTAAAACTTTTCCAAATCTTTGCGTGAGATCCACTTTTATTCTCACGTACTGTAAGTGCTGTATTTATTAACAAAACTCCTTGTTCAGCCCAATCACTAAGATCTGTATCTATTCTCATTTTATCATAACATCTATGTAATTCTTTGAATACATTTCTCAATGATGGTGGAACTTTAAAACCCTTATTTACACTAAAACACAATCCATTCGCCTCGTCTTGATTAATATAAGGGTCTTGGCCAATTAAAACAACTCGTAAATCATCAAAACTGAAAAAAGTAAACGATCTAAAAATATCTTGTTGTTTTGGAAATAATTTATCAAGCAAAGCGTGTTTTTTTAAATCTTCTTCAATTTTACTTCCGTGAATTTTCCACAAACCACTTAATATATCACTCCAATAAGTACCTTGAATTAATGAATCCATTAATTCAAAATAATGTTTTTTTTTATTCATTTTTTTAGTCGCACCTTGTTACACCTTGTTACACCTTGTTACACCTTGTTACACCTAAAAATTGTTAGTCATCGATCATTAACTGGTTATAAACATTCATTCCATCTTCTTTTTCTAATTTTTCATCAAATGTTTTTTCAGATAATTTTAGTTGAACAATTTTCCAAATAGTACCAACTTTACCATCGTAATACCAAACTTTTACACATTCAATAATTGTTTTGAATGTTTTTCCTTTACACAATACATCTTCAATATTGTTTTCATCAATAGGAATTTTTTGTTTCTTTTCATCAAACACAAAACCTTCAAAATTTCCATTACGATCTCTTGTTAATTGTAATTTCATTAATTTTGGATAATTTCCGTTTTCACGTAAAATAGGTGAATAAACAAAATTTTCATTAGCAGTTTCTTTTTTTGAATCGAAAAGTGTAATATTATCTTTAACTAATTGTTTAATAATAGTATCTACATTTTCAATCCATTCTCTAAACTTTTGTGAAATTTCACTTTTAGAATTATTCAAAAAGCAATCTACATAATATTCAGAATATGTAGACCATTCTTTTACAACAGATTTTACACCAAAAGGTATATACATTGTAGATGTACATAATTGCAAAGGTTCCTTTTCATAAAAAAGTTTAATTGCTCTTCCTGATTTCCCAAGTTTTAATTTAGATACATCCAAGTTTTGTAATTCAGTAACAACCATATTAATTATACGAATAATCTTTTTACAATTCAATTTTTTAAAAATGACTTTTTATAAAAAATTGAAGACGATTTATAAATTAATAATTAATAATGACATATAAACAAACAGTTGAAGAAATGGATACAACTTCTGCAAAATTAACTTGTAAAGAATTAGAACAATTACATAAACAATACAAAGAAAATTTTGTAGAACCAGAATATTCTAGTTCAGAATTGGAACCAAATTCTGACGAAGACGAATCAGATTCTGAAAACCAAAAATTTTCATTAAAAAAAATACATTCACCAAAAAAGGAAAATACAATGTTGTATATGTTCAAGAAATATGAACAATTACAAAATGAAACCAATATGTATAAAAACAAATTATACAAAATACGTATGAAAATACATTCTCAAGAACAAAAAGAACACTATAAGAATCTTGAATTTTCAAATCTATTATTAGAAAAACAAACCTTGGAAATACAATTAGCTAACAAAAAACATACGAGTTTTAAATATTATACTTCATTTACATTAAACGTATTATTGTCAATAACCATTATTTTTTTATACTGTCAGTGATACTGTTCGTTCACAAAGGTGCATTTTATCCAAATGTATTTTCTTTAGAAACTGTTATGAATAACATATTTGTATCAATATCCTTTTGGTTTGCATAAATAGATGACAAATACATACTTGATGGTGGTAAACTATTATTTACAAATAAGAATACTGCATCTGATTGTTTTAAAACACCTATTTTTCTTCTTAAAATCATTAAAAATTGTCCTAGTGTAATCTCGCCGCCAACCAAAAATTTATTTTTTTGTAATTTTATATCACCACGAGCTCTTACTACTATAGGTATATAAGTTGGATATTTTTCCCTGATCAAATCTACTTCTTTACGAATAATTGTTTTTTCTTCGTCTGTAAATGTAGTTTTTGTAAAATCTATTTTACTATGTTTTTTTATATTTGATTGTTGTAATGTGATCATATTTAGATCAACTGTACCTACTGTACCTACTGTATTTATATTATCTGTACCTACTGTACCTACGGTATCTGTACCTACGGTATCTGTACCTACTGTATTTATATTATCTGTAGTATTAGTATCTGTACCTACGGTATCTGTAGTATCTATATTTGTTGACATTTCCTTATTATAAACAATAAAAAAATTATACAAAATATAACTATAATAATCGATACTTAACTTTAAACCACCATTGTTTTTTATTAGTCTATTATTTTTTATTAGACTATTATTTTTTTATTAGTATAATATAAATGTTAGGAAAACAATTAAAGAGCATAGATTTTAACGTAAATAATAACGGTGTTTACGTAAATTCACGTAAGACAAACGGAAAAGCAGGACTTTTATTGATATACGCAGATTGGTGCGGTTTTTGCCAGAGGTTTAAACCTACATTTACAGAAATAGCATCTATATTAGGAAATGATTTCCCGTGTACATCTATAGAAGACTCTGATTTAAAAGACGACAAATTAAGAACAGCTTTAGATTTTAAAGGGTATCCTACTATAAAGTTTTTTGATCAATCTGGTAAAATCATAGGTGAATATCAAGGTGATAGATCTAAGGGAGATCTTTTAAAACAAGTCTGTAAAACATATCATCATTGTGTTAGATATCATTAAAATACACGACTAAATTACATACGATTAGTTAAAATTTTATCATTAGTTAAAATTTTATCAATTTATCATTACTTTATCATCTTCTTGCGTTTTGTAAAATATATAAACAAAATAATAAAAATAACAGGTACAATGAATGGTTTGATATTGTAATAAAACAAAATTAATTTTTGTAATCGTTGTGATATCCAAGACATTTCAAAAAGATGAATACTTATTGTATCTGTATCTAACATACAATTTGTGTTACCCATATCACAAGGTTCAAAAACATTTGGTGGAAATAAAATTAATTCTGTATCATTTAAATTACGTGTATTCTTGAACCAATTATTAAAAGCAATTGGACCAGTCGTATTTTGTACTTGTAAAAAGTTGGAAGAATAATTTGTTTTTATAGTTGTAGATATTATATAATCAATAAATCTTTTCATACAAGGATTCCTTGGTGAACTTATCATAATAGCATTGTTCATTACTTTGTCATTTTGAACAAAAAAAAATGATTCTATTAAATTTGTATTACAACAAGATACACCTATTACGTGTTTATTTTTTTTTTCATATGTTTTTATAACTTTATTAATGTATTTTGAATAATCTAATGGTCGTAATACATATGCATCTACATCTGCATATATGCCACCGTACAAATAAATTAAAACATATCTTGCCAAATCTATCTTCATATGCATTATAGACATACTCTTATAAAGATCATAACAATCTTTTGAATATTCTAAACAAGCCTTTTCTAAACCAACATTGTCTAAACATTGATAATTCCAATCATGATTCATCATTTCCCAATTCTTGATGTTTATAACGAATTCTTTTCTAGTAATATTATCACGTCCTTGATACCAAACCTGATATAAATTCTTTGGAAACTTCTTCATATAAATAATCTTACAATAAATATTTTTTTTATTAAACAAATAAAATTCAATAACTATTTTTTTTATTAAACAAATAAAGTTCAATAAAAAAATAATATAAAATATAATATCATGAAGATTTTCGTTTATACATAAGTTTTTATTTATTTGATAAAATTAATAATGTTTATAATATCACAATATCTACTTTATCAAACGAAAATATGTAATTACGATAATATAACAACGTACGCTATAGGTTCTGGTGTAATTATATACGCGGCTATTTACTTGTATTTGCTTTTTAATAATACAGAATATCTTTCATTGTTTAACAAATTTACGATATACATTATCAGTATAGATCTTTTGTTATCAACGTTTTTTTATTTCAATACAGAAAAATCACATAAACAAAATTTTCAAAATCAATTTGATACTGATATCAATTCCGATTCTAACTCTGACGATGACGAATCAGAATTCGAAATAGAAACAGATGACATCTTTGATGAAAATAAAGAAGACTCGTTATCATACAATACAAATACAAATGTAGAATACGAAACAGAATATTTAGAAATGAAATTAGACAATAGTCAAGTTACAAATGAAGTTACAAATGAAGTTACAAATGAAGTTACAAATGAAGTTACAAATGAAGTTACAAATGAAGTTACAAATGAAGTTACAAATGAAGTTACAAATGAAATTACAAATGAAATTACAAATGAAGTTACAAATGAAATTACAGATGAAATTACAAATGAAGTTACAAATGAAGTTACAAATGAAGAAGTAAATAACAATCAAAATAATACAATAGAAAAAATAAATATTGAAAATGATAGATTAGAATTTGTAGCATTGGATAAAAGTGATTTTATAGATGAAACTATCGTAAAGAAAAAAAGAGGTAGAAAACCTAATAGTTTAAAATTAATGTAAACATCGTGTGTAGTTTAAACATATGTGTAATTTAAACAATATTTTACTATATCATATAATAATGTTGTATCCAAACGATTATAATTAATAATATCGGTTGTTGTATCAAATGATAATAGGGTATTTTGATCTTCTGAGTGATCGGATTTTATATAAACATTTTTTTCTATAATAGAACACATTGCATCTAAACCATTTTGGCAATTTGTATTGTAAATTGTATCGAGAAGGTGTTTTGATATATATTTCAATGAATAAGATTGTAATCCTGGTAACGTTTTTTTCACAATTTTTAATAAATCAACATATATAATATTGTTAAAAATTATTTCGTATCGTTTGTACAAGTCGGGATATCTTTTTAAGGATCGTTCTAAAATATATTTATCTGCATTGCTCCAATGGAATAAAATAAAATGTGTGGATTGCATTTTATCTTTAATCCTTTCTAAAAATGTTAAAAAATTTGTTAATAATATTCTTTCATCTATCAGTGAAAGTTTATCTGTAGTAAAATTTTTATAATCAAGAATATCTTTATCGATATAAGATAACCCAATCATAAATAACATTGATGTATCATACGAGTTTGGAAATTTTGAAAAATCATCATATATATCATTTACAAATTCTGCATCTATAAACATACTATTATGCAATATAGTATTTGTTTTCCAATCCAATCCAGATGATTCTTGAATGTTTTGTAAAAATCTTCTTCTTAAAACTGATTTTGGTATACAATTTATAAGTTTTAATGTACTTACATCACTTTCACTTTGTTTCTTACATTTCGTTTCTTTCGATGGTTTCAGAGTACATAATATATCAAAACAATTGGATTTAATACAATTTTTGTTTTTAGAACTAATATATTTTCTTCCAATTATACCCATATCTTTACTAATAAATGGTAATTCAGCGTATTTATACATTATTTTTTGCATATTTTTTTTAGAACACGAATCTAACAGTGCTATTTTTTTATCATTATATTTTATATTTTTATACAATATAAAAACTATACTAAACATATTATTATCTAAACACATATTAAAACGATCATTTAATATAGAATTATGAATAATAATATAATTATTCTTTGAATAATAATAAGAATTTCCTAAACTCCGAATCGTATTTACTGATTTTAAATTATAACTTTTTACAAAGTCATTTAAAACCATTTTTTTAAAAATTTTTGATCTTCTAATAATAAACTCCATATTGATATGATATATAGAAATCTTATTGTATTTTCATTTTTTTCTTTATTTGTGTAGGTTTTAATTAATATAATAAAATGTTTAAAAATGAATTGTTAATTGATGAAATTAAGGATCTTGAAAATAAAATATCATACGTATTTAAAACTGTATTTCTTTCATTTATAAAGAATAAAATGAAAATAACATCTTACCTATTTTTTATAAAGTTGACCAATTGTCTTCCAGCAGATTGTTACAGTGTACAAGAAAAAAATGTAAAAGTACGAGTACAAGAACAAGAACAAGTACGAGTACAAGAACGAGTACAAGAACAAGAACAATTCAAAATAAAAGAACAAGAACAAGAACGAGTACAAGAACAAGTACAAAGTGTAAAAGAACGAGTACAAGAACAAGTACAAAGTGTAAAAGAACAAGGTGTTAATTCAAAGGGTAGTGTTACGAGTAAAGCAACTTTTTATTTTAGAGTTGGAGAAAATGTACAAGGTTGTCCAGATGTCCAATCATTTAACGACGGTAATCGTTATGGTCCGTGTAGCGAAGGTGGTGAAAAAGGTGTAAAGTACACAGAAAATAGTAAATATTGGGTAGCAATTGCAAATGCTGGTTCAAGATGCGGAGACACGATTACTGTAAATTATGGTGGAAATAGTTTACAATTAAAAGTAATGGATGAGTGTCCTGCTTGTGCTATTGATAATCACGTGGATATGAGTTTAGAGGCATTAATTGAATTAACAGGATCGAAAGAGAATGCGTGTGCAATAAATACAGTATTGCCTATGATAACGTGGTATTAAAATTAATGTGGTATTAAATATACATTCCAAATGGTACTTCATCTGAAGTTGAATCTAAACACACACTATCAGTTAATAATGTATCAATATGTGTTTTTAAAATTTTTAGGGGTGATGTCTGTTGTTTATAGTAATTATATAATTCTTTGTATTTTAGTTTAACAATGTTATTTTCAGGATCAGTTAATAATAGTGTATTTACTCTTGATATAATTATTTCAAATTTTCTTTTTATATCTCTCATTCCTTGTTCAGATTTGGATGTTTCTACAATATATTTGATAGCATCATCTTCAAAAACGATATCATCTTGTGTAAAACTATATTGATTTAAAATAGAAGATATTAAATGTTTGTTAGTAATCTCCATTTTTTCATTTAGAGAATAGTTGTCTATACGAATTTTTAATAAACGATCAGCTAAAATAGGATCTATTTTAGATGCGTCATTATATGTAAATATAAAAAGTACTTTTGATAGATCGAATTCAATACCTGCAAAATATTTATCATAATTATACTTGTTATTTGAACTAGAATCAGTTAGGTGAATAAGAGTACCAATAATTTCTTTTCCTTGATGTGTCTCAGATACCTTATCCAGCTCGTCAAATAATATAATTGGGTTCATACATTTGGTTTCTCTTAAAATTTCTATAATTCTTCCTGGACAACTTCCTACATATGTAAATCCATGTCCTGATAACAATGAAGATTCAGATTCGCCACCTAAACTAATACTTCTATATGGTCTCCCTAATGCTTCTGATATACTTTTTACAAGCATCGTCTTACCTACACCCTTTGGTCCATATAAACCTATAGCATTAATAGCAAAATTTGGATTACGAATAATTTGGGTAGTAATATTTATAACTTGATCTTTTGCTCTTTCCAAAAAAGATAAACGTTTATCTAACGTAGTTCTCATACTTTTAATAATATGCTTGGATTCGTGTATATTACTGGATATTTCAGTTCCAATTGTTTTGTTAAAAGGTACGCTTAGTAAAACATCCATCCAGTTTTTATATTTAGAATATTCAGATGTATCATTGGATTCAAATGATTCCATTATTTGTAATCTTTTGTAAGCTATTACTTTGTTATCAAATGACATATCCGATTTTAAAATTTTTTCTTTATAATTATCAGTATATTTCAAATCATTAGATTTATCCAAGATCTCTTTTTCTAATCTGATTAACTCTATATCATTTGATTGTTTTATATTATCGTTTAATACTTTTAGACTATTACAATAATCAGATGTTAGTATTTCAGAATTAGAAAATTGATACATTTTTTCTAATAATTTTTGTTTTTGTTCAATGTTAACATCCATTTTTAATATATCAATTACACTTGGAATGTTTTCATTGTATCTTGTTTTAATTTGTTCCAATTCGTCATTTATTTGTTTAATATTTTCTATAGAAAAATTTTCTTCAAGTTTTTGTTTTTGTTCGTCTTTTGAAAAAGTTTGAAAAAAATTACCACTGTATATATTCGAAAGATTGTATAAATATTTATCATATTCATCTTTAAATACCATATCGTTATTATTTGATCGTTTATACTCTTTTTTTACAACACCTCGTATTGCATTTTCTATTACATTTGTTAAATAATTATCTACATCAGATGATGTTTCTTCAAATGAACTTTGATATGTATTTTCACATGTATTTTCAGATGCATTTTCATCTGTTGTAATAAACGATTTCGATTCAGAATTCTCATCAATATAATATTCATTTTTATGGTGTTCTTTATTTTTGTCTTCTTTATCTTTGTCTTCTTTATCTTTGTCTTCTTTATCTTTGTCTTCTTTATTTTTGTCTTCTTTATTTTTGTCTTCTTTATTTTTGTCTTCTTTATTTTCATATGATGATTTTTTTCTCTTTGTGTACACTTTTATAGACGAATATTCATTATCTAATTGAATATTATCATCATTTTCATCAGATTTTCTTTTTTGGCTTCTTGTAAAAACCATCGGGTGTTATATTATAAAAATAAAAATAAATCAGTTTTTTTACAAAGTGTGTTTATTTTTTTTAATCAAAATAATAATTATATAATAATGTCAGATTCATCTAATGCGGTATCAATAATTGGGTTTGTATTTTTTGCATTATCAGAATTATTACCTTTATTACCAATTCCAGCAAATGGATTTTTACATAGTTTATTTATCGGTTTGAAAAATAGCTTTGCAAAACAAACTAAAAATGTTGATTTAGAAATAGCTCAATCTTTAGTTAACACACGTCCTGAATTTGTAGAATTAGTAAATACAATTGAAGGCAATTCCAATTTAATAGATGCATTAAAAATGCTTACTAAAAGTCCAGAATTGGTTTCATTAGTTCAAAAAATTGCAGATGATAAGAATCTTCAATTAATAAATACATTATTAATTAATAATCCAGATATTAAGACAGAAACAAAACGTTCCATTTTTTCAAAATTAAGTGACATACATATAAATATTCAAACTACCACCAATCAATCTACTAATCAATATCAAAATTTAGAAGAAACGATAATTGAAAATTAAATTTATTTTAATATCATTTGTGTGTAATTCTTATCAAAATGTTTATTTAACAAATTAATTAAATCTTTTATCTTTTAAATTTTCAAAATGATTTTTTAAAGTATCCCATTTTCTTGACATATACTCTTCATTATTGATGGGTTTTAAAATATCATAAAACTTTTTAATATTATTATTTCCATTAATACGTAATTGTATTGCATTAGATGTTTTTATAGGATATTCTATTGTAAATGTGCCATTATATCCTAAATATACTAACTTTTTAAAATACCACTCGACTTGTTCACGCATTCCAGTAATTTGAACTCTTTCTTTATATTTTTTAATATAAACACATCCATCTCCATCAAACCAACCTCTTAGATAATTAATCATATTGGTTTTATCATTTATTATGGGTTCTTGAAAATTATGTGTTTTGTTTTTTATTAATCCGAAATTTTTAAAATTTTGTTCATATTTTGTAATTGAAAATTTAAAACACGAAGTTGATTGTTTTTCTCCATGTTCTGTTTTGTATCCACTCGTTTTTATTAAATGTATATTATCATTGTTCGTCCAAAAATATGAATATGCTTTAATCCTATCTATATCTTCATCAGCTAAACATAATGACAATGATGATGTACTATACTTATTTATATTGACTGTATCTACACCACCATCAGCCATACAAAATCCCATCCAATAATGAAGTTCTATTTCATATTCCTTATTAAATAATTTATCCCAGATAATATGTTTATTATTACAAGAGTCATATTCAAAAAATCTATTATTAGGAATTTCTTTAAATATTTTTTGACATATTTTTTGACTGTATCCATATTCTTTACGCAAATCTGCTTTTTTAATTTTATGAATTGTATACTTATCTATAATCTTTTGTTTTAACTCCTCTGATAAATCTGTAAAGTACATTTAAATTGTATTAAAACATTTTAAAAATCAATTATTTAGGAAGTTTCATAGATTTGTAATTCTTACCAAAATGTTTATTTAATAAGTTTATGTTTTTTTGAGAATTTACCCATTTAAATCCAGCATCAGCTGACCAAATAAGCCAAGATATGATACCTCTTCTATTATGCCAAGAACTATCTTTAGGTCTTCCGGCAAGTTTCCATTTCTTATAAGTGGGATAACTTGTAATAATATGTCTTGCAAACCACGCTCTCATATATTTCAAATCTTCAATTGGAATACTTTCCTTTGTTGCAAGTTGCTTTGCACGTTTCCACCCAGTTTCTACACCACCTTTAAAACCTAATTTTTTCAATTTAAAAGAATATAATGCTGTTTTCTTTACATTTGTTGGTACAGGTATCATTACACTACTTCTTTTACCATAATATTGTGCTTTACCACCAGTTGCTCCTCCAAATGTAATATTTTTTGTCCCCTTTACTTTACTTTTATCAAGTTTGGCTTTAGAAATACTTTTTTTAGAAATTTCTTTATATGTCCTAGGTGTCTTGGATGTAATCCTTTTACTTGGTCTACACAAAGGATATTTACTTTTAGAAGAATATTTATTTTTAGATGTACTCTTTCTTCCACAAGATTTATATCCTATTACTTTGCCTTTTGAATTTTTAATAGGTCTATTTAAATCAACCCATTTTTCTTTATACCATCTTTTTAACCCAGGTGATTTCACAGATGGTTTTTTCCCCTTGTATTTGCCACCTAAACGTTTGTATTCTTTTACAATCCAACTAGATTTATATATACCAGTTTTAGACTCAAATTTTTTATCAGCCATTCGTTTTACTTTATTATACAACTCTTTATCCGCTATCATCAACATCTTATATTATATTAATAAAATATAATAAAATAAGAATTATCATTAATTAGTTAATTTGAGAATATATTAATTACATTATCATTAATCATATCAAAATACAAATCCAATATATCGTTTAATATATCTACACCTTCTTTTGTTGTATCTTTTGTTGTATCTTTTGTTGTATCTTTTGTTGTATCTTTTGTTGTATCTTCTTTACGAGAATTGTAAGAATTACGAGAATAAGAATTGTAAGAATTACGAGAATAAGAATTGTAAGAATTACGAGAATAAGAATTACGAGAATAAGAATTATTTTCAAATGAAATCTTTTTGTTTAAATTCTGATAACTGTTTAGACTATTATATTCATTTTCTGATGGTTTTTGAATTACTTGCAGTCGTTCTGGAATATATGTTTTTATATAACATTCTTTATCTGTGCTAAAATATACAACTTCTCGCATACGACAATCTTCTGGTGTATCTTGATTATCACTACTAAATGATAAATTAGTGTTTTCAGGGTTATTTTCAAACGACTGTGAATTTTTTTTTCTTTTAAGAAAATCAAACATACTTTTTATGTTACATATAAAATAAAATTCATTTTTTATTTCTTATGGTTACATATAAATAAAAATCATTTTTTATTTCTTATGTATATACAAGATGTCTAAACGTTTGTTAAGAAAATTATTAAGTAAAGAATCTGATAAAACATCCACATCAAATGTTTCTGACGACATTCAAAATCTAAAATATGCACAATATTATAGTACAGATAAATCTAGAAATGTCATAACTAAAATTCCAAGTAAAATGTCTATCTACAAACCTACATCAATATCAAATATGTCAAATACATTTTCTGATGATCTGTCTGATATTGATTCGAAATTACTAACACATATAAATAGTAAAGATAAACCAAATAGTAAAGATAAACCAAATAGTAAAGATAAACCAGTAACATATTACAGTACAGATAAACAAAAATATACTACAACATTTATACCACGTAAAGTAGATGTCATTAATGATCTATCTGATTTATCAACTAAGTCTATCATTGATCTCTACGACGAATTACAAAACGACGAATCTGATGGTTTAGATTCCAGTACATTTTTATATGATGGTGATAGAAAAAAGTCTTATAGATACTCTGATGAGATTAGTAAAAGTTCTGATAAAGATTCATATATATCAGAACCATCAAGTATATATTCTCAAGACTTGTCTAATAAATCATCATACAATTCCGATTCGGATACATCCTATGATTCTTTTTACGATGATTCAGCTTTTTATAATAATTCAGTAAGACAAAAGGATAATTATTTTGATACCCGTGTTAAAAAATATGATCTTGAAGATTTACTTGATTTATAGATAATCGTATTTTTTATAATTGATCGCGTTTTTTGTAATGTTGTAAAATCCAACTTCTATTATGTAAACACCATTTTTTAAGGTTTTTATCTAATTTACATAATCTTTTGAAATCTCCAAATGACAATTTTTTTATTAGTATTTTCATATTCTGATCTGATATTAAACTACTACTACCACCTGTCTGTAACTCGTTTTTTTTGAAATCGTTAAAATCAATTGAGAAATCACTTGTTGGTATTTCTGGTAATACAAATTTATTTCGTTCCTTCTGTTTTTCTTTCTGTTGTTGTTCAATCATTTGTAACATTTTTTCAAATTCAGGTGAATTGCGTATTTTCCCCTTTAATTTTTCCAACTCTTCTCCTGTAACAACCTTGGGCGGGTACATTTTTATACGTTCGTCTTCTCTAATCTGATCTGTTATTCTTTTTACGATTATTTTTTTCTCTTCAGGTAATGATTTAATATAAGAAATTTCTTCAGGTGATAATCTGGATCTAAAATTTATATTTCTAATATACTTTATATCTTTATCATCTTTTTCTTTCAATTCCTTGTACTTTTCATGTAATCTTTTCCATCTTTCCATCATTTTTTATTATAATTATATAAATTATAATAAATTTTGTAATAAATTTTGTAATAAATTTTGTAGTAAATTGTCATTATTTAAACTTTACTCTTTTTAGAATTTTGATATTTCAACTCAAAACATTTATTATCCGAAACAACCAATGTAAATTTTTTATGGAATATTGGTAGTTTATCTTTATTATACATAATAGGGTATTCATCTAATATATTATTATCTAAACATTCTTTAATACCTACTCTCCATCTAGCATTTTTTTTATATGGTAAACAATTAAATGCATTCGTATTGTGTTTATTTTTTGACTCGGAACAAAATTCTCTTGACATTTTTAATTTCAAACTATAATAATTATCATTAAATCTATAAATATGTGATTCGTGAGGTTCATAATATTCGTGTTGTGTCTCATCATCTTTTTCATAATCATTTGGTATTACTGTTAAATTTATAGTATACACTTCACCAGGTTCAAATTCAAAACATATATTTTCAGGAACTGCCAAATTATCATCATCATCATAATACTTTTGATAATTTGTTATAATATATTTTGAATCATCTGTTACTAACTGACCATCAATATGTTGATAACTAATTGAATTCTCAACTGGGAAACACCCCGTTTCAGTACATTTACTTTCTATCATTATCTTTACATCGTCATTTAAACCACCTGGAATTAACATTTTAGGAATCGATAAAGACAACTCGTTTAACAAATTAAGATATTTATTATAGTCTTGGTCAGAACTATTTTCTTGTGAATTGTTGTCTTGGTTTCCTTGTGAATTATAAATAATTGTTTCTCCCAATACTGCAATACATCCACCAATATTCACACCAAGTTCTATTTTCACAACATCTCCATTTTTGATAATATTATAATCATCACGACCTTCTCCATATATATAATTACCAACACAATCATTCAAACTTATACTAGTGGGGAATGCTATATTTTTATCTTCGCGTTTGTATATTTTACTACATTCTTCTAATATACGTCGATCACTATATTCATTTAAGAGATTTGTTTCTAACATTTCATTATTAGATATTTTAAAAACTATTTCTCTAAAAACAATACCACATATTTTTGCAGAAGAGTTATATTTAGTCAAATCTTCTTCTGAAATCATTATATTATTCTTTGTTAAATAATATTACAATTAAAAACGAAAAGATTTTTTTATTTACATCTTTATTTTTTTAAACCATTTTTTAATATCTCCTATATTTAACCAAACTGATTCTGTAGAACGTTTTACTATTTCTTCACTATTAAAGTTTTCCGATACTATTAAATTATTTATTATAGTATTTTCTATATTATCATTTGTAATTTCATTTGATAAATTATCCAATAAATAGTCTTTATCAAGACCAAGGTCAAGATCTTTATCAACAAAATCAAGCAATATATTTTTTATCCTTTTAATTTTATCTCTTTTCGAAACGTGTGGATCCTTATTAATATTAATAATAGTTTGTTTAGCGTTTTCATCTCCAACTATATTTTTTCCTATTGATTTTTTCAACATAAACATTTTGTCTTTTACATCATTCGTTTCTTGATTATACTTAACTTCAGAACTAAGCTTTTTATCTTTACCTGACAAGAATAGATCTACATCTGAATAATATTTAGTTTTCAAGACAGGTATATTTATTTGTTTGTTTACAGGTATTTTTTTAGTAGGAAGCGTTTGTCCAAAATTCGTCAATACACCAGTTGACATATCATTCGAATCAACAGTTATTCCTAAGAATTTCATTTTTGGAGAAATATCCTGTTTATTAAAATCATTCAACAAATCTATCATCTTTTCAATATTTATAACTTTATCCTTTAATACAAAATCATTAAATAAAACAGAAGGAGTTTTATCTAATATCCCAGTTTCTTTAACTGGTATAATTAAACCACGTTTTGTAACCAAAAAATTTATTTTGTTAAATGGATTAACTAATTGTACTAAAATTTTATTATTTCCACTTGATCTTTCTATAATATATTTTGCGTCATACAATTCTTCATATGGATATTTGTCAGGGAATTTATTTTCTTTTACACAAGATGTTTTGTAATAATCAACAAAAAAGTTAACAATATTGGTATGTGGTGTTTTTAAAGTATCGTATTTAAAAGCAAAATCAACAATAGGTGTTGTCTCTGAAATTTGCATTTTTTCGGATTTTTTATTCCAGATAGCAGAAGAATTCCTGACAATTAATTCAAATGCATTTTGTTTTTTAATAAGAAGTATAAATGGTTTTGATAAATCATATTTAATATTCAAATTACAAACAAGTCTCATATCTTTATAAACGAAAGTTGTTTTAGATAACTTTTCTACATAAGGAATATCCAATATTAATACATTACATTCTAATGCTATTTGTACTAAATCAATAATATCACTCCAATCAACTGCAGTTTCACTATTTAATACATTTAAATATTCTTGCAAGTTACCATATCGTAAACTAATATTACCATTATTCAGTTTTAAAAATTGATTTGGATGATTTATTAAAAATTTTGATAAAAATCGTTTCAATGAATATGTTGTGTCAATCTTTAGTTCAGAACGATTGCTTATAGATTCTATAATACAATTAAGAAAAGACAATTGATTTTGATTAACACCCCATCTTAAAAATGCTCCTGATTTGTCAGATACTATTTCGTTAAATAATTCATTAAGACCTGGTTGAAGTATACCCTGACGTTTATGACCTAATAATTTATCTGTTGTTATAATATGTTGTTTTATTATAGAAGCTTTATCTTGTTTTATAACTCTATGAGTAACTGGCTTATTTTCAAAACAACAAGGATAAGATTTTATATTATAACCAAACGTGTGTTCCTTTGAGTGATGTTGACATTGTTCATTAATATTATCCTTTGTTGCTTTATGTAAATTAGGTATAAATAAACACGTATTCTTATTAGGTTTAGAAATCAATTGATATAGGGGTACTTCTGTTAACCATATAGATTCATTTTTGTTATTTGTTTCATCTCGTTGTATTCGATCAATTAAATCTTGATTATGAATATGAACTAATGGAAATTCTGTAGTTTTTGTTGGATCTAAATAAAAATATCTTGAATGTGATAAATCTATATTTTCTAAATTTTCAGATGTAATTTTAATAACAAATGTCGTAAATGTTTTTCCAGTCGGATTTTCAATTATATCAACTGTATAATTAGAAGGTTGAACTTTTATTTCTAATATTTCAGAACTAATAATACTTTCCATTCCTTTACCAATATTTTTAAAACAACACGGTATACCATCTTTTGTAAAACCTGGATATTTATGTTCACCTGTACCTTCACATACATACTTATTATCTTTATATACCAATACTAGTTCAGAATCTGTTATTTCTGTTTCATTATCAATCTTTGGCTGACGATTTTTTTGACAAGTAATAGAAGATGCTTTTCCACCTGCTTCTCTTATTTTTTTAACATTTTGTTTTCGTTCTTTTAATACAACTTCTTCTTCTTCTGATTCATCATCTTCGTATATATTTTTCTTTAATTCTAATTTTTCAGACATTTGAGATAATACTATTATCTCATCTACTATAATTTGCAATTGTACAAAATGATTAGATCCATATATAACAATTGTACTCGAATTTAATTTATAAGGATTATCACGAATATTCACAGTTATACCTAATCTTTCACTCTCAATATCAGTTTCAGAATCACGTCTGCCAAAACGTTTATAATACATAGATATGATATCTTTTATATCTTTTCCATCAAAAATTCTAGATCCTTCATATTTGGTTAACATTTTTTTAAATTTAGCCTTGTTTATTTTTTTATCAGTTTCTAGTAATGAACTTATAGATACTAATCCCCAATTCATATCTTCGCAACGCATAAGTCTTTTAGATTGAGTAAAGACACCATATAAACTATTTAATGTTTCAACTAAATTATCAATACTTTCACACAATTTATCTTTTATACTTTCAAAAGATCTTTGATCATCTTCTTCTTCGAAATTTATTTTAACATTCATTACACCGTTTTCATTAAGCAAAACTGTCATATAACTATTTTGTGGTTTTGAAGTTTTAAGATCTATTTTACATTTAAACATCAAACCACGTACTTTTTTATAAGTTTCTTTTTTTAATTTTTTCTTTTCATTTAAAATCCATGATCGTATTGTACTTTCATTTAATGTATTGACTAGACGATTATATATTTTAATTTTTGGATCTTTTCTAGGACTATCATTAAATATAACTAATGGAATTTCATCTGATAATTCTATAAGATTAAATATTTGTAACAATTTTATAAACTTTCCAGATATAGAACTATCGTGATCTTTACTTGCAAAAGTAAAATTAATTGTAGTGTAAATAAAATTACTTTCATTTGCTTTATAATAATCACCTGATTTATAAGAATAAACTTGTTTATAAAAATCGGTTAATAAATCTTTTTCTCGTTTGTATTTTTGTACTTGTGTATCATATTCGTTTTTTATTGCATTAAAAAAATTTTTTATATCTTTCATTATATTAGAACTTTCATCGGAACTAATTATAGGCGATTCAGATGATTTGTTAAAATTAAATATTTTCATTTTAATAATCATATGAAAATCATCTTGTGTAAGATCTGTAAATTCTTCTGATAATTTTTCATACAACTCATATATCACGTCATTATCATTTTTAAAATCCATATATAATTTATATGGTTCTAAATCAAAATCGTAATATTTCTGTTTTTCAACAATAATATCAAATATTGATGTAACATAAACAATAGGTTTTTTTGGTATAGAAGAATAATTCAATGACAGATTACTATTATCCATTATTTTAGAGTCATCTATTTGTAATCGAACCAAGTTTGGATAATACATTATTGTTTCTTTATAAAAATCATCAGTATTTACAAAAATTTTTGTTTTTATATCAGATATTGAGTCATCAATTAATATACCATATTTTTTACCACCTTCATTTAATACTTTTTGATGAACTTTATCAATTATAGTTACACCCAATGACATTTGCTTACAATTTATAAAGAAATAAACTTTTTTATAATTACCTATTGTATAAAAAGTCTTCTTTTAATATCTTTTTTAACTAATTCACAAATCTTATAAAATTCTCGTGTTATATCATCGACTTGTTCTAGATTTTTAAAACCTGTAGCTATAACATTTCCACTTTGAAATACCAAAAATGTAATATTAATACATGTACATTTATTTGTACACGGACAAATACCTGATGATTTACATTTCGACTCATATAAAGGTATTTTATATACAATTTTTATACCAGAATACGATTCTGGTTTGTATTTACAAATAAAATTCATAGAAATCAATCTCTCATAAAATCTTTGTCTATTGATTGTATAATTGATGTTAAAATAAACATTCATACAATTTACATTCAAATCAATTTGATCATCTTCTAGAGTTTCAAATATTTCTTGTTTTTTATTCGTAAATGGATTACAATCATAATCTATTTCCATAATGTCATCAAATTGTGATGTATCTATAATATTTTCCTTATTAATATAATAAGCTACTTCACCTATAATAGATTCATTATTATAATAAATCAAACCATTGTCCGAATCGAAGTAAATATTATTATTTCTTTTATAAAATTTGTGTCTATTTTTCATTAATTCGATTTTGGTATGACCAATACAATCACCATCAAAATTACTAATAAAACGTCTTCTCTGAGTTTCCATTTTTTCAGTTATAAACTGATTTGTTTTATTATCTATGATATAATCTTTATTATTGATTACATATCCTTTCATATCCATATCTTTACAATAACCAATAATCTGATTAGATGAATATGAATACACTAATTTATCTTTATCAAGTAAAACACCATTAATATCTTTTGTAAGTAGAATTATATCTTTTTTATCAATTAATGTCTTGAGTTTCTCATATATTTTTCTTGTTACAATTCTACCCTCGCAAATAGTTTTACAACCAGTTAAATGTAAACTTCCATTCGCAAATAATTTTACATTCACATTATTATCATTATTATTTACAATTATAGATATTTGATTATAAAATAACTTTTGATTAATCTTATTTACATCCTTTGTCTTGGCTTTTTTATAAATAGTAGTTGAATATTTCCCTTTCATAATACTCAATCCTGCATAATTATATTTAATACCGATAATATCATTGTCTATATCTAAATATTTACCAATATTAGTTAAATTTAACTGACAATCGTGTAATTTAGTAGATAAAGTGATAGTTGATATTTTAACATCCATATTAATTTATCTATTTTTTATTTCATATTCAATTTTCTTAAGTTTTATTAATTTAGTTTTTATTTAGTAATATTATAAATGACGATACGCGAATTGATTATATTAACATTATCTTTATTCTTCTTGTATTATATTATAACAAAAGGTCGTGAAACACTTGATGCGGTAATAGTCACAAATGCATTTTCTGATTTAAGATGTGTTTCTGATAAAGAAAATAATACTTTACCTATAATTAGAGTTATAGATAATAAAACATTTCAATGTCTAAGTAAAAATAAAGACGATACCACAAATTGCATGATTAAAGATGATTTCAAAATACCAAATAATATATCTTGTAATTTTGTAAATCAATATTTATCTAAAGACGGTGTAAGAAACAAAACATTACCAACTAGAGGCGTTTTTGACACATTAGAAAGTACCGTCAATTACAATTTATTAACTTGTACACAAGATGGACTAAAAGATCCAAATCATTGGTGTGGTAAATTATATAAAACAGTTCTTGATGAAAAATGCCCTTCTACCGAAGGTAAATTCGGTGTTTGGGCAAATCCTTGTAAACAAATGCCAGAATTTGTATCAAGACAACCTGTTGGTTCAAATACAACAATTGTTACAAGAGATGATATCATAAATGCCAGAAATGAATCTAAATTATTAACTGATATAACTAGAAATCCAGCTTTATGTGGAGGTGTTCGCCCTTGTAAAAATCAATTAACAACTAAAAATTGTATTTTAACAAATCACAATAATGGAAATATTAGTTTAGTTGATAAACGTACAAATCAAATAATATGGCAATCAAATACAACCAATATAGGTGAAAAACCATATACAATGTCTATTACTAATAATGGCAACTTAGTCTTGATTGACAAAAATAATCAGAAAATATGGGAGTCTGGATCATCTGATATTAACATTAATAAACTATATAAAGCAAATCTTTTAGAAAAAAATAACAAATGTAGCTTAGAAATCTCAAATAAAGACAATAAAGTTATCTGGACATCGCCTTTATAATTATTTCAAAAAACAATATGTATTTCAAAAAATAATATGTATCTCAAAAAACAATATGTATTTCAAAAAATAATATGTATCTCAAAAAATAATATGTATCTCAAAAAACAATATGTATTTCAAAAAATAATATGTATATTAATATTATATATATTAATATTATATAATGGATCCTGTGATTATTATATTTTGCATTTTGTTATTTACTTTAACTGGAGTGACAATTTATTTTATACAGACTAGAGTAACAACTGAAACACCAACAACAACTATACCACCAACAACTGAAACAACAACTATACCACCAACAACAACTGAAACAACAACTATACCGCCAACAACAACTACAGCGCCAACAACAACTGCAGCACCAACAACAACTATACCGCCAACAACAACTACAGCGCCAACAACAACTGCAGCACCAACAACAACTATACCGCCAACAACAACTGCAGCGCCAACAACAACTACAGCGCCAACAACAACTACAGCGCCAACAACAACTATACCGCCAACAACAACTGCAGCACCAACAACAACTACAGCGCCAACAACAACTACAGCGCCAACAACAACTACAGCGCCAACAACAACTATACCACCAACAACAACTGCAGCACCAACAACAACTACAGCGCCAACAACAACTGCAGCACCAACAACAACTACAGCGCCAACAACAACTATAGTGCCATTACCTGTAAATTATGGAGATATTATTTATTGTAATGCTTATAATCCTAAAGGTGAAGGTGCCATATATAGATATGATGGTAATAATACTATAAGTTACTATCCTAGTCGTGATATAGTAGCTTCTTGGGATCCAAATTGGGAATCTAAAATTAAAAATATTAATTGTACAGGATATACATTAAATACTGTTGACATTGTATTAAAACCATCATAGATGCTGATATGACAATTATTTTACGAAATCTTGTCTAAAGAAAAATTTTCAATTTCAATATGCTTTTTCATTATCATATTTAAATAATAAATACCTATACTTGACAATACATGCCAAATAGCGTGCAACTGTAAAGACTGCACATATTTACAAAACATATTTTCAATCCCCCATAAAAACAGACTTGAACTATACAAATATATACTATTTTGAATAATATTTTTCAAATCAGTTTTCATTGTTAAATATATTTTTAATAATTTTTGAGAATTTTGTAGTAAAATAGAATCTCTTAAATAATTATGATTCGTTTGTGTTCTATTTAAATCTATAAAACTTGTCATCATTATTCTTTGTTTGTACATTTGTTTTTGACGTTTAATGTAATCATTATTTATGTAAATTTTAGAATATATTATATGATTTAATTTTTTTGATAAATTGTACAATATATACAATAGTGACAACTCTGAAATCTTTAAAGCAATATGAAAGATTACAATCTGTAATCGTGGATGAATAAAGTAACTTAATATAATAAGAGGTAAGGATTTGTTTGTTATAACAAGTCCCTTGTTCAAATAATCATAAGACGTTTTGGAAATTGCCATTTGTGTTGTTTTCAATGACATTAATAATATTACATATTCATTAGCCAATAATATCATAGGTAATTCATCTAACAATTGAAATGGATAAAATAATGTAGAGTGAAACAACATTGTACCTATACCAACAATAAATAATAATATAGTAATTCTTAAAAAATTAATTGTATATTTAGATTCGTAAATAAATGTTTTATAATTATAGTAAAATACCAAACTAGATAGTAAAATACAAATGCCAGTTAAAGTATTCCAATACTCTGCAAAATATGTAGATAACAAATGATTTGATTCACACCAATCAATTGTACTTTTAAACCCATCACCTTGATCATTATACAACTTAAAGGAAAAAATTCCTAAAATAACTATTGAAAATCCAATTCCATATAACATCTTATATGCCAAGAAATATATCTTTTTTTCATTTTTTTATAGTAACCTAGTAAAACTACAAAATTACATTAAAAAATGACAATTAAAAATACATTTATTGTCATTTTTTTGATTAAAATTTTTTTAAATATGTATATTATATACATAATAATGTCTCATTTTTCGTTCACGAGATCTAGTTATGACAGATGTGCTTTAGAAAAAAAAGATGAAGAAAGTTCTGCTCCATTCAAATGGATGACTGATGTTAATGTATCTGAATCAAAAGATGTATGTTTTGAAAGTACATCACCATTTATGCAAAACCCATTCAAAAGTATTCCAAGTTCAGTCGTTGATATAGAAAGCGATCTTAAAGGTCATAAATTCGATATTTCAAAATGTCCAACACACAAATACAATCCAGAACAATCTGAAAAGATTGATTTTAAACTCAATGAATGTAAAGAAAATCGTCTAGTACCAGAATATACAAGAACAAAAAGACCTTGTAATATACTTAGTGGTGTTTATATTGATCGTTTCCAACCATTTAATGAAGATTACAAAAACATAGTACACGATAATTCTTATATAGGTGTAAATACAAGATTGCAAGTAAAAGATACATTCAAAGAAAAAAAATCAAATGAATACAAAAATCCATCGAATTTTACATTTGATTTAAAATCACATTGTTCTGTAAATAATTTTGGATGCGTAAATCTAAAACAACAAAACTTATAAATATAATCTTAACTAAATAATTATTCACAAAAAATAATTATTCACATTATTCACTAAAAATGATTATTCAAAACATATTACAATCTATCAAATAGTTTTTTATAATTTATATTATTTTTTTCTTCGTATACATTTTTTTCAAATACATCCAAATCGTGAATGTAATTCACTTCTGTATCAACTATATTATCCACGTCTGCAGAATCACACGTTTCAACTGTGTTGGGGCTTTCGTTTATTTCATCTTTTGGAGATATTTCTATATTCTCTTTTTTATTATCTTTTTTAAAAACTTTGGCTAAATTTTTTACATCCAATTTAGTTTTTTTGTATATATCTCGTTTTTCATCAAATACGTTATTGTATAAATAATAAAATAAACCAACAACTCCTAATACTGTAACACTAGCTGTGGTTTTTGCTATACCTTTTATAAATGAAGTTCTTAATAATTCGGTTGTGGGATACATCCTTTTATATTTATTAATAGAAAAATATAGTTATTTTTAAACACACTTGTGGAAAACAATAATACTTTTTATATTTTTATATATTAGGGAATGAGTAATCTAGCAGAATCTTTTAAACAAATTTTTATTTCACAAAAAAATTCTGGTTATCTGTTTGAACTTATAACAACAAAAATACTAAATGCCTATCCTAACTTAAGAACCATTTTCTTTAATCACCTAAATTCATATAAGGAAAATATGAATGATCTACAACAACTAATCTTCAAAGATTATTTTAACACAATTTATAATAAATCTTTATCATCTGGAAATGCAGATTTAGAAGATATTTTAATACAATTAAATCAAATAACAGTATCAAAATTTGAATATATTCTTTTGCACGATCTAAAAAAAAAATATACATCTCAATCTCAACAACAAGAAAATCAACAAGAAGAAATTCAACAACACCACCAACGCCAACTTCAACAACAACTTCAACAACAACTTCAACAACAACTTCAACAACAGCAACAACAACAGCAACAACAACAGCAACAACAGCAACAACAACAGCAGCAACAGCAACAACAGCAACAACAACAGCAGCAACAACAGCAACAACAACAGCAGCAACAACAGCAACAACAACAGCAGCAACAAAATATATCTAAACCTGTTATTATTGAAAAAAAATCACAACAACAAGTAGATAAAGGTAAGCAAAACTCTCGAGATGAGTCAGGGTTATATGGGATGGATGATGTATCTGATTATTATAAAATATATTATAAAGAATTGTTTTCAGAAAACGCTATATATGAAAATGGTACATATACGTTCCACGTTTCTTTAAATAATATAAAAACAGTAAATTTAGATAAAGTGAAAATAAAGTGTAATATGTACAATATATCAGAAAACAATAACAAATTTTATTTAATCGAACAAAATAAAAAAACTCTTGTTACGATACCAATTGGTTATTACGAAATTGATTTTCTATTAAAAGTTATATCAGAATGTATGAATAACGTGTCTATAAATAAAAACAAGGATTATTTTTACAAAGTTTATAATGACGAAATAAAGAACAAAGTATGTTTTTGTTGCGAAGTTATAGATCTAGAACGTTTAACAAGACCAATAAATTTTAATTTATCTTTTTTACATACAAAAGACGAAGTCGCATTATATGATATGCTAGGGTTCGTTAAAACAGATTATCTTAATAATAATTTTTACATAGCTGATAAACCATCGTGTTTAAATCTATACGATGAATTATATATAAAAATATTTATTAATAAAATTGAACTTGAGAAATGTAATACGTCAAAAAAGGACTTTTGTTATTTCGAATCATTTGATGTAGATGTATCAAAATATTTTGGGAAAACATATATCGTAGAACTACCCAACTCACAATATTATATAAATAATGATGTAAATATGAATACATTGTCTATAAAAGTTTATAATTCATACGATTCATGTATTCGATCACCGATGTGGTTTAAAATGAATTTTACATTTGAATATACATAGAATTTTTACTTTTATTTTTAATAAAACGAATAAAAGTAAAATAAATATATTGCCTATATATTAATGAATACGTTAAATAAAATAAACGGAATAATTTTTTCAGAAACCTTTCCTAAACAAGATTATGAAGTGAGAAATGATTCTGAAACTTGTTGTTGTGTTTGTTTTAGCGAAAAAGATTACATTTATAAATTTTTAACAAATGATATATTATCATTAAATGATATAGAAAATAGTTTTTTTGAAAATGAAAAAATTCCAGACGACTTGATAGTTAAAAGTGTTTGTGGTATACATTATATATGCATTTCTTGCATCAGACGATTAATTAATAATTATGAAAACCATCCTATAAATGAAACTTCTTCTCATTTTTCTTGTCCATATCCCTTTAAAGAATGTGTAACATCAATTGGATTTAAAAATATTTTTGATCATCATTTAATAAAAAAAATATGTAATGAACAAGAATGGTATAATTATGTCTCTCATTCTAATAATTTCGCCTTTCCTGGTTTTAGTATTATAAAATGCCCTATCAGATATCGTTCTAGAAATTATGGATTAGAAGATACATTATGTAATACAGAAATTCTTTTAGAAAACGAGTCAATTCAAAATACTCCTATAGGTGATTTGATTATTGATTGTACACAAAATCCAGAATGTCTAAGACGTTTTTGTTTTAATTGTAAACAAATGATGTCATATTATCAAAGTGATTGTTATGATTGTAAAACAAAGTATGAAAATGAAAATCCACTTGTATTAAATTACTATTATAATAAACCAGTCGCGTTATCAGATGTTGGGTGTAATTCTGAAAATGTTTCAACAATAAATTATGAAGAAAGTTCTTATCTTTATGTTAATAACGAGATTACAGAAACAATTGCTATAAAACAAATCGAAGACGTTATAGAAAATATCAATTTATATTTCATATGTCCAATTTGTAAAATAAGTTTATATAAAACAGAAAGATGCAACGGTCTATCTCATCATAATATAGAAAGATGTTATGCGTGCGGAAGGATTGGATTTAAATCAAAAGGATTAGGAGATCATTGGAGTACAAGTGGTGTTGGTGGATGTTTCCGTTTTGACACTGATATTTTCGTTAAAACATATGTACCTACATATATGTGTAGCGATTTTATTTGTTCAGGTCACGATAAAGGTGATTGTACAATACAAGAACACCAAGCAGGAATTACTAATTTAGAGTATATAAGGAAATGTTCATATGTATTTCATATGTTAAAATCCTTATTACCAGAAATAAGATTTCGAGTATACGACTCTCTTTATGATCGTTTTAAAGATTCGCCTGATCATTTGGAATTTTTACCATATAAACAAACTCTCTTTTTATTAAGCGAAAACAGATCTCATATTAAAGATTATTCTGAAACAATATTTTACAAATCTATAGATTGTTATCATCCTGATGCATTGTTCTTTGTTAAAAATCATGTAGAATATGATTTTGTAGAAAAATATAAGATGAATTGGAAAAGAAATTATACTTATATAAATTATTCATCAGATGACGAAAATGACGACGATGCATTTCTACAAGGATTACTTACACCAATTAATATCAACAATGCAATCATACCAAGAACAGACCCTACGCTACGTGTAGACATACAAGCACAAAATATACTAAATGAAATTATATTTGAATTACAAAATGAAATGAACAACGATGTAATTGAAATGAACAACGATGTAATTGAAATTACGATTGGTATAAATGAAATTACGAGTGGTGTTGAAATTACGAGTGATGTTGAAATTACAAGTGGTGTAACTGAAATTAACAGTGAAACGTTACAAACCAATACGACCATAAACTCACTTGATTCTAATCCAAGTGTAACATTTAATTCTTATTCATTAATTATACATTTATCTGATTCGGAAGAAGACCAATAATTACTTTATTTCTTTTTTATAATGGCTTTAATTTTATCTTCAAGTAAGAATTTTTTATTTTGTAAAATTGACTGTGTTAATTCTTCAGCTTGTTTGCTGTCCTTTAATTGTTCAGTTAATTTTTCCATAATTACCTCTTTTTTAAACGTTTGTGATATTTTTTTAGAATAAAGAACAATTTCACCTTCTTTTAAAGATATACTATCCATATCATTTTTGGTCATGTATTCTTTTATTTCTTTTTCCAACGTGTCTAATTCGTTTTTGTATAATTTTTGTTGTTTTCTAGATTCTATTAATTGTCGTTGGATTTCTAAATACTTTTGTAATTTTTCTTGTATGACAGTCATTTTTTTTATTATTATATATCGTTTTCTATTATTATATATAATAAAAATGATCAAATAACGTAAAAATTATTTGTGAGATTTGTGTACATTAACATTGATGTCTTTTTCTTTTTGTCTATAAAAACAATCGTGTTTCGTTGTACTAATTGACAAATTTTGATTACACAATATACATAAAACTTTATTTTTAATAAGACTAGGGTAAACTTGTTTGTCTGACATTTATATTAAATTGTGATAATATTAAAATTGATTTTAAACCAGATCAAAATAATAAAATTAAACCGTATTACACATCTGAAATTAATTTAAATCTATAAAAATAATTGATTAAAATGTCTTTAATTTAAATTGGTAAAATAATGGATAAATTGATAACATTAAACAGTATAAAACATCCTGATCATTATAATAGATGCGAAATATGTGATAAAACTAGTAATTTAAATGAATGTAATATTTGCTTAGAATTATATTGTATTAAATGTGAAAATTTTAAAAAAATATGTACATATTGTTGTTTGTTAATTTAATATTCGTTTATGCTAATAAAAAAATTAAATTTAAACCGAATTAATATTATATACATATGATAGCTCAAAAATACAAACCAACAACGCAGAAGGCTTTATTCCATAAAGATATTGTTAATCATATAAGAAAATGGATAAAAAATGTTGAAGATTACGCAGATGATTCTAAGCCAGTTCAACAAATATTGTTTTTATATGGACCTATGGGGTGTTCAAAAACAGTTACAGTTGAATGTTTATTTAAAGGATATAATTTGTATGAAATAGATACAGATACAATAAAATCAAATGACAAATTAGTAGAAACTATACAGGGTTTGGTACATTTTAGAGAGAAAACTCTAGCTAATATAGATAAATGGAATCAGAAATCAAGAAAGGATAAATCAAATATGATTTTGGTAGATAATTTAGAATTATGTGATAAAGGTATAGAGAATTTTATAGAAGCGGTATATACAAAACATAATATTAATATACCAATGGTGTTTGTTTGTAATTCGATAAGATATAAAGATATTTTTGTAAATTATAAAAATTGTACTTTTTTAGAATTTAAAAAACCAAGTTTGTTGGAATTAACAAAACTATCAATTGATATAGTTAAAGAAGAAGATTTGGATTTATCAAAACAACAAATAAAAATATTAATTGAAAAATCAGAGTATGACATTAGACAGCTTTTATTTTTATTAGAACAATGGTATTACAGTAAAAGAATGAAACACGAGTTCGATATTTTTATCGAAAATATTCAAATCAAAAATATAGATAAAGACCTCAATGAAAAAATGGAAGATGTATTTAATTACAAACAACGTTTTAACTTTTCGGAATTATTTATATTAGGCTCATCTGAACCTGTTACAATGTCAAATTCAACTTACCAGAATTACATAAATTCAATTGATAAAAATCTTAATAAACAAGATTCATTATATGTTTTGAATAATTATTGCAAAATAATGGATAACATATCAATCTCGAATTTAATTTACAATGAAATATACGAAAACCAAAATTGGGATTTGTACAATAATTATATATCACATTCAGTTGTTATACCAGGATATTATCTTAAACAAAACAATCGATTTTTATTCGAAAAACGTTTTGGCAAACAAAACATACAAAATACAAATAATCAAGATCTTATGGACGTAGACGAACAAATCACAGATACAGACCAAAGTATTAAAGAATGGGATAAACAACTATTTAATTTTACACCATTTAAAGATGTTTCATATAATTTTACTAATTCGTATGATGAAGTAAAAAGAATATCAAATAATAATATTTATTGTAAAATTTTGAATTACAAAGGTTTTAAAAGTAGGATTTTACAAGATCCAGTTTGTTGTTTTTTTATAGTTGATATATTAATTAATTCTATTGAAAAGTTAAATGAATATTTTGATAAAAATAAGAAAGGAAAAAACACTACAAAAAAAGAAAAATTAGAATTGTGTGAAAATATAGAACGGAGTAATTTTAAAATATCATTGGATATACTTGTTAATATTGTATACGAATACAAATTATTTGAAATTAACGTAGATGATTTTATAATTAATCGAAAAAAATATATTGAAGAGGAAATACTTAAACAAAACATTCAGAAAATAGATTTAAAGGTTTTTAAACGTTTGTTGAATATTTTTACAATGAATGATAAACATAAATGTTTTAAATCTCATATTGAAACATCAATCCAATATAAAATTTTGGGATTTTTAGTAAAAAATTATATAGAGGAACCTTCTAAAATATCATATGATATAAATAATATTTTAACTGAAGATTTAAATAAAATCTGGAATTTAGGTTAATTTAAACTGTTGTAAAACCTATATATAATGAATATAAACTTAATAATAATAAAAATATATTACATACTAAATTTACTATTACGAAATTGTAATTGTCTTTTTTAGAGTCTTTATATGCTGGATTTTTATCGTAACATTCTGTTGCGATTGATGATGTAGCTATTCCCAAAATACCAGCTATTAAAAAGATTATTGCAGTTGAAAGTATTTGTGTATCTGCCATTATGTTTTTTATATATTAATAAAATAAAAAAAATATAATTAAAAGAAAAATATTAAAAATTCAAATCCAGTTTTAAATTCAATAAACAAGTTTTTGCACATTCTTGTTCTGCACTTGTAACTTTTCTACCAAAGCCAATTCCAATAATGTAATCATTTTTTTGATATATCGTAATAAGTTTAGTATATATTTGAGGATTTTTTACACGATACTCTTCTAAAATTTTTGAAGAATATATTTTAATCATACTTTTTACTGCTTTATCCAATGATTCATATTGATTACTATTAATAGTTAACATTCTTGTAAATACTTTTCTATATAAAGGTCCTTCTTCATTTAAAGAACAATATATAGGTGTTTTCCATTTTAAAGATTGAAAATAACGTTGTAAACTATCTTTAAAATTATCATTTTTAGATATAAGTTCAGCAAAATCGATAATATTTTCAATAACTGATCTCACAAAACGATCAGCATACAAATATCCACGTTCTCCAAAATCTAATAAAATAGATCCAATAAATGCCTCAAATGCATCTTCATAATAACTAGGCGTATTTCTACCACGATCAATATCCAATATTGTTTGATTTTCTACCTGCAAAGATAATAATAAAAATTTTTTAAAACCCAAAGTAACACCAATTTTATGTAACATTGAACATTTCTCTATTTTAATTTTTAATCTTGTTAAAAATCCTTCACGTTCATTACCAAAACGTTCAAACAAATATCTTCCCATTACAGCTTTAAGAATATGATCACCTAAATATTCAAGACGTTCACTAGACTCTTTAGGTACATAATAAAACAATCCAGATTTGTCATCGATATTTTCATTTTTGGTGAAAAAATATTGTACAGCTTGATAATAACTTTCGTGAATAAATGCTTGTTGGTAGTGTTCTAAATTATTTATAACTAAACGTTGACCATTGTCACCAATATTTTCAAAATAATTTAGAACATTTTCAACTTCCGATTTCGTTATTAAACGATTATTTAAATTATCCATAAAAAACTACGAAATCGAATTTTTATTCAATTTTTATAAAAAATCGATTTTATTTTTATTTTGTCATAATAAATCAATTTTGTATATGAGTAAATATATCACATTACAAATGTATAATAAACAAAAAGAAACTAAAGATCACACCAAAAAAGATCACACCAAAAAAGATCACACCAAAAAAGATCACACCAAAAAAGAAACTCTTAATCATCAAGTTAATAAAAAAGAAACTAATGAATTTATTAAAATAGACGATGAAACATTGTTAATGTTATTCAGTATATAATTAAGATCAATTATATGATTAACTATTGAGGAAAAAGTGAATATATTTTTTCTTTTTATATTTAATAAAAATGAAGAGTCAATTAGCAATCATTTTTATTTTTTTTAGCAATATTTTTTCACAAAGGGTGAACGATAATAATCCAAGTCAATCTGTTTTCTACAAATACTATCCTTATTCGTTTTCGATTTTAGAAAAACGTTTTAAAACACGAAATCGTAATGGGGCACATTTAGAATTAGTTAAACGTCGTAGACGTAATTCTGAAGTTGAGGTAAAAAATAAAAATCGTGTAAAAGATAAAAACCGTGGTGGAAAACAACAAGAATCTACAGCTACTTTAGCTTCAAGTTCGTATCCAAGTTCGTATCCTACTTCTGTTTAATTAAAAAAGTAGTTTATTAAAAGTTTCGTTTAAAATTTCAACTTCATAATTATTAAATGCTCTTTCAGGATACACAATAATAAATTTTATTCTTAAATTACCACATTTACCATCTTTATCTACTAATCCTTTGTTATGAATCATATATTCTCTATTAGGATTGATTATACCAAAACCTAATGTATTTATATTTATATGACCTGAAAAATGAGGTATAACAATATCCTTACCTATCATTGTTTCTTTAAATGTTAAATTTACATTACATAACAAATCCATACCGGATCTTGTGAAATATTCGTGATCATCGATATTTATAATAACAATAAATGATCCTGGTAATTCATTATCTCTAATTGGTTGTTCGCCCCAATCTTCAAATACGAAACGTTCTTTGTTTTTTATACCAGGTGTTATCTGTATTTCAAACACTTTTTCTTCTTGAACATTTCCACTTGAATTACATGTTGAACATATTTTACCTGCGTTATTACTTTTACCACTACCACTACATTGATTACATGTATTTTTAATAATTTGAGTAAATGGTCCCAATTGTATATGTTGAGTAATGATACCCTTACCATTACATACTGAACAAGATGTAATACAATCTTTACAAAATTTATTTCTATGAACTCGAAACTTTTTTGTTACACCAGTAAAAACTTCTTGTAAAGATATCTTACAATTATACACGTGATCATTTTTTTTTACAAATTGTTGTTCTTGACGCATATGATGTTTAAAAAATGGATGATCAAAACCACCAAATGCAAATGGATCATCAATATTGCCCTTGTTATCATATGCATTTTTTTTATTTGTATCTGATAAAATCTCATAAGCTTCCTGAATCTTTTGAAACTTATCCTTATCACCACCTTTGTCTGGATGATTTGTTCTTGCTAAACGTCTATATGCATTTTTTATATCATCTGACGAAGCTTCTTTTGATACACCAAGAATATTATAATAATCTGACATCTTATTATAATAAAATCGTAATTTTAAATAATTTTTTAAACTTGTTATTACAAATAACAATTTACAAAATTTACAATAACATTTACAATAACATTTACAAATAACAATACCAATCAGGTTTAAAACAAGGACACATTGGATTACAACAATAAAAGTAATCATCTGGTGCAATACAAGAATCATAATAAAAACATTCTGGGTTACAACATTTTGTTTTTATCTTTTTAAGATCCATGGTACTAACATCAGGTGTCGACTGATTTGGATTAGGATGCAAATATAAATTAACATTTGTTACATACAAACACCCAGATGTACCATTTGTAATTGACGTAATTTGTTTGTTTTTAAGTATTTCCCTAGTAATTTTATTACTAGTTAATGTTGAAGCGGTTGTACAAGATGTGTTATTATTTGCCTTATTCATTTTATAATTGTACAAAATAAAATAAATATACACAAAAGATACAATAAATAAAATAAAAACTTGTACAGAATTAAAAACTTTATTTTATATTTATATTTTGTACATTTCGCGTTTTTTGCATTTTTTGTTTATTGTACTATACTATACAAAAAAATTAAGTTAAAGTAGTCGCTCTAAATTTGATTGTTGTAGAAACCCAATCTGTTGTATTACGGCTAGTATATTTTATTTGCCCATTATCTCCTATTGTAAAATATATTCCAAGATTATCTCCTATATAAGATGAATTTATAATCCAAGATGATTTTTTCTTTAAACCTCGTAATTCAAATAAAGCATCGTATTCATCAGATGTAGTCGTAATATTCACACATACCATAGCACAAAATGATTTTGTATTACTAAATTGAAATCCATTAATAGATGTTGGAACTACTATATTATTTCCTGCTCCAAATACCTTTTCAACATATACATCATCTGGATTGGGTGTAATATCAACATCATTTACAACTAATCGTTGACCAACAAAAAGTTCTTTATTAACACTAACTCCGCCATATGCAATAAATGTAGACCCAGTACTCAAATTAATAGCTGAACTTGTATTTTTCAATACAATAACAGATGAATCACCTAATATCAATTTATTGTTTTCATAAACTAAATCTGAAGTTCCTATAATAGGATCCAAACCATTACCTCTCAATATAGTATAAGGGTTAAAAAATGTATTACCAGTACCTCCCTTGCTAACTTGTAAAGGTTTTAATGATGTCAATGGTGAATTCCTAATAAATTTAATATTAGCATCTACACTATTTGAATTAGTATACGCCAAATATCCAATGCCACCAACTGTATTTATATAGAATTTTATACCAGTATAATCACCTATATATCTATAATTTATATTCCACGTACTATTACAAACAACACCCTGAATTTCATACAATGCAGATTTATTCAAAGATGGAACATTTACAATTATAGAATATTCAAAATAATATTGTGTAATAGGAATACCTAATAAAGTTTCATCTATTTCCGTAGGAACATTTGTATTTGCTTGTAATGTTATAGGTGTCTGAGATGTAGGAATACTTGTACTTAACACACGCAATGTATAATCACTACTTGTATTCGAATTAGTATATTGAACTATTATATTCGAACCACTAATTCTTATACCAAATGTAATACCACGAACATTACCTATATTATAAGTATTAATAATCCAATCACTACCCTTTAATACACAATTACCTAATATCATTCCATATTTATTATCAGTAACACTAGAAACGTAAATTATCATTTTTATAGAATCAACATTTGTAGTAGGAAAAGTCAATGATGGTATATCTGTAAAAGTATTTATATTTGGTAATAAATTATGATTGATTTGTTCAGATGATGCATCATCATACACAATAGAATTTGTTATATATCGTAAAGAAGATGATCCTACGACATTTTGATTAGTATATTGTACATATGCACTCCCAACATCATCCCTTATATGGAAATCAACTCCAGTAGATGTATCTCCTATTAAAGTACTACTTATAACCCAATTTGAACCAGAATAAAATCCCCTAATCGTATACAAGGCTGATCTACCTGTACTAGTCTGAACATATATATTAGATACAAATGCTTTAACATTATCTGGAAAATTAAAACCAGGTATATCTAATGGACTAACAACAACACCATTATTCAAAATTAAACTTTGTTCAAATTGATTTTTATTGTTATTCAAATCAACATTCGCTATTAAATCATCAACATACAATTTATTTACAGCATCATAATCATCAATCGGATCTGCTACACTGGTAATGTTATTCATATTTACATCTAACTCGCCACCTATATATACATCTTTCAAAAAACTAGCACCACCATTTGATGTTAACGTACCACCAGATCCCAATCCAATAGCATTTGTTGTACTATTTAATTGTATAGATGATTGACTCCCCAAAGTTAACTTGTAATCTTTGTAAATAAAATCATCCGTACCAATTATAGGACTTGTACCATTACCTCTCAATACAGCATATGGTAATAATGTAGAATTACCTGTACCACCAATAGGCACACCTAAAGGTTCAAATACATTAGGAACATTTTTAATAAATCTTATATATGCATCTACTCCATTTGGATTTGTATATTGTAATACACCACTACCCCCACTTATAGTATTAATGTAAAATTTCACACCAGTGTGATCACCAATAAATTTTGAATTTATCTGCCATATATTTTTTAATAAAACACCAGTAATTTCATATAAAGCACTCTTATTCAAACTTGGTACCGTCAATACAACTGATAATGTAAAACTGGTAATACCCTGGAAAGTTAATGCAGATGATCCAACATTAGTTACTATATTTGTATTCGCATTCAATGTTAATTGAGGTTGCGTCAACAAAAAATTAGTCTGATAAACTCTAATAACATAATCAGAACTAGTATTTGTATTCGTATATTCGACTATACCACTCGAAGCTGTAGACCTCAATCCAAATTTAATATTATCAACGTCACCTATATTCCTAGTACTATAATACCAAGTACCATTAGATAACAATGCATTTAAAATAACCAAACCATACCTTTTATCAGTTTCACTAGATACATAAATACACAATTTTACAGAATCAACTGTGTTGTTTAGAAATGTCAATTCTGGTATATCCGTAAATGTACTAACATTACTAGATATATCGATGTTTTCTTGAGTAGTATTATCAAAATCTTCTATTCTAAATAATGTTGAAAATCTTATAGAAGCAAATCCCGTGGTATTTTTATTAGTATACTGTAAAACACCCTGACCACCATTATCTCTTATGTGAAATGACACACCAATATCATTACCTATAAAAGTACTATTTACTACCCAATTATTATCTGTGTGAAAACCATAAATTGTATAGAATGCGAATTTTTCATTGTTATAATGAGCATATATGTTAGCAACAAATGCCTTGATTGTACTCGGTTGATAAAATAAAGGTATATCACCAGGAACCAATACATTATTCTCCAAATTAAAGATATTTGTACTTATACCCTGACCAGCATTTATATTACTAATCAAAGTATCAATATAAGCTTTGTTCACAGCATCGTAATTTTCAATAGGATCTGCTACACTTTTAATATTATTCATATTCACATCTAATTCTCCACCTATAAAAACGTCTTTTAATACACTTATACCACCATTAATAACCAATGCACCACTAGAATTCAATCCAGATGCATTTTTTGTATTATTTAAAACAACAGTAGTATTATTATTCAATACCAATGTACCACTTGTACCATCCGTATTAAATCTTAAATTATCATAACCACGTAATGATCCTGCAGAATCAGCTACAATTAATTGACCAGCAGTAAAACTACTAAAACGACTTGTAATTAAGTTATCCACATAATCTTTATTTACTGCATCACCACCTAATATAGGAGTTGCCACATTTGTAATATTATTGTTATTTACATTCAAATAACCTCCAACAAAAACATCCTTGCTAATAGATATACCACCATAACAAACAAAACTTCCCCCAACACTACCAGTTATATTAGAAGTACTACCTAATGTAATAGTATACCCATCATATGTCAAATTATCATAACCACGAATAGCATCACCATTCGAATCTGCCACAATTAACTGTCCAGTTGTAAAATTACCCTGTAACTTACGATCATCAACATATTTTTTTGTTGCTGAGTCACTATCATTCACCGGCGAAGCTACATTTCTTATAATATTTCCTGACAAATCTAATACACCACCAATATATACATCACCACCCAAACTTGCACCACCAATCACGTTCAAACTGCCACCAGACCCCAAGCCCAATGTACTTGACGTCGTCAATATATTAATAGGCAAACCCATATATATTTTTTGAGTATCTGTAGTAAAAAAATCATACCCTCTAATACTACTACCATCACTATCACCTATAATAATTTGACCAGTAGTAAAATTACCAGAAATATTAGAAGAATAATTTTCAACATAATCTCTAACATAATCCACATTCACACCATCACTACCCAATACAGGATAAGCAACATTTTTTAAATAATTCCCACTAGCATCTATATCACCACCAACTGTTAAACGTTTTCCAATACTAGCCCCACCAACAACCGTTAAAGCCCCACCAGATGTGACACTAGTTGAATTTTGTGTATGTTTTATAGATAAACCACCATCTATTATAACACTAGCTGATGTAGCCGAGTCACTAGAATTTGTATAAGGTATGTATAAGTTACCATTTTTAAAAGTAACATTTTGAATATTCACTCCATTCTCAAAATTATATTCTTTTATCTCATCAAAGTATAATGTCCCAGAACCTTCTAGAGACCCATCACCTTGTAATGTTGGGTTTGCAGAAGGGGCTAACGACAAATTTCCTTTGATGAGAAATCCCTCTAGATTTTGCCCGAATCCCGAATCCATTTTTTAGATTGCAAATAATCTAACTCTTAAATCTATTTAATATTTTTAATATCACTTTCTAACGATCAGATCTTTATACTATTATAAATTACGTTTTAATTTACGTTTTAAAAATCATAAATTAAAAAATTATCTTAACTCTGTTTCCCTTGTATTGTTTTTCCAAAATATACCAAAAATTCAAATTCGGAAACTTATTCTAAACTATCATAATCGTAATCGTAATATTTTACCTTTAATGCATCTAAATTATATATAGATGACCCAGACTTTTTTATGATATACTTGTATAAATTTTCATTAAAAAAATCATCAGTGTATTTGTCAAATAAAACATCCAAATCATCATCACATATTTCATAAAATGGGATTTCCAATTTTCTCAAGTATTTTACAAAATTTTTACACTTTGTTGTACTATTATTTATAATAACAGGTATAACACCCAAATATAAACTTTCCCAAAATCTATGAGTATCTATACCATTACCACGCAAACATAAACAAAATCTATGACTGGCTAATTCTTCCAAATAATTTATATATGGTTTACCATTAGATATTGTTAATTTACCCTTTTCTTTTATTTTATCTAATATATTTTTCCTATATAAATACGTATTAGGATTTATATTAACATATATCGGATTTACTTTTTTATTCCTATATACTTTACTTATAACTTTATACAATTGCAATATATCACCGTGAGGCCACATAGAATTTGCTATACCAATAGGTAGTAATGATATCTTGTCAGAATCAATCGTCGTATCTATATTTTGTGCATACACCTTCTTTACATAACTAGATGTTAAAATACTTTTATGTGCATCTGTAACTGAATGATCTGAATTATGACAATAAATAACATATCCAATCGATGCATCCAAATATGGGAAAATATATTTTTGAAAATCATCTAAAATATGAGTGTAAATAAATAATTTTACTACATTCTTATTAGATACTTTACAACATTGTTTAAAATAAGCCTTCAATAAATTTATATTCACATTACCAAAATCTTTTATAATAATAACGTCTTTTGCGTGTTTATCTAGATTTTTATGAAAAGCGTATATTTCTTTCGTTAATAAAACAAAATCACACAAACCCGCAACTCTATCACCGGAGATAATATCATCGAATAATAAATCAGAAACACTTGAAAATTGGTACAATTGTTTACTATGAATATGCAAATTAAAAATTTTATGTAGATTTACAGATTTTAATATAGGAATTCTAATTGGAACTTGTAGATCATCTAATTCAGTTTTCAACTTTAAAAATTCATAATCAGATGCCTTAATAATCGCAGTTTCGTTAACAAAACCACGAGATGGATTATTCATCATATTCATATCATTTTGTTCTGGTAAATTTCTGTAATCAACACCACCTAAATATTGTCCCAAAGCAGCACCGTCAAAAATAATTTCTGTTTGTTTATTATATGGCATTATAGGTAAGTTTATTTTATCTTGATATTTACCTAAAATATTCATATCATTTACAAATTCACTAGATGTCTCCAATTCGTTTGTTATAAATTGTGTCAAATTCATTACTTCAATGTAACTAGGAAAGTATAACAAACTAGGTATTACTCTATCTGGAGCATCTTGAATCATACAAATCTTATCAATTTCATCTACTATACAATTTTTACATATGTATTCGTAGACATTATGAAAATTATCGTATATCATAATATCATTCTCGATATGAAAAACATTTTTTATATTAAATGTTTGCATAAAAATACGTAAATAATAAAAACGTGCAGTTGTAGATATCCAAAAACCATTTCTAAAAACGGACATATTAGCAAATTTTGTATTAATTAAATTTTTATAACTATTGAAACCATTATCATTAACAGAAACCATATCTAACAACGAGATTGGTACTATATTAATAACATTTTCAAAATTAAAATCGCGTTTAGTATAATCATTCAAGTTAAAACACCGAATACCACGTTCCAAAGTTTCTACTAAATTGTCACTTACAATTATATAAATCTTGGTTTTGTATAAATTTACTAATAAAGTTTGATATAAACTATCAAACAAATATTCTGGCAAGTTGTCACCTATATGCACGTACACTAAAGAGATATTTCTCATTAAAAATTGAATATAATTATAATAACATTATTCTTATTAATTTTAAACTAAAATGTGTGGTATATTTGCGTTAATTGAAAATACTGTAAATACACCAAATGAAAATGATCCGAATACAAAAAATTTAATAACTGACAATTACAAAGATCTAATAACATCAACTACAACTCTTTTAAATCACAGAGGTCCTGATTCACACGGAAATAAATTAATCATTGATCCTCAATCAAACAAAAGTTTATTAATGTTACAAACACGTTTAAAAATTAATGGTGATAATACAACACAGCCTTTGATATCAAAGGATAATAAACTATTTTTAATAATTAATGGTGAAATTTTTAATTGGCATAAATTAGAAAAACATCTTGATTACAAATGTACAATGTCTGATTGTGAAATCATTTTTCCATTATATGAAAAGTATAAAAATAAAATTCCTGAAATGTTACGAATGTTAGAAGGTCAATTTTCATTTGTTCTTTATGACTTGGAAAACAAACATATATTAGCTGCAAGAGATCCTATCGGTGTTACACCATTATACTTTGGATATAAAAAACATTACAAAACATCAAAAGGTGACGATTTTACAATTGATCGTTTTGTTATATCATCTGAACTTAAATGTTTAACAAGAGTTGATAACTCCAATTATAATAAAACACCTGCAAATGGAAAAGAAAGTCTTGTTGATAATATTAAAGTTTTTTATCCAAGATCATTTTTATATACTCCTATATCACAGATTGACAATGACTATACTGTTAATTATTATATGAATTTTTATGATAATTATTCTGATATTAAAGAAGTAATGCCACCACAATTAAGAGAACATAAAATGATAACAGAAACGATTAGAGAAAAATTAACAGCTAGTGTACATAAACGTTTAAAAGATGTAATCGATAACAATATAGAATTTGGAGTATTATTATCAGGGGGTTTAGATAGTAGTCTAATAAGTAGTTTAGTAGTATCTATAGCAAACGATTTAGGGTATAAAGAAAAGATCAAGACTTTTAGTATTGGAGTAAATGCGTCTGTTCCAGATTTAGTTGCAGCAAGAACCGTTGCAGAATTTTTACAAACTGATCATAAAGAATATTATTTTACTCCTGATCAAGGTCTAAATCAAATAGAAAATGTTATCTTATTTGCAGAAAGTTATGATTGTACAACAATTAGAGCTAGTACACCTATGTTTTTACTTACATCATCTATTAGACAAGATTTCCCAAATATGAAAATTTTATTTTCAGGTGAATTATCTGATGAAACCTTATGTTATCTATACGGAGCAAATGCACCATCTGAAAAAGATTTCCAAATGGAAACAATTAATCTTGTAAGTAATGTTCATCTATTCGATTGTTTACGTGCAAACAAAATGTGTATGGCAAATTCATTTGAAGTAAGAGTTCCATTCACAGATATAGATTATGTAAAATACATCTTATCATTGCATCCACAATGGAAAACATTTGGTAGTTTATCACGAAATCACATAGAAAAACAAATATTAAGAGATTCTTTTGTAGGATATTTACCAAAACAAATTTTATATAGAAAGAAAGAACAATTTAGTGACGGAGTTAGTAGTTTAAAAAACCCTTCTGAAAATTGGATTGATTCTATTAAACACCATTGTAATAACATATATACAGAAATGGATTTCTCATCAAAAAGAAACAATTACACTTATAATAGACCAAATACAAAAGAAGAACTTTTTTATAGAGAAATTTTCACTAGATTATTCAATGATAAAAGTTATAAAAACACAAGTGAATTCACTGTTAAAGTATGGCAAACAAAATGGACAGATAACACAGACCCAAGTGGAAGAGTACAATCGTATTGGAAACCTAATTAATTACATACAAAATGCACAAAATGTATTTTTAATATTTTTTAATAATTGATATTCGATAAAATAAATTTCTTGATAAATTATAATAAAGGATGTATATAATTTTGCGACAAGCACCATCTGAAATAGACAAAATACTAAATATATTTTACTCATCTGATATAACACCTATTAGAAATTGGGTAAAAGAATATATAAATGAAGAAATAGAAAGTTACAAATACGCTCCAAATAACAGTAATATAAAAAATGTTTTTTATGAATTAAACGATGGAGAATTTTGTTTTCAATTACTAAAGCACTATAAAAAAATAAATAAAGGATATGTATACAACTCATCTGAAAAAATAACAGATATCATTTATTCTATCTCTATATTAGAATTTGATAGTAATCATTGTAAACATTTAGAAACTTCTGATATGTGGCGAAATGTAAATCAAGAAGTAAATAATAGAGTACTAAAACAATTAGATAAAGATACATTATTACAAATTATTAAAAAACTAGAACAAAGAATTAGTACAAAAAACGTTTGGAATAAAACAGAATTTGTAGGATTACTCACTGAAACACTAAGATCTTCTAGAAAAGATTTATATAGTTCAATAGCTAAACGAATGAAAAGATTTGGTCAACGAAAAAGCTTCTATAAAAAACAAGCACATACTATAATAAATATACCAGACGACTTTAATTCATCAAGATCCACTTGTAAATTAGAAGCTATAAAACACGAAAAAACAGATCAATAAACAAATATAAAAACAAATATAAAAAAATATTAAAACTAAAATTAAAACGGAAATTAATAATAACGCTATTATTAATTTTTAACGCTATTATTAATTTTTATATTAATTTTTTTATTTACTAATTATAAAATGTCTGAAAATCAAACATATTCGATAGAATACGTTTTCAATAATGAAAAATTATTCAATGACAAAAACTTGTGGAAAAATATTATTAAAAATTTAGGATATGATGAATTTATTAAACAATACATCGAAACAGTCAGAGATAACTACAATAAATATATAAATGAATACGATACACAAAATTTTAATTTTTTCCCAGATATTTTTTATTCGGATAAAAAATTAAGAAAGGCACTTAGTGCCTATATATGTAAAAAAATAGGTCTAGAAAATAGTGAATTTAACAAAACAGATCTAAGCTTGCGTTGCGATGACATCGATAATGATATGAGTGATATCATTATATCTCATTTACTAGAATTTATTTACTTTGATCAATCACCATCTATAATAAACCAATTGTTTTTAAAAGGTACCAAAAGTGAATTGACCATAAATAATGAAAATTTTTACTATGATTATTTTATTTGGAGACGAACAGATGATCCAAATATTGTAAAAGCACCTAGAGAATTAGATGTCACAAAAGAGAATTTTAAAAAATATTCCGTATCACACGGTGTTGGATGGTCAATTAAACAACTTAGAACATACTTCGCTACTACAATCCTACCAATCATTTTGCAACGATCTGGATTAAATATTAATGTAAATCTAAAAGGTTATAAAAGGATAATTGATAAATTTGGATGGAAAAGAATTCTAGGTTATATAATTAATATCTATATAAATAACAAATTAGACATTGATAATAATATTATACAAGAAATAGATAAAGAATTAAAAAGATTATTACAGGATACAACAATAGGTATAAATTATATAGGTGTTGGAAGTATAAGACCATATAAGAATCGCGACATTATTGGAATTCATAACAGAGCTATGGATGAAATTTATGATTTAATAACACTTTTAAAAATAGAAAGGGAAAAGAGAAAAATTATTATACAAGAAAGATTAGAAAAAATAAAAAAATATGTAGAGAGAAAACATCTTCCTGAAAAATACAAATACAAATGGCAAAGAATGTGCGCTAAATTAACTACATTTGATATTGAAGAATTACGAGAATTAGCTGCTATAGAAGGAGTAAAACATTTTAATATGAAGTCCAAACGTGAGTTATGTAAAGAATTATATGAAATATTAGATGAAATTGTAGAAAAACAAAGACAAAATAAAATTCGATTTACAAAGGAAGATCCAAATGATCGAAAAAATATTCATAATAACCTCACAGAAAAAGAACGTCTAGATAAAATAGAACATCCTGAATTATACAAAGATAAATGTCACAATGATGAATCCGTATTTACATTAGATAGTATTTCTAATGTCAAACCAGAATTTTTATTTACATACGAACATAATAATAAATTATGGTGCGAAGATATAAGATATTTATACAGACACGTAATTACAGAAGGTAAACATACACATCCATTTGATAGAACAAAACTATCTAACAAGATTGTAAGAAACATAAAAGATGTTTATGAACATCTTCAAAAAACAATGACAACTTTAGAAGACGTCGAAGACGTCGAAGACGAAGAAGACGAAGAAGACGTCGAAGACGAAGAAGACGAAGACTTGTAATTAATATTATATTTTCTTATATATTTTCTAATAAACGATCCTTTAATCTTAATAAATCAAGTAATATATTAATATCCGGTTCATTTCCCAATTTTGCAACAAAACGTTCTATATATTTTTCATCACGATCTTTTTTTTTATTTAATCTGACAACAAAACCTGTATACCTTGTAAAACCTATATAAAATTGATCACATCCTAATGTTTTCATTAACATATGAGTAGAATGTTTATTATAATCAAAAAATTTACTTGTACAATAAACGTGATATCCATTAAACGTTTCATAAATATAAAATGTATAAGGATATTCACTTAATTTATCAATTATATATTTTAATAAAATTTGTTTTTTTGTATCGTGATCATTATCGTCATCGTTATCTTTTTTTATATCATAATCTAACACCATCATTGAATTAAAAGATATAATGTCCATTATTTTTTCTTTTGTTCGTTTGTTAAATTGATGTCCAATTATATAATCGTCGGTTTCTTCTTTTATAATATATTCAAAATTTCTTAAATCAATACTTAAGGGGACATTTAATTGGTAATACAATGCTTTTACATCATAATAAGTCAATTCTTCATAATGTTTTGAAGTAATATCACTTAAAACCTTTCCTTCATTTCGCAATAAGTAATTTAAATATACAATTTGTCTAAGAGATGCTTTTTTTTCCATAATATATATTATTAGTTATTATTATTATACTATGAAATTATTTCATAAAACATTTTTAAACATATTAGAAAATAAAGACCCTTTGGAAAAACTAGAAATGCAAAAAATTTCTAAAGATATTACTAAATCAGAAGATATTATACATTTAGCACCATCTTTTATAGATGGTGTTAAAAGAGAACAACGTCTTATAAAAGGGTCTCGTGATTATTATATAGCTAGAGATTTAGTCACAAATACAGTATATATATGTTTTAAACATTTACTAACAATCGATATAGATGACAAAAATTTAGATTTACATCTTATTATAAATCATTTCCAAATGATTCCTGAAACTTTTAGAATATACAGTTCTCCTAGAGGTTATCATATTTATTGTACATCAAAAGAATTCGATTATAGATCAGAAGAATCTGTTAAATTAATGTTTGAAAACTTTTGTGATCCATATTATTGTGTGTATACGTATATAAGAGGTTATTGTACACGTTTAAATAATAAATTTGATAATTATGGAGAATGCGTGTACAAGTATGTTACAAAAGTGGGTAACATTCCTGAAAATGAAAGATTACTTAAATTAGTAAACAAAATGGAATCACAATCAAAACGATATAAAAATGATATCAATTTAAATTAATTAATTGGATATCAATTTAAATTAAATTTAATCGAGTTCTTGTGAATGTTGTAAGAATCTATTGTATTCGTATTCAGACTTTTGTTTTAAAAACTTTTTTCTTAAATCGGTGTAATTTATATTTTCTAATTCCTTGTCAGTTATGTCACCTTGTATTTGAAATGCATTATGTATTTCTTGTAAATTATTACAATTCTTTTTACTACTTGATATACTCGTATTTTTATAATCATCACCATTATTTACGTCCTCTGTTATAATTTCAATCTTTTGAATTTTATCAGCTATATCTGGTAATGATATATCGGTATTTTTAAATGTTTTTTTAAACATTCTTACTACGTGTAAATTTATATCAGGACTATTTATAATAAGTGTGTCATATTGTTTTAAACAATCGGATACATACTTTGTAGCATTTATACGATCTCTTCTAAACATACACATTTGTTGTTGTATATCGTGATACAAATTACTAAATGATCCAGACGCATTTAAATGTTTTTCACCTACTACTTCTGACTTAAAAAAACTTTGTAATACAGACAATAAGTTAACCAAATATACGAATAATCTTTTAATTATACTAAGTGTATCTAACGAATTGTTTGTACACGTTGTTTCTTGTGGAAAAATTGTTTCTGCAGTTAAACTTGTACTTAGAAATATCAAAAAAATATTTGTCAACTTGTATACAAATTTATTATAACCAGCGCATTTCTCGTGCATCCATTTATAAGAAGCTGCATTCTCACCAAGTGATATAATTAATCTCTCATTTTTATCATTCCAACCATTATTTAAACGCATCAATTCAGTTTTATTAAATACATCATCTGTACTATTACTTTCTTCACTCTTACATGAAGTTTTATTATAACATTTTTTTTTATCAACTGCTATATCATCCATTAATTTTTGTAAACTTGATTAATTTTTGTAAACTTGATTAAATTTTGTAAACTTGATTAATTTTTGTAAACTTGATTAAATTTTATAAAATGTAAATTTTAAATTAAAAACCTTTGTATATTTTAGAATTTAAAAACAAAACAAATAAAAAACAAAAGGGATTATGTCTGAAAGTGTTAAGAAAAAACTTTTTTTATTTACAAGTGACATTGCTGCATTTATTGGACAAAATGAATATGATTTTGTAACTCCATTTGAACGTTTATGGAAACGTTGTGACCCAGATGGATATAATAAAATTATAAATGAAAACAAAACACAATTGTTATCTCAAAATTTAGAGATTATCGATTTAGAAAAAGAAAAAGATGTATTAAAAACAGATTTGGATACAAAAAAAATTACAAAACGTCAATATACATTACGATCAAACAAAATAGATAAAAGATTATCGGAATTAAAAGTAAAAAGTGATTGTTTAGAAAAAATGATAGATGACATTGATTTAAATCAAGAACAAAGATTAAAAAAAACATTAGGAGAGGAAAATATTCGTTTAGTTCAATCCGAAACAATTGAAACAGATGATAAAAGAGAAAATATTAAAAATTCAATTAAA